TTTCTATTTCCTCAAGTTCGTTGTGATATAGTTGTGTTTTAAAGTTTTGCATTGTATGAATTAAAAAAGGACTGTATTTAACAGTCCATTAAATAAATTTTATTAAATTACTTCTTTTATTCTCTCTTTAATGATTTCTAAGTCTTTACTTAAATTTTTTAATTCTTTAGATTTATAATTTACTTTTAATTCTAATAAATCATTTTCAATATCATATACTAAATCTAAACAATCTGTATATATAAAAACATTATCTTTACTATATTTAATTACAATATCTTTAAATTTTATGTTTATATATTCTTTAAAAATATTTTTTATTCTATCCTCAATATTAGAATATACATCATTTATTAAATCTAAAGTTTGTTCAAAATAACTTAAATAATTATCTTCAACATAAATTTTATTGTGAAAACCTAATTTAAATTTATCATTAATTAATAGAGTATTATTATAAAATACATCTACAATATTTTGTTCAATAATATTATGCTCAAATGCTTCAAAATAATCACTATCCTCATCATCATCATAAAAATTAACATATTTTGAATTTTTAAATTTAACCCTATCAAATATAAATACATTGTATAAAGAATACTCATAATCTTTATCTATCTTTGTATATATCACATTACACCTATTCAAAATATCTTTTAATATTTTATAAAGAGTTTCTAATTCTTTTTCATACCCTACTAATTCTACATTCTTATTATCTACTTTTAAAGTTTTATATGAAATAGAAAATAATTCTAAATGTTTATGTACTATAATTATATCATTTTCTGTATTGATTATTCTAAAGAAATATATTTTATTTTTATAATTATATATCTCACTATTAATCCAGTATATAACTTTTTCAACTTTATTTAAAAGTTCTTGTTTCTTATCTATCATATTAATATTCTCCTTTATTATATATTTATTTTCTTTTTTGCATATTTTAACAATCCTTTTATTATATCAATATCTTTAAATAAACTATCCATAGCATTATAATGTGCCTCCTCATAATCATCAACCGTATTATAAATACATTCTGTTTCTTCATATAATTGACTTTGTAGAAATTCAGTTGCTTCTTTATTATTGATATTTAAATTAAATTTATTCTCTATATCTTCAATAAACTCTTTTAAATAATCATAACTCTGTTCATCATCAAACTCAACACCATTTATAATCCCTTTAAAACTATTTTTCATTTCACATTTCATATTAATCCATCTCCTTTTAATAAAATTTATCCCAAACAATACTTCTATAATACTTTACATAGTAATTACCTTTTAAACCTACTTCATCTAATTCTATTTTCTTTCTTCTAAATAACCTATTATAATACTTTTTCCAATGTTTTAAATTTCTAATTCTGTCATTCTTCAATCTTATACCTTTTTCACTTATATAATATTTTATAAAGGTATCAAATTTATCTCTCTTATGTTTATATTTTCTTTTTAAATCTCTTTTAAATTTTGTATTCCTATTCCACATACTTAATCCTCATAAAAAACTATTTAATTTGTCATATCATTCCAATATTTCAATATTATACTAACTAATTTATTAACCTTATTTAAAATATCTTGTGTAACAATATGTAAAGAATTATTTAATAATATAAAATTATAATCATTTTCATTTTTAAAATCAAATTTAATATCATTATCACAGAAAACAATAAAATCAATATAATCTTTACAAATTAAATTAATATTTTCTTTTTTCAAATCTTCCAATATACTATCTTTATACAATTTTGCAAACATTTCTATCTTAGTTACTGACTTATTATTCAATTTAACAATTTTATCAACTGTTTCAATAATCCATCTTATTCTATCACTATTCTTCACTATATTGTTTTTTGAAATACTAACCAATTCAATATTACTTTTTACTAATATTTTATTATCTTTAGATAATTTTTTTCTCAAATATAAATTAAATTTATCTGTAAAAATATGTATAACGTTTGTACTACTATCTATCCCTATTTCCATAAAATTTTTACTTTTATGTGATTGTATCTCTTCCTTAAATAATTTTCTAACACCTTTTTTAATTTCATCAAATTCTTTTTCACTAAACTTTAATAATTTATTTGACATAAATATCACTCCTACTCATTTATATAATCATATTCTTTTAATTTCTTTAATACAGTATCTCTATCAAAAGTATCTAATAAATCCATCACATCATCTAATGCTTCATCTTCAACTTCTCTTGCTTTTTTAAATATTTTAATTTGTTCCTCATCACTTAATTTTTCCGAATAATTAGATTTAATTTTATTAACATTTCTATTTATATAATTCCTTAAAAAATTGTCTAAATATTCATCATTAGGATTAAATATATAAATTTCTTCAAAATACTCTTTAATTTCATCCATTAAATCAATTCTAGTATATTCATTTATATAATTTAACAATTCTTGCATATCATTAATCTCTGCTAAACTATCCTCCAATAACTTAACAACATCAGGACATTTATTTTTTAAATCTTCAATAGTTGCTTTTCTTAATTTCATAATTTAAACCCCCCTTAATTATGTTTTATTTCAATTTCTTCTAGCACTTCTTCATTAATATTATACAACACAATAACTAAATCATATTCAAATTTTTCTTTCTTTAACATATTATTTATGCTGTACTGACTTAACCAATACTTTACAGTTTCTCCATAAATATTATTTACACACTGTAATATTCTATAATACTTAACATCATCATTATTTGATAATTTAACTAACTTATCATATAACTTTTTACCATCTCCTTTAAACCTATCTGTAAACTTCATTCTGTATAAAGATTTTCTAATTTCCATCATCTGTATCACTCCTTAATTTATTCTATAATTTATTATATCATAATTATTTTTACTTGTCAACACTTTTTTGAAAAAAGTTTTATACTTTTTATAATTTAATTTTTTAGTTATTAACCTACATAAATTAATATGCAAGTTAATAACCTATCCTTAAACTATTTTAATAATAATCTTTTTATTTCCTTTAACTTATTTTTTGCTAATTCTTTTGTTTTAAAATAATTCCCTATTTCATATCTTTTATTATCAAGTTCATTATTATATTCATAACTACTATCAATATCTAGTGTACTATGGTATATAGAATAATATTTACCCCCTTCCTCTGCTCTCCATCTCTTTTCAATATTATATTTTTCATTAATCTTCTTAACTTTTTCTTTAATAATTTCTTTTTCCTCATTAGTAATGACTATAATACTGTCATCTTTATCACTACTTTTACCTAAAATATACAACCAATCATTAATTTTATCATATTCTACATTATAATTACTTGACACTTTTATATCACTATCTGTAAATATTCCTCTCTTTAATACATTAAAATCTTGGTATATTATTCTCATACCCCATTTATCAAAAACTTTTTCAAACTCTATTTTTAATACATAATCTTTTATTGTATTACCCTCATTATCATCTATTATTTCATAATCTATTATATCTCCATAATCTCTAGTTATTTTTTCCAATTCATTTTTTATAAAATAAAATATTTCTTCAGTAATTTTTATATCAATCTTAGGAATATAATCATAATCTCCATCTTTATCTAATAATAAATTTACCATCTTTTTCTTATTATCAAATTTACCAATATTATTAATATCATAAGCAAAAGAAAATCTTATATTAACATCTACAAATATTTTATTATTTTTCTCATTATTAATAATTTCTTCTGTGTTTTTAAATCTATACCAATTAGTGTTTTTATATTTAATTAATTTAATCATTTTAAATTCTCCTTTATATTTAATTTTTTTTTTATGGAATAAGGGATAAACCCTTATTCCTTGTTTTCTTTTAGTTCTGGAAATATCCTATTCTTTGTCTTTTCATCTAACATATCAGGATTAAAATGTCCTGTAAATTCATAATACATTTTTCTAATCAATCCATCACTAACATTATGAGTTTTAATATATTCATCATAATATAATTGTATCTGCATTTGGAACATTATAACCATATCTTCTGTAAAATCTTTATCCTTAATTAATTCTTCCCACTTTACATTTGAAAAGTTTGCTATTTCATTCCTATTATACTTTTCAATCTCCTCCTTTAACTTTTCAATAGTATCAACAGTTTCAATACTATTTTTATTAAATTGTGGATTTTCACTCTCTAATTTTTTCTTCTCTTCCATATACATCTCTGCAAATGATTTTTCTTCCATATCTTCCTCCTAATTTTTAAGTCTAATTAATTATACTACATATTTTATTATTTGTCAACACTTTCTTTCAATAAATTCTTAAAGTTTTCTAATTCTTTTTCATACTTGATTTTATTATCTCTATGTATACTGTTAGCAAAATTTAAATACTTTATTTTCTTTTCATCATCTAAATCATCTAATAACTTATTATTTGTTTCAATAGCCTCACCACAAAATTTTATAAGATTATTTAAAGTATTAATATATTCATCACTACTTTCATATTCAACTACATCATCTTCATCATAATAATCTTCATCACAAACTTTATATACTACTCTCTGTTCTTCAACAACACAATCCTTACAATAATATTCATCATCAATGATATAAAATTTTTCATCTTCTTCTATCACATTTCCGCAATATTCACAATTCAACATCTTTACCCCCTCCTAACACCTAAAATTTTAATCCCACCAATTTTTATTGGATAATATCTTTTTTTAATTAAATTTTCTAATTTATATCTCTCTATATTATTTATATTTCTTGCCCTTATCTCAATATCATCTTTTAACAAGCACACATCAGTATAATAATCACATATAACAAAACTTACTATAAAATTCTCTCTTTTCCTGTTAATATAATTTCTATATACTCTCCTAGACTTGCTTATACTAACTATTTCACTTGAATAATTGTAAAATACATTATTATCATTTTCCATCTCTTTTAATTCCCACATTTTCATTTTATCTACCTCCACTAAATTTTTTTAACAACCTTCTTTTGCTTGATGTTCCATACTCCCTCTGTAAATAATTCATAATATCCTTATGTGTAGACTTTAAACCAAATTCCTTGTTAATTATTTCAGATATTTCATTATCATCTTTGTAATTTAACACCTCCTTTAATATTCTTTCTGTAATGATATTATTAAATTTAATGTTACCCTTATTAATCTTTTTCCTGTTAAGCATATACTTAACACTTGATATAGACCTTCCTAACTCCAAAGATACATCTTCTATTGATAAATCTTTATCAATAAAAAGATATTTTAATTTTGCAATTTCTTCATCATTCCAACTAACTCTCCTAATCATTATCTTCCTCCAGTTCTTTTAACTTATTTTCTAAAAGAATTATTTTAATTTTATTTTCTTCAATTTCCTTGAGAAGTTTCTCAAACTTTAACTTTAATTCTTTTTCCTTTAATAAATATTTCTTTAATTTAGTTTCTAAACTTGCTTTCTTATCCATATAACCATCTCCAATCTAATAACATTATAGCATATAACTTTTTTCTTGTCAATACTTTTTTATAAAAGTTGGGAATTATTTTACCCAACTTTATTAAATCTATCTTTTTCTACCTGTAAAATCATCAATATAAATATTAAATCCTTTATCTATCTTGTCATATATCTTATCAAGTTCCTTATCAATCTCCTTAATATCACTAATTAATTCTTTTGTCTTTTTAGCCTTGCTTTCCTTTAACTTTTCAGTAGCCCAAGCATTTATTACACCTTTCATTCTGCTGAAATACATTTCAGGATTTAATATTTCTTCAATTTCTCCTGTATCTTTATTTACTCTTTTTTCAATCTTGCATAACTTAAAGCAATGCTTATCACTTGTAATCCACCAAGTATCACATAATCTGAATTTCATTATACAACACTTCCTCTACAACAGATAAATAATGATTTCTATTATTAATAATTAATATTATATCTCCCTTTTCCAGTTTCCCAAAATCTATGGTAGTTATAACTTCCCCCTTATAACTATTAGGAACTCTTAACCCTATCTGTTTCTTAATTAAAGTATTATTTTTATCAAAAGTTTTAAATAATTCATCTAATTCATTATTCTTAACATCTCTAAAATTCATTGTTACTTCACAATTTTTAACTAAATCTAAAAATTCAACATAATCTAAATATCTTACCATTTTATTTCTCCTTTTCCAATAATTCTTTTACCTTGTTAATATTAAATGTTTTATAATTTCTATAAAGATAGTTATTAAAACTATTTCTGCTTCTGTTCATAGTTTTAATAATATCATTCTTATTTGACCCATTTAATATCATATCTTTTATTTTATTTTTGTCATCTTTACTATAATATCTATATCTATTTGTTAGACCTAGCAATGATAATTTCTTGCTAATACAAGCACTACTTGTACCAAATTCCTCTGCTAACTCTTTATTACTGCAAGTAGCACTTAATGCTTTTAAATCCTCAACTTCTAATACAGTCCATTGTTTATACATCTCAATCAACCCTTACTTTACTGTCATTGAGTAACATTGCTCTTTCTGTATTCCGACTTCTTTTTTATAAAGTTCCTTATCAAGTTTTGGTTCACTAACTTTCAACCTATCCCCAAAAACTTTCATCAACTTATCCAACTCATTCTTATTAACATCAAACTTAACTTCATATTTCTTATACTTGTCATCAACATCATTCATATCAATAGATATTTCCTTCTGACTTTTAGTCATTGTCAATACACCTTTATCAGTCATAATTCCATTTGACTTTCCTGTATTCATACCGATATTATACATACATTCAGTCAACCTTGTCTTATAATTTTCAAACCTTGTTTCACAATCTTTTTTATAGTCTTGCAATCTTTTAATCTCTTTTCTAATCAACCCTTTATCTTCTTCTGTCTTAGGACTTTTCTTACCTACCAATTCTTCAAATTTTTTATAAAGTATTACTAATGAATTAGACTTGTTCTCCAACTCACTAATTAATAACTCCTGACTATCTTTTAAAGTATCTTCATCAATATCCCCATAAAAGAATAGTGCTTCCAACTCCTTACCTTTATTACCTAATTCCCATAAACTCATACTATTACTCATAAATATTCCTCCCATTTATCATACATTAATTTAATTTTTACTAATATTGATTTTTGATGTTTACTAGGCTTACCTTTTTTAATTTTATTTTTAGCACCTATTTCAACATTTAATCCATCAGCATTTATCTCTATAATATCTTTTTCAACATTATATTCAAACTTTTCAATAATCCTAAACATACTACTAGAAATTGGTATGATAAACCTTATCATAGCCAATTCCTTTTTATTGTCATACTCCCTTGTACTGTCATAATGAGCCATTATCTATTTACTACCTTTTTAATTATTCTTTTAACTCTATTTTTAAGTTTTTTACTTTCTCTAATTTTTTTTGTTAATCTTTCATTTTCATTTACAAGTTTAATACTTTCAAAATTATATTCCATTCTAGTTTCCTCCTAATATTTTTTATTTTAAAATTTCAATCTTTACACCATTATCTTCAAAATCTTTTAAAACAATACTACCACTTAAATCATTTTTCAACACTATATAATCATCTTGTAAAATATATACTACTCCTTTTCTTACAGATAATGATACAACTCTACCCATACCTGTTTCATATTGCCAATATTGTATTTTGCTTATTCTATTTAAACAAAACAAAGCAATTTTAAAATAAATCTTATTTAACATATTATCATCTCCCTAATCTTTAAATTTTTTATAATATCTATTCAATTTATTCATAATATCATTTATTACTGAAAAGTAATAATAATTATTATAAGTTTTTACCAACAAATCTTCCTTACTTTTATATAAATCAATTCTAATACAAACTGAAAACAAACCATTACCTATCTCTAATTTTACACTATCATATTTAACAGTATACTCTTGTCCTAATTTTTCTTCAACATATTCAAAAAATTCTTTTTCATTTAACATAACTTCCTCCTTAATTTTATTTAAAATTCATTCTATAATTTAATTTAAATAATCTATCTAAATATTCTTTTATTTCATCTATAATACTTGATACAACTTTATCATTATATACTTCATTACATTCAATTTCAAAATCTCCTATACCTCTAAAATAAACTTTTATAATATAAAATTCCATATAATATGTAAAACTTATTTTATAAATAAATTCATCTAAATACAGTCTTTCTAAATCAATATTTAAAGTGTGTAACATAACTGACATAGGCATACTTTTATTTGAATATTTTTCTTTTAAATAGTATTTAAATTTTTCTATCTCATTCTTTAAATCTAATGCTTGATATATACTTACCATATAATTTTATATCTCCTTTCATCTTATACAATAATAATACCATATATTTTTCAATTTGTCAATTAAATTGAAATTAATTTTCTCTTATTATTTTTATATCATACCATTGATTATTCTTGCTTTCATAAATAAAAGGTATATATTCACATAATTTATTTAAAAATAACTCATTATCTAATTTCTTACCATAAATAATATAGTATCTAATTTTATAATCTACTTTATCATCATCTGTTTTCCTACCACTTTCTAAAGTAAATTTATTTGTTTTATATAGAAAAAATTTACATAATCCACAACTCTTTAAATACTCCAACTCAAACTCTCCATAGAAATTATTGTTTCTAAACTCTTTCTTTAATTCTATTGTTTTATTTACATAATCAATATTTAAAAACATTCTATTATCATATAAAAAATCTTCATCTACAATAACATCTCCCTGCTTTACTTTCTTTCTGTTAAGAAAACATACTGTAAACTTATATCTCTATAAATAACTTAATAAACTTGAATAATGTAATAAATCTACATATACTAATTTATAAGTTATCACTACAATATTATTATTTTCAAGTATATTTTTTATATCTTTATATTGTTTCTTAGTCGATACATCAACATACTCAATACCATTTAATTTCTTTAAATCTATCTTACTTGTTACACATATTAATAATTTTCTACTACTTGATAATTTTTTAATGTTATTAATATCCAATTCTGCATACCCATTTACAAATATACTTTCCTTAAAATATACATTTTTTCTTTTGATAGTAATTTCCCTGCCCATAAAATCAACACCTCTCATATAATCTAATTTATTTTAACATATATTTACTTAACTGTCAATATTTTTAAATAAAAAAGGTTGGATTTTTTTTATCCAACCATAAATAATTAATCTGTTACATTAAACATCAATTTATCAGTACCACTTACTTTAGGTAATACTCCATCCCATTTCTCAATGGCTTGTTTTCTTAACAATTTATCCGATAAACTTTCTGTCAATATTGAATTAGCCTTTGCTTCTAATTCTTTAACCTTTAAATTTGCTTCTGCTGTCTTAATTTTTTGATTATTTTCTACTTCCTGTTTCTGTGCCAACTGTTCTGCCGATTTCTTGCTTTCAACAGCCTTATCAAATTCATCACTAAAATCGTGGTCTACAATAGATACATTAACAACCATAATACCAAACTTACCTAAATCTTCCTTTAATGCTTTATACATATCTTGGCTTAATAAAGTTCTCTCTGACACTAACTGTTCAATAGTATAATCACTTGAAACAGATTGTACTACCTCCGCTACTCTAGGAACTATCAATCTATCATTATAGTTAGTTCCAAAATTTCTATAAATCTTAACAGGGTCTATAATTCTATATTGTACTGCTACTTGTGTTGTTACACTCTGTAAATCTTTAGTAGACACTTCAAATTTATTGTTATAGGTAACATCTCTAATTTCAAATTTATATCTTTTTTCAATTAAAGGATTACTAATTCTTAACCCTTCTTTTTCCTCTCTTACAACTTTTCCTAATCTACTAATTAATACAACTTCCCCTGTATTAACTGTATATACTCCAAATAAACTTATAATTCCTATTAAAACTAATATTCCAATTCCACTAAATAAAATAATTTTTTTCATAATATTAATTATCTCCTTTTCTATCTTTTTTACTTATAAAAATTTTATAAAATAAATATTCCATAATATTACTAGGTTCAGGTATTAAATCTTTATTATTTTTACCATCTAATTTATACATTAATAATGCAAATAAATAACCATCTTCAGAAAATAAAGATATTCCTAAATAAATTATAGATACTATTATAAAAATACCTAATAATACTAAAAATATACTTATTCCATATACAAAAAACATCTCTAATATTTCAAGCATTAATAATCCTCCTTAGTTCTTTTATAATAATTTAATTCAAACTTTTTATGATGAAACTTTAAAAATTCTTTCCAATCACTACCTATCTCATCTAATATAACTGTTATAGCACTAAATAACTGAAATACTTCTTCAATTTCAAACTTAAATCCTACAAGTTCGTATGCTATTGGTAATGCTAAGAATAATAAACTATTTTTAATATTCTGTTCTTCTTTTCTATTTTTTAATAAATTTTCAATATGTTTTTCAAGAGTAGCATTTAATTCATCATTCCTACTTTCAATTTCTTTAAATAATTCATCATCACTATAAATATGTTGTAATAGAAAATGTAAATAATCACTAATTTCCTCTAATGTGTGTTCTTTATCTAGTTTACAGTTAATTTTCCAAGAGTTCCACTCACTTTTTGTATCCTGCATTACTTCTCCTAATTCTGTATTTAATGCAATTAATGTAGTAACTCTATCTTTAGGTTTTAATTTTGAATTATTTTTATTTTTTTCATCAAATTTTTTATCCAACATTTTCTGTCTATTAACTAATTCCAGTATATCAATTCTATTTAATACTTTTAAATTATTCTCCATCTTTATCAAAACCTCCTGATAAAACTTCTAAAAATACTCCGCTAATTAATTTTATTAATTCTTCTTTACCTAAATCTTTATTTTGAATATTATCTTTATTATTTTCCTTTTCTTCTAAATCTTTTATATCTTCTACATATTTTTTAATTCTTCTGTTAAGTTCAATTAAAAATTTTGTTAAATTTTTCAATAATGGTAAATCTATAATACCACTATTCATACCCAATTTTATATCATAGTCATTATTTATAAAAATTATTAACTTACTTTTTCCATCATACTGTATCTCAAACATATTATTAGTCATCAATCTGACTACTAATGGCATTACACTTAAATCAAATTCTTTAATTTCTAATTTTTCATCTTTCAAATCTTTTACTAAACCATTTACAATTTCTCCTATTTTCGTACCCTTTTCCATATATTTAAATTCTACATTTCTTAAATCCATCATCTTAAAAACATCTCCTTAATTTATTTTTTTTATTCAAGAGTGGTATATTTCAACCACTCAATTTACTAAAACTTGCACCAATCTTTGTGTTCCCAATGTTCATTACCTGCACCATCTCTTACAAGTATATCAAACGATACATCACTTGAAATAGATTTAACAATAACATAACCATTAGAAATTAATTGGTTTCTAAATCCCTCAAATGCTTTCTCTCTTTCATATTGATTTTTGCATAAAGGAATTTTTAAATTAGTACCCCCATAGCCATTAGGTCTACTAATCTTATTTTTGCTCCTATGAGAAAAACCTAAACTACCTATACCTAACATAACTAAAACTAATAACTTTTTCATTATACCTCCTTTGTTAAGGTGGTATGTTTCTTATGATATGTTCCCTATTACTCCTAAAGTTCAAAAATAATTTCTTAAAATTTAATTTTTCAAATAACATACCTAATACCTTAACCTTTCTTTTATTTATAGATTATAAACAATAATATTTGAAAACAATATATAGTATATGAATTTAAGTATGAAAGTTATCTAATTCATAAATTTTTTATTATTGTTTATATCTACGTAACTAATTATATCATATTAATTAAACATTGTCAACACTTTTTTCATTAATTTTATCTATTTCTTTTTGAATATTATTTACACACTCAACTAATCTATTATAACTTTTCATATCATTATTATAATATATAGATTTAAACTCTAAAATTTCTAAATTTTCCACATCAACCAATAATGTAATTTTATCATCTACACTAACAAAATAATTATTTTTATAAGATTTTACTTCATTATATGTTTTAAACAAATATTCAATTAATCTCATCTTTTTTGACCTAATATTTTCATTATTCCAAGACTTAAATAGTTCATCAAGTCTTTTAGCATACTCCTCACTTATAATAAAATCAATATTTTTAGGAATATAACCATTATAATTTATTAAATTAATTTTACCTTCTGATATATTACCATACCTTGAATTTGGATATTCTAATTTCTTTATTAAATATTTTGACTGTTCTACCCAATCTTTAGGTATATTGTTATTCTTTAACCTAAACAAATGATTTTTATTTTTGATTGGATTTTCCAATTTAATTACTTCATATTCAATTTTAATTTTATCTAATTTATAACTATCATTACTATAATATTCTACTAATTCAACTTTAAAAGTATAATCATAGTTTTTTAAAACTTTTCTTAATTTGTCAAAATTATCTTTGTGTAATCCAAATGTACCACAAGGTATTACTATTATATCATCTTTTAATAACAATATATTAACACTATTATCAAAATTAGCATAACCAATATTATTAAAACTTTCTGTATAACTTATATCTTTATCTTTTACAAAATAATGATATTTATAATCCGATACAATTATATTCCCCTCTACATCTTCTTTATATTTCCCAATATAAATTTCTTCAGGTACTGATAAATAAAATTTATTTTCATTTTGTAATAATATTAATTTTCTCATTGACATTTTACTTTCTCCTTATTTAATTATTTTATCAAACTATATAATCTACCAATATCATTAGACTGGTGTCCATCATATTCAGGAGCATATTCTAACTCCTTAACATTGAATAAATCCCAATACTTCATTTGATAATGATAAGCATAATCCCCTTGTGGTGTAGTTATACCTACAATAAAGAAATCATCAAACATAGTACCATCGCTATGCAACTTAGACTTCCAACTGTTTTCATTATATGTTTCACATACAATAGAGAATAATACAAGTCTGTTAAAATACAATTCACTCATTGAGTGAAATTCATCTTTTATATCACTCCCTAGTCCATTTAATTTTTCATCATCATACATTTTCTTAATAATTTCATTTTTCATTTTATTTTCTCCTATAATCTACAAAATCTAATTGTTTTAGTTTCTTTTTTACCTGTATTTTGGTCTTTTAACCACATTGTAAACTCATAATCATCGGCACTTGTACCTAATAATGTGTGAGTATATACAATATTCAATAACTCTTTATCAATTATTTTCTTTCTTTTATTTAATGGAAATCTACATTCCCCATCAACCACTCTGCCATTAAACTGTTTTATAATCCTTGCATTACTTACATTTGCTGTAAACATAATTGCAATTAAAATCCCTAATTTCTTCATTATTTAGCCTCCTAATAATTTTATATTTTTGTATATATCTATTTAACAAACTTCTTTTATACTTATTTAATTTTATTGTAGTATAAGCATTATTTTCATTTTCAAATGCTTTATAGTATCTGCCCTTATAGTTTATCATATAATAGTTGCTAAAAGAATTTAAACTTAAAATAATTAATAATAAATATTTTTTCATAGTTAAACTCCCCCTAAATTCCCATTTTCATATATTTTTTCCAATAGTTCATTTTTTGGCAGCGTTTTTATAATCTCCTCCCTGTTTGAAATATCAATTATTTCACTTGTTTTTTCAATCTTTGATAATTCAACCTTTTCAAGTATAAATGTTTGTAAATCTCTTGAATAGTAAATAAAAGATACTCCAAATTCAATATATCCATTACCCTTTTCATTGCTTTCTAATTTAAAATATTGAAATATAATATCATATTGAGTATTAATTTTCATTTTTAATGAATACCCTAAATCCATCATCTTTTGATTTAATTTCAATTCTAATTCAAAATTATATAAATCATATTCATTAAAATCTATATCTATGTTAAATAACATTATCAATTATCCCCCTTTACATAATATCTTTGATTTCCATAAGTAATTTCTAAACCTTTTTCACAAGGAATAATACTTACATTTTTAAATAAACTATATAAGTTTTTATCTTGACTATTTAAAAATTTTCTTATTTCAACTGCTTCCTTAAATGATAGTTTACCACTTACAAATAAACCATCTAAATTAAATTTTGAATAAATACCTTTTTTTCTCTCTTTAATACTGATAAGGGATATACCCTTATCAATATCTTTAATTTTTTCAACTCTACCTAACATATCATCTTTTATAACCAGTTTTAAATTCATAATCATTCTCCTTTACCCTAAAAATTGTTGTTTTTGCCCATTAGTATGATTAATTGTCAATATAATTCTATTTTTATAAGTTCTATTATAATCAACAACTGTATTCATAAAACTTGTTACTTGTAACAGTTTATCATTATTTTCATACCCTAATTCAATATATAAATAATCAATATCTTTTGGATAAGTTTTCAAGAAAATCTTTAAATAGTTCCTCATAATCTCTTACATTATTATCTAAATTAAAATTTAAAATGCTTCTAAAGCCATCATAAACCACTTCTATACCTTTATTTAATAAATTTAATTTTATTGTCTTTTCCATAGCAATACCTCCTAAATTTTTCATTTACAAGATTAGTATATCATACTTCTATCCCTTTGTCAACTATTAATTTCATATTTTTTTCTATATTTTGTTTTATTATAATATTTTTCAAGTAAATATAATCTTTCAGTATCATCAATAACTTTATCTTTCAATATAGCCCAATGTATATTATTAGTGTATAATCCTGTTTCTATCTTTCTCTTATACTTCTGCACTCTTTTATCTATAATTTTTTGATTATATTTAGTTATATCATAATTCCACATATATTTTATATATTTTTCGATAATATAATTATTAATTAATATTTCAACCAATAAAACCATATTATTAATTGTATCATAATAAATATCTAAAATATCATAAATTTTACATAAATTATAATCTAATTTTTTATCTCTAATAATTTCAAATTTATAACTGTTAATACAAACCTTATTAAATAATCTGTAATAATTTCTTCCATAACCTATCTTATTATTTGTATTTACTAAATCTCCTTTAAACCTTAAATCAAATTCACATTTACCTCTATCTAAAAAATCAAATACTATATGTATATCTAAATTATCCTTAAAATTTATTCTAATATTCCAAATTTCAAATAAACTTAGTGGTTTTTCACAAAAATTTTCAACATAAGTAGGTATTTCTAATTTTTTAAATATTCCTTTATATTTTTTAATTTCTTTATTTGTCATATATCCTTATCTCCTAAATATTAATTTCAATATTATAATACCACATTATTCTCTATAAGTCAAATAAATTTAAATTAAAAAAGACTAAGTTTTACCTTAGTCCTTTCTAACATCTAAACCATAATTTATTTTAATATATTCTGATAAATCTTCTATATCTCTATGTAAATCATATAATTTCAACTCTCTATAATCATATATACTCACTAAACTTAATAATTTATCATTGAAATTACTAAATAAATCATTAAATTTTATATAATAATTATTATCTTCATAATATAAATTTATCTTAATAGACATTTCTAAATATTCTTCAACTATTTCATCATTACAATAATATTTCAATTTATAATGATAATATTCATATTTACAATCAAATAAAAAATATGAAGGATAAGGTAAATCATTTAAATGCTCAAAACGTAAATATTTAATATCGGATATTTTATTAACTGCATTTAAAAAATATTTTAATTTTATACGATTTTTATAAAATTCCATAACTACACACTACAACTTTCACATACTGGCTCTTTATCTGCCATTATTGATTGTTTTTGAGTTCTCCAATAATATAAAGATTTAATACCTTTTTGCCAAGCATAAGTAATTATTTTTGCTCTCTCTTTTAATGTGGTATCACTTTTAACATTCACTACAATACTTATTGCTTGGTCTACATATTGTTGTATAACAGCCATTAAGTTTAACATCTTTAACTGGTCTACTTCATAAGCATTTTTATATAAATGTTTGTTTTCATTAGTTAAATATGGCATTGGATATATTGCTTGAGAATATCCATAATCCCTAACTTCTACAATATTACTTACAGGTTGCACACTTGGTGTAGCCTCCATTATATATGCACTACTTTGATTAGGTGCTATTGCCATTTGATAAGCATTGTAAATACCATATTTCATAATATATTCATTTAATTTTTTCCATTCCTCAACTGTTGGTACTAAGATATTCATATTACTTAATAATTCTTTAATTTTGTTTGTTTTAACCTCTAAATCTACTGTACCATTAATATATTTTTCAAGTGCCTTACCACTAGCATAATCACTTTTTTCAAAACCTACAAATTTACCTCTCTCTTTAGCAATTTCCATACTAGCATACAATGAATAATATCTAATATAATTAAATATTGCATTAGTTAAATCTTTAGCCTCCTCACTTTCATAGTCAATACCATTTTTAACAAATAAACCTTGCAAATTCATTACACCTAATCCTATACTATGTAATTCATCATTTGCTTTTTTAACACTAGGCACACTTTCTATATTTATTAAATCACTAACATTCGATAAGAATTTTATACTTGTTTTTATGATATTTCTTCTTTCAGTATCTGACTTATAATCAAACAATTCAACTAAATTTAAACTAGATAATACACAATTTACATCATACCCAAATACATTTTCTTCGGTATATGAATTTTTAGAAATATCATTTTTAGTAGATACCATCGCAATTTCCGTACAGATGTTACTCCCTAGTATTTTACCTATATTTTTTAAATTATGAACTCTATTAGCATTATCATCAAAAAATAAATAAGGATAACCAGCTTCTGATTGACTTTTAACTATTTCTTGTAATATCTGTAATTTATTTCTTTGAGTTTTCCTAATATTTTTATTTTCAACTAACTTATCATACCATTCATCCATATTCATATATGCTAATTCTATACCTGTTACATCATAAACATTTTTAGGATAAAAAGTATAATAATATTTACTTGAATTATCTTTTAATAGTTCCATAAATTTATCAGGTATAACTACTCCTGTACTTAGTGTTTTTAATCTAAGTTTTTCATCTGCATTTACTTTTTTACTATTTAAAAATTCCTCAATATCATTATGAAATATTGATAAATATAAAGCACCAGAACCTGGACGAGTATTTAACTGGTTGATATAACTAAATAAATCTTCCATTACCTTAGCAGGAGATAAAATACCACTAGCACAATTCTCTATACCTTTTATAGTTTCTCCCCTTGCTCTTATATTAGTTCCCACTATACCAACCCCACCCCCTAATTGCGATAATTTCATAATACTATTAAATGTATATCCTATGCTTTCTAAATTATCTTCTAAATTAAGTATAAAACAGGACACTAAATCTCCAGCCTTTAATTTACCACTATTCATATAAATAGGTGTAGCAGGTTGTAACTGTCTATTAATAAGAATATTTATAAATTCTTTTACTTCATCTACATTTCTACCAATAGTCAAAGCAATCATACTTAATCTATCTTCATATCTTTCAAGTATTCTTTCTTTATCTGTAGTTCTAAGTGCATATCTATCATAAAACATAAAAGCACCTAAATAACTTCTAAATCTAAACTTTTTAGAATATGCTAACTTAAAAACTTCCTTAATTTCTTCCATAGTATACTTATCTAACACCTTTTTATCATAATATCCATTCTCCACTAGATAATCCAACTTTTCTTCAAGACTATGAAAAAATACTGTATTCTGATTTACATTATTTAAAAAATATTCTCTTACTGCTTGTTTATCTAATTCTAAATTAGTATAATTTCCATTTTTGTCTTTTTGATTTACTTTATTATTTAATATAATATAGTTCTTATTCATTTTTACCTCCTGTTATTTTATCTATATCTAAATAAAATTTATATTTAGTTTCATATTCTTGAGTATAGTAATTAAATTCTTCATACTTATTCTCTATAACATAACTATTTAAAAACTTTTTAGCAACGTTTATTAATGATGTAAAAAATTGTAAAGTTTCATTATTAAACACAACATTAGAACTAAATTTAAAATTTTTCATCTCTACTCCATTACTTACATTACTCTTTTCTAAATAAAATGTTATAAATGTTTCTAAATTATCTTTTATTTTATAATAATAATTATCTCTACTTATACATTCAACCTCTAATTTTAAATTCATACTAACTTTATCTTTTAACATTTTCATTAAAGAATTATTTATATAATTATAATATTTATCTTTAAAAATTTCTCTCTCTAACACATTTTTAATGTAAATATCTCTTTGTTTTTTATAATAATTTTTACAAACTAAATATTCATTTCTATCTGTTTTATTAATTTTAAGGAAAGAAAATCTCTTTAATTTATCTACTAAAAATATATTCAAATTATTTATTATAATTGAATTTACATTATCTTCATACAAATAATTATAATGTTTATTAAATTTTATATTTTCTTTTCCATCTACTGTACCTAATAATCTTACTTGAAAAATTTTAAAATTTATTGTATTAGTAAATATTTGCAAATATAAATTATTACCTAAAGATATTAAATTAACTCTTTTATCGTACTCAATACCTAATCTTTCTTGTTTTTCTTTACTGAATATAAAATCTTTATCTATTTCATACTCATAATATACACTTTTTAAACACAAAATTAAATTTTCAATATTATTTAAAATCATATCATTTCTCTCCTCTATTATTTTTTCAATTTTATTATTTTTTCTTTAATTTCATTTAATTCTTTTTCACAATAATTTTTCTTTTCTTCCAATTCCTTTAACTCTTTACTTCTATTAATAAACTTTTCTATCTGTTCTTTCAAGCATTTTCTCATACTCTCCTCACTAATCTCATCTCCTGTCTGAAAATTGCCACTAACTACCCAACTTGCAACTTTAAATGAATTAAACCCTTTTCTAGCAAACCATACATCAAATCCAATACCACTTGTATAACCTCCAAATTCACTAATAGTTATACTTTCAATACTATCTACCTTACTAAACTCATCTAAAGCAAACTTAATAAAATCTAAATATTCATTCATTTTATTTCCTCCAATCTATTTATAGTCAACTAATTTTACCATATAAAAAAGAAAAAGTCAAGAAAAATCTTGACTATTTTTTAAAACGCATATTTACCATAATTTCAACAAAAATCATAAATATTATAGTAATTAATATAATAAAATCTTTTTCATTCATTACTATTCCCCTAATTCTTTTTTTATTTTATCAATTTCTCTATTAAGTGTTTGTAATTTACTTTTTAAATTCTTTCTATGTTTCTTTATCCTATTAATTTCAGATAAAACATTTATTTTTAGTTCTTCGAGTGTTGGTGTAATCCATTTTCCTAATTCATTTCTATAATGAAACTTAATTTTAAAGAAATAACAACTACCATTTTTAAATTTTAAATCTACTCCAAATATCAATTTAACACAAACTTCATACCTACCATATTCATTTATTGAATAATTTTCTAAATCTTCCCATTCTTTTAATTCCTTATTCAAATAATTTAAAAATTCATAATAAATATACATTAACCCCCTCCTTTATTTAACCATCTACTATAATATATTTTATATTTTCTCTTTCTTTTTCTAATTTTAATATTCTATTTTTATATAATCTCAATTCTATTAAATTAAATAACAAAGTTAAAATTCTATTCATTATTATCTCCTACTAACATATCAATATATTTTCTAGCCTTTTTTAAGTCCTCAATTCCATTTTTCTTACTTGCTCTCAAAACATATTTAATAACATTAGCAATTTTAAATGCTTCCTGTGGTTTATAATCCTTAACCACTTCATCAATAATATCAATTACTTGAATATTATTACCTTTTATATTTAATTGGTAATGATTAGGTTTATTTACATTATCAAAATTATTTTCATTATTTATATTAATAACATCATCTTTATATGAATTAATATAATCAATTAATCTTTTTAAATTATTAAAATCATATTCATAATTCATACCTATATTATCACATTCATCATCATAATTTTTACCTTTTTTATCACATAATTCTAATGAATAATTATCAACATTAAAATCTCCATTATTTAATAAAAAATTATATTTTGAAAAACCTGAACCTAAAATAAATTTTATTTTATTTTCATATTTATTAAATTTATTAATTAATTCTTTAACTAAATCATAATCTCTAACTCCTAAAATAGTCCAACAATATAATTCTCCTACCTTAGCATATTCCCATTCTATAATTTTATTATTCATCATAGTTCTCTTATTATTTAAATTAATAATCTCACTTACCATTTTCTCTCTCCCACTTTCTTATATTCTGTTTTACGGCTTCATTATTTCTATCTTTACTCCAATTCCAACCATCTTTACAAATTCTTTTCATATCTCTAAATGAATAAAACTCTATTTCTTCATTTTCAATAATTCTTCTTAAATGTCTTTTTTGATATTTTTTATAAAATCTCTTACTTTCTTTCACATCAATAAACCAGTTTACATTTTTATAACTTGGTAAACTTCTTTTAGTCCTACTCATAAATATTCCTCCTTACTCTATTGGTTGTAATTCCTTAAAGTTTTTACCACTTTCAATATCAACTCTAAATTTTACATCTTTAGTATACCACACTTCAAATACATCTGTCAATACTTTTTTTATTTCCTTATCACTAATTCTATCACTTACTGACAAATAACAAGCGTCATATATAGTTGTTAGAATAAACACATCGTTTTCCCAACCTAACTCTTTAACTTTCTTATCAAATCTAATCAATGCTTCATATATAACCATAGCATTTTCACTTTGAATAATATAATTAGTAGATTTTCTTAATTCTTCTAATATTTCTTTTTTATCATTATATTTCCAATTTTCTAATTCTTTTAAATCAATACCCTTAGACTTATTCATATATAGCCTTTGTCCGTGAGTTCCCATAACATAACCATTCTTACATAAAAAATATTTATTATTATCCATAAATTCTTTTATTTTTTTATTCTTATCCATATACTCATTAAGCATTTTTTCTGCTTCTTTAACCTTAACTTTCATATCCTCTGCTAACCCTTTTGCACTAATTCCATAAGGTAATCCGAAGTTAATACTTTTAGCATTGTATCTCATATTACCCATCAAATCCTTGATTACAGACAATTTTTTTTCTAAGGGTATGTCTAGGTCGGCTAAGGTCATTCCTCGATAATGTACCCCTATTTCCGACTGTTTTAGGTATGTTTTAATCTCATCATACTTCTCTTTTGTTATCTCTGTGGTATCTCCCCAAACTCCATAAGCCATATTACTGTGTAAATCTAACCCTTCTTTAATCGCATTAATTAAATTAGGCTCTTTACTTAATGCTCCTAATATATATAATTCACAACTTGAATAATCTAAAGCAACAATTCTATGATTATCTTGTAAAGGTATTATACATTTTTTCAATACAGATAAATCCCCTCGACTTGGTAGTTGTTGTAAATTTACACTATTCTGTGCTACTCTATGTGTTATAGTTCCTTGTAAATTTGAATTAGGGTGATTAAAAGGATAATTCTCGCTTGTCAAGTTCCATAAACCCTTCTCCTTATTTTCATCATTTACTCCTAAAAAACCATCTACCCCTTTAATATATAAAGAATACTCTCTAATTTTATCAACTAAAGGTATATATGAATATTTACCCATAAATTCCTTATCAACTTTAGGTGTTCTCTCTCCAGTCCTTTTATTTGGTTCATTATATTTTATTGGTTTCAATCCCATAATATCAATAAATAAAGTTGCCTTATGATTAGAACTTTTTAAATTGAATTTACTCTTATTTTCAATATTTTCTAACATTTTTGATGTTAATTGACTAATTCTTTCCTTATCTTTTAATAATCTCTCTTTCGTATATTTCCCCAATCTAATTTTTTCTAATCTACTTTCCAACTTATCATCATAATCTTTCTGTCTTTTATCCAAAACTTTACGATATTCTCTCATATAAAGTAAATCTTCTGTTTTCTTAACTTCTTCTGTTCCTACAATCTCACTATGATTTTTTTCCAATATCTTATTCCATTGGATATTTAACTCCAATACCTTATCCCTGTCAACTCTAATACCTTTTACTTTCGCATTGATATAGATATCTGTTACCTTATGTTTCAATTTAAGTAAATATGGTAACTTATCCCAACCATTCTTAACATTTTCCTTAACCTCTTTAATAAAGTTTTCAAATAAAGCATAAGTAACTAACACATCATAATTACCATAAGGTATTAAAACATCATCAGAAAACATATCATAAGTAAATTTATTTTTTGTAATACCTTTTTCCTTTATAATTTCTTTTTTTATATTTTCTAATTCATCTTCATATCCATATAATTCCTCATAATAGTATTTACATAATTCCTTTAATGATAAACTGTTCCCCTTATCTTTATCTTCTGCTCTCAATAATATGTCAGTATGTAAACAATGTGCCATTATGTATGTGCAATAAGTCCATCTAATTTTCATACCCAACATATAATTTAACTGTGAAATATCAAAATAAGAATTATGTAATACAACTTTACATTTAAAATTATTAAAAGCCTTGAATATTGTTTTTAATTGTTCTAAACTTAAATCTCTCGTAACAATATATCTACTTTTAGTTGTAGAAAATCCAATACCAAATCCTAATAACTTGTTATTTCTAATATTCAAATCCTTAGTTTCAATATCAAATGTGATAATTTTATCCTTATCCATAAATATATCTTTATTTTCAACAAAGAATTGTTTTATATTATCAAAACCTTTAACACTTCCAATATCTAAGTCTAAATTATTATAAGTTTTCATTTTTTACCTCCTTCCTATATTTCATCTCTAGTTCATTTTTTGTTAAATTCTTATCTTTATTATCAATATTTACAACATACATATCAAAATCACTTTTAGTATTTTTTAATATCATATCATAATTTCTTGATTTCTTTAATTTTTGTTTAAATATTTTATAATTTACTGTATGATGTACTCTATTAAATTTATAGGTAACTTTAGCAACATCTGGGTGCATATCTTCTAACATCTTACTTTTATAATAAGTTCCTTGCTCCTCATAAAATTCTTCAGTATTCCCACCTTTTATTGCTTGTGTTGTTGCTTTCCCCCCCAGTAAATACATTAAATTGTACTGTACACCAACCATCTTTTAATATCCTTAATGATAAATCTGTATCTTCATTATATCTACCTCTCCAACGATATGGTATATCATTTCTTATTAATAAAAATGAATAAATCCTAGTATTAAATTCTAAAGGTGCAACTTTATTATGTAAACATACAAATTTACTATAATTCATACCACTTATTGCTAAATTTGAATATCTAATCATAAAATTTTCCATAACATTTAAAAATCTACCTGTTCTTATTTTTATTTTTTCATTGTTTGTTATATAATGAAAACCTTCATTAGCATTATCATCCATAACCCAATGATATTTATAACCTAAACTTATTGAGTGTTCCCAAGCAAAATTCCTTGCTGGTCCTGGTCCAGTATTATTCCCATTTTTTCCTAAATCACTAAAAGTATCATAATTTTCTTTATATTTCATATCCAATTCAAGTATAGTAACATATTTTGAATTATTGTATTTTCTATACATTTCAACTTCTTGTGGCTCTACCACTATAAAATGTGGTACTTCACATAACACTAAAAATTTACTTGTATAACATTTATCACTTCTATTTTTAGAAACTATATATACAGGTACTCTTTGCTTATATTTACCACCCAATAATCTTTTATTTATATATTCTCCTATTTTTAATTTAGGAAACCAAATACTTTTTGTCTTGTTAGATATATTTTGATTAAAATATCTTGATAAAAATTTAACATCTTTATCTCCCACTTCAATATCTAAAGTCAAATAAGTATTTAATTTCTCACTACAATAAAAAGGTAATTTTTTCCAATATTCCATAGCAATGTCATAAGATGTAATTTTATTTAACTTTTTACTTTTGACAGTTCGCTTTTCCTTAAAAGACTTATCTAATATATTAAAATAAGTATAATTTTCTTTAATATTTATACCATTTAATTTATTAAATTCATCTAAATCTTTTTTATTTCTAAATCTTAATTTTATAATTCTATTCACTTTATCACTTCCTTTACAATAATCCTATAAATAAATTATACTACATATAAATAAAAAAGTCAAGCATAAACTTGACTTTAATTTATTATACATCATAACCATATAAAGTATGGTCATATTCAATTTCATCTTCAACCTTTTCAAATAAACTATAATAAAATTTTTCAACCCATATTATCTGTTTATGTGTTAATCTTCTATTTTTATCATAATATCTTTTTAATTCAATAAACTTTTCATTTTTAGTAACTTCTATTATTTTATCTAATTTTTCCAATATACTCATCTAATAACTCTCCTATATTTAAAACTTGTCATATTGCAACCCCTCAACAACACCTAGTTCCTTATAATACATATTATCAAAATTCATTATTGCCAACACAATCTTATCACTTTCTCCGTGCCTATTCTTACCAACAAACACTAACATTAATTTCATACCTAAGAATAAATCTTTATTTTTCTTTAACCCCTGTTCCATAAATGCTTCAATTTCAGTATGTAATATTTGTTCCTCTGTAACTGCAATACTCCCATCACTAATAATATCTCTTTTATATCTTATAATAGTTAATTTAGATAATTCAGTTAAGTCTGTATATCTAAAATATAAACTATGTTCTGCTATCTCTACAATCTGTTTACTTTCAGCAAGGCAAGTATGGTCTAAATACTTTCTATTCATACTATGTATTGCTAACTGTACCGTAGCAACAATTCTTAAATCATTAGCCTTTGCAATCATATCAAGCCTAGTAGCAAGGTTAGACAATAATTGGTATTCTCCCTTAACTTCTGCCTTCATAGTATCTAATATTATATTCTTATAACCTTTTCTAGCATTTGAAATAATACAATTTTCAATATCATCAGGAGTAAACATCGGCATAAAGACAAATCTTACTCTCTTTTTGAAATTATTTACATAATATGTAAATGTATCTCTTAACAACCTTTTATCTAAGTCTGTTGGACTACCTCTTTCAATTCTGTGCCTCCTTATAAATCTATTCTTTAATTTCTTATTATTTTCAGTAAATCTATACACATATTGATAAATAGCAACTAAAAACAATTTTTGAAATGTTTTCTTATCCTGCTCATTCGCAATAATTAATATCTTTTCACTACATTCCCCATCTTCATCTTTCTGTAAAAGTAAAGGTAATATATAAAATGGAAAAGTCCAAGTAGTCTTACCTTTACCACTTGAAGCACCAAGAAAATGTACTCCTTTAAAAATACCTCCTGTAAAATAGTCTGTATATTCATTAAATCGTTGCCTTATCCCCACTTCCATTTCATCATTTTCTATTTCCTTTATCAATTCTTCCATACCTTGTTCCATATCACTCTCAATAGGTTTTGACTTGTAAATATGAAAACATCTGTCTATACTGTCTAATAAATAATCTCTCATATCATCTGTATTATCTGCAAAATCAGACAACTTATTAATTATACCCTCTATTCCTCCATTATCATCAACAAAGTTAGAATAACGGTATAGACTAAGATTTTTTAAATATATCTCAAACTCCCCTTTTATATCCAAGTCATAATCTATTTTCATAATATCAGTATGAATTAATAACAGTTCCCTAGTAACATCATCTATATCTTCATTATTTGCTATCAACTGTTTTATCCTGTCTAAAGTCAATATTTGGAAATCATACTTTTGATATAGAATAACTGCATAGTCAAATAATATTTTCATATTTGAATTAATAAAATCATCTGTATTAATCTTATTTTTTATTTCAATAAGATTATCTCTATTATTATATATAAGTTGTGTTAATTTTACTTCACTTTCTTCCAAATTTCTCTCTAAAAATTCCATTATTTTACCCTTTCAACTAATTTCTTAAACTTATTAAAGTCAATTAAATTTATAGTATCTAATGAATTTGTCAACCTATGTACCTTAGTATATGCAACCTTACCTATATTAAGTTTATAATCTTTATCCATAGATACAAAACATTTATACATTTTTAATACATTTTCCCTACCTAATTTATAAGTAATAGAAAATAAATCTTTATATTCTTCATCTCTTATATGTGAATTATCCAAATTTCTTGAATTTTCATAAGGTAAATTATTATATAATATATTATCTCTTAATGTAAATGATATGAATATATAAATATTACTTTCAAACCAATCCTTATCTTTTTCCATAACTTCACTTACAAAATCAGTACCAAGTAAATAATAAATCTCATTAAAAGGTATCATAAACTGTCTGACTATTGCTAAACCATTACATAAATACTGAACTTCAACAGTATTCTCTGTTACCCTAAATGTATGATTTTTAATTAATGTTATTTTTCTGTCCTTAGTATATAGTATCTTCCTAATACTGAATATATTTTCATTCCCCATAAAATCACTTCCTTTATAAATATTATCCTATCTTATTATATAATAATAAAATAAAAAAGTCAAGCAATTTCTTACTTGACTTAAAAATAATTTTTACAACTCTCCCTTATCATACTTATCTAACCTTTTTAACACATAATCCAAGTCATTAGGAATATACAACTCAAATACACCTTTAGGAGATTTTATACTGCTTATACCACCTGTACTGTTTGTCTGAAATCTGTATTCCCCATCTTGAACATTAGTCAACAACACGGTAGTAAATAACCCCTCAATAGTCATCTTTTCATCAATGAACTTGCTTGATGTTTTAACCATAGTTCCCTTTTCTTCTGCAACTGTTTCTGTATTAGAGTGCCACATAATCACTAAATTTAATTTCTTTGAATATGCACCCCCAATAATTTTCATCAATACATCACTAATATTCTTAGCAAGGTCAATCCACTTATCAAATCCTTTTTCATCTGCTCTTGAAAACACATCTCTCTGAGTATAGAATTGAAAATCATCAACTATTATATTCTTATAAGGTAAATTCTTTGAAAATATAACTTCTAAAGTCTTATTCAACTTATCAAAGTTATCACATACCAATATACAACCTTTACCTTTTTCCATCTTATCTATCGAATAGTTTTTAGACCACCCTGCAAATGGCAATGGCTTGAATTGGCTCATTAAAATTAATGTTTCACTTGGTTTTAATTTTTCTATACTTGATGTTTTTCCTGTACCACTCATACCTAATACTAATAATGCTTGTCCGTTAGACATTTTACATCACTCTCCTATAATTTATTTTAAGAAAATACTATACCAGTATTTATCTCTTTTAACTCTTGAGTTTCAATTGAATATACCATAAAAAGAAATTTCTTTTTAATATTTTTTTTTAACTTTTCATATACTTCATAATCTTCCTTTGAAAATATTAAATTATTCCTATGATTATGAATAATTATTGGTTTCTCCATTCTCTCAATCTCAAGTATATCTCTATCTGTTAAATAAAGTCCTAATGTTGTATTATCTTGCTTATCAATCTGTGAATTGTTAATTTGATATATTTTATTTGTCTTGCCATCTAATACAATCATATTTTCAACCTTATTATCCAAACTTTGATACATCTCTATTATAGCATTAATATTCTCTCTTGTCAACACTATTTTCATATTTTTTAATATGCTTTCTAGTGCCTGTCTATATTCCTTAAAAGTATCAATGTAAATACTCTCAACTATATTCCCACTAAACTCTACATCTAAACTAAAATCAAATCCTTGTTGCTCATTCAATGGACTTATCTTAAATGTAGTATGAAAATTACTTAATATCCTTGCTAAATAACCTTTAGCAATAATTCCTAGTTCATCATTTTTAAAATATTTCTCAACCTTATCAAAATAAAGATTATATTTTATTCTATATTTTTTATTACCTAACTTTATAAATTTAAAGTTAAATAATACATCTTTGCCTTTTTTAATTTCATAATCATATAAATTTTTTTCCATATTATCTCCTTAATCTACTTTTTCTCCACCTATTCTATTATCATATAACTCTTTCTCTTTTTCAGTTAAATGTTTTCTTTCATATTCTGATAAAATAGAATATCTGCAACTATGCCCACTCTCCATATAAACCTCCTTTTTTTCATAATCTATTTTACTAATCTTACTCGTAATGTATTCTCTTTCTTGTGGTTTACCAAAATCATAATACATAAATTTAATCTTATCCCCTACATTAACAACATTACCTTTAATATCTCTAACTATATCCACTGTAAACTCCCCTTTATACTTTAAATATTAATTTTTTTCATAATAATTATCTAATATCTTAAAAACATTTTCAAATACTTTTTCAGTTAATATAGGCGGTATTGCATTGGCTACCATTAAATATTTATCTTGTATTGTACCCTGCAATACAAAGTTATCTGGAAAATTTTGTAATCTCATACCCTCTCTTATTGTATATATTCTATCATATCTAGGGTGTATAGATATATTTTTACATATATTACTAATAGTACCAATTAAACTATTTTCATTTTCTCTTTTATAACTATTACTAAATCTCGCTTTTGTTTTCAAAGGGTGTCCATTAGGTAAACAACCTATATACATACCTGTTTTTATAAGTTTTATTCTTTCCTTAACTATTTTTGTGGTATTATTTGTTACATTATCAATAAGCACATCATTTTTATTTCTAAGAGATTTTATATAATCTGTTGTGTTCTCTACATCAACTAAATAAATATTATCTCTTTCAGGTATATCCATAATAGCCTCTTTAATACTCACATTCTTATTAATATATTGTGGATATTCTAACATATTAAATAATTTTTTATCATTACTTGCTAAAAATATAACTCTATGCCTAGTTTGTGGTAATCCTAGTTTCTCACATTCTATTATTTTATATTTTACATAGTAACCTATATCATTATATGCTTGTATAATATTATCTAATATTAACTCCTTATCCTTATTTTTCATACTTAGAATACCTTTAACATTCTCCATTACAACTATTTTAGGTTTTAATATATTTACTATTCTTAAAAATTCAAGAAATAAATGATTTTTTTGTTCCATTCCTTTATGATAATCTCCAGTCTGATTATACTTATATCTTGTTTGTAAACTAAATCCTTGACAAGATGGACTTCCTAAAACAATATCACATTTATTATCCCCTATTAATTCTTTAATCTTTCTCTCATTTAAGTTATGTATATCCATATTTAATGCTTTATTTCCTAAATTGTAATTATAACTATCAACAGCAGGTTTCCAAAAATCTAATGCAAATAGTGTTTTAGTTCTATTATGCCTTTTAACACCTATTGACCCCCCTCCTGCTCCACAAAATAAATCTACTATATTATATTTTCTCATAATACTAAATCTCCTTTCAATTAAATTTTATCTACAATAATATTATCATAAATTTTTCTATTTGTCAACACTTTTATAAAAAAATGTGTAGTTTTTTGCTACACATTATAAATAATCTTTTTAAACATACCTTTATCTTTATTAAATTCAATGGCAATGGCACTTTTAGTCTGTGTAATGTAACCCATCTCATTATGCCAATTATCACTACCACTAAGACTAGGCAACCTTATATATTGTACTCCTCCAATTTCTTCAACAGAATAATTATGTAAATGCCCACTAATGAAATAATTATACTTAGACTTTCCATACATTTCTTTAACTTCATTCTGCATTAAAAACTGTTTCTGTTTCTTATTCTCTGTATCTAAATGTCCTAACCCAATCAAAGAATTTCCATATTCTATATATTTTCTACTCTTTATTTCACTATTAAATACAATATTTCCTTTTTCAAAATTATAATGTTCCAATGCTTTCACTAACATATAACTTAATAATTTATCGTGGTTTCCTTGAATTAATACAATACTAACTTTATCAAAAAATACACTCAATGTATGCAATGTTTCAATCATTAATTCCAACCCAAAATCAAACATTTTATACACATCTACTTCTGTATCTTGTGGAGTACCTTTTGTAGTTGTTCTATTGATTGTATCAATATTAAAATAGTCTTCTCCAATAATAAATATACATTCTTCAGCACTTGTTTCATTTAAAAATGTATCAATAGCATTATTAAATCTAATTTTAGCCATCTCCATATCATAATCATCACTAAATTTATTCAAATGTAAATCTGCTATATCAATTAATATCATATTTTCAATATTATCTCTTTTATTTAATACTGGTCTTATAAAATCAACTTTACAAAAACAACTATCAATAACATTCTTTAATTCTTCAATATCATAATCTAACTTATCTCTTTTCTTAAATTGACATTTAACAGAATATAAAGGTATTGTTCCCTTCTCCTTATTAGGACTATCCCATAATGAATAATTTAATTTCTCAATTTGCCATTCTTTAATATTCAAATTAAATTCTTTTAGTATATCTTTCTCATTAATATTGTCAATATTCAAATGAATTATTTTCTCTGCTCTAATTTTACCATTTATAAAGTCAATTTCTTTCTTATCACTATCTAAAATAGCCATATTTGACTTTCTTGGTTGTTTATCAACATTTTCAATAAACTCCTTGCCTAAATCTTTTTCAGACTGTTCTACAACTTTATAACCCCTATAAATTTTATTTCTTCTCTTTTCATTAGGATAGTTAGGTAAAGTTCTCAACATATTATCCATTATAAGTCCATTTTCTTTACAAAATATTCTTAATTGCTTGTAATTAATATGATGTAAAAATTTACCATTATAATACAACTTAAAATACTTATTCTTCAATTAATTTACCTCCATTAATTAATTTAACATCTGTACCAACTAAATCTATATATTGTTTTATTTTTTCTTTACATCTTTCATAGATAACAGAATAATGTAATCCTTGTTCCATACCTTTTAATATCTCTTTTTGTACTATATCCTCACTCTGTGCTATCTTATTTAATGTAATCCAATCTACAAACTCTCTTTGTCCTGTTCCTATACCATTAAATTTATTTACCATTTTAGAATAATTAGAGTAGAAAAACTTAGTATTCTTACAACCTAAATTAATTGAATATTGTATTAATTGTTGTATAACATCAGTTTCATTTCTTCTAGTTAATTTACCTTGCTTTCTAGTTTTTAACCATTCTTCTGATTGTTTTTCTCTTAATAAATTTTGTAATCTTTTAAATTCTTTAATAAATTCAAGTTTAAATTCAACATAACCTTGTATATTAAAAATATAAAGTAAAAAACCTTCATCTGTAAATAATATTTCTCTATTCATTTTACCATTTAATGCTTTATATTTACTTTCTATGAATAGGGTCGAAGTTTCGACTGTACTATCTAATATTATTTTATCAATACTTTCAAGTATATGTTTATGTTGTTTTCCTAATTTTTCTGCAACAACCCTACTACTTACTAATACTTCATCTCTTTTAATTTCAAATCCTAAATTACTTATTAAATTTTTATTCATTTTTTCTCCTTAAATTTTCTAATTATTAAACTTGTCTTACCATTCTGTCTTGAAATACCATTAAACTTTATAACATATTTTCTTAATTTATCTACCTTTTTATCTAATTTTCTCATATTAATCCTTCCAAACATCTGTTTCAAATACTCTATATTTTGTATCTAACCTTACTCTAAATTTACCAAATTGCATAACCTTATCGTGCTTTAAAGGTACTGTTTCATCAACCTTTTCAACATAACCGTAATCTTCTAAATCTTTTAAATATAATTTTAATTGTTCAAAATCATAGTTAGTCTTTTGTTCCATAAAATTTTCTTGTTTTATAATAATATTACTCATTACTTAACTTCCATTTCTCTTTATCCTTTTTTAATACTTTATTTTTTAACCATCTATTTAATAAATATCTTTCATTTCTTCTACTATTAGGTCTATGTCCTAATAATAAATTCCTATCTTCTTCTAATATTTCATAGTAATCAAATAAATCATTTATATAAGATTTATTTACAATATAATTTTCAATATCTGAATTATCACTAACAACATCATCTATAATATCAAGACTGCTTGAATTTTCCTTTTTTAATCTTTCAAAAAATTCCTTAGCTATTGTTCTAGTTTTCATTTTAACACAATGTACTATATATCCCTTAATATTATCAATATCTTTTTCTTTTGTAAATATTTTTTTTTCTAATCTCATAATAAATATTATCAAATCTTGTTTTAAATCATTTTTATCTATAAAAGTATTTCTATAAATGTTATATAACATTAAATCTAACATTTTATCATATTCTTCATAAGTAAAATATGTAAATTCATAACCAGTATAATCTTCTTCCAATTTTTTCATATTTTACTCCCCTAATGATAATTTAGTATATGGCTTATATACTATAAAACTCCCATAACAATCTAATATTACCTTTACTTTAAATTTTATAACTTTTTTCATTATTTTATTCATTATAATTTCCTCCTAATTCTATAAATATATTTCTAATATCATATCTGTAATTTTTTCTCAAAATTTCTTGATTAACCTTTATACAATAATATCCTTTTAAATATTTTTCAATATTCAATGTTTTTGTATTATTTTCTTCAAAATATCTATATATTTCCTTTACTGGAAAATAATAACTCTGTTCTATTTCCCTAAATTCTATTAAAAATCCACCATATACTCCAAACCTTTCATATCCATTTTTGTGATGAATAATTTTATTAATATCATTTAACTGTCTAAATTCGTGATTGGTAAATGATTTACTCTTACCTTTAACACTCTTTAATTCTAAAAATAATAGTTTACCACTTAAAAATATCATACAATCACATATATTATTTGTAGTAAATTTTGTCTTATCACTATTAGCAAAACTAAAAGGACTATCTCTAAATCTATAAAACAATATATCCTGTTTTTCACAAGACTTCTTTATATTATCTTGTAATACGTAACCTTTATTTATATTCATTTATTTACTCCTTATTTAAATTTCATTAATTTCCCATTATAATAATTTTACCACATAAATAAAAAAATGTCAAGCCTTAATTTATGACTTGACTTTTTCATTAAACTTCTTTATATATTTTAATATGTTTTTCTTACCCCAACACATATCAAATATACAACTCTTTTCATTTACATACTTTGTATTATTATCTATAAAATAAATATCAAATTGTTCATCTTTAAACCATCTATTTATCTGAATTAATAACTTTTCTTTTTCTTTATCACTATCAAAACAAATAAATATCCTTTTAACATTTAATTCTTTCAATAACTCTATTTGTGATTTACTAACATTACTCCCACCTACTGCTAAAGTATTATATAATCCACATTGAATACTTTTCATAACCGACTTTTCACTTTCAACTAATATAACTGTTTTAGTTTTTTCTATATTATCTTTACATAAATCATATCCAAACAATACTTCACTTTTTGGGTAAACAAGTATTGGATAATACTTAGGAATATTCTTAGGTACTTCACTATTATTATATCTCCCAATCATACCTACCAATTTCCCTTTAAATTCAACAGGAATTAACACTCTATCAGTTTCCTTATCATACTTAATATTAAATAGTAGTTGTGTAGGCTCATTTATATTATCATTCAGAAATAAATCACTAATAATATTAGGAAATAAATCTAACAATCTTTTAGGATATTCTAATAACTCTTTTTTCTCATATTCAATATAATCATCATTATCTATCTTTTGTATCTCATAATCTAACTTTTCAATTAAACATTTAAATTCAAACATTATTAAATGTTTATTCAAATTAGTTATAATACTCAATAAATCTAATACATTACCTTTTTCTGTACTTTTAAAATCATAATAAACCATAGAATTTAAAGACAATGACAATCCATTAAAATTATCACTACCTATACTATCCATTCTTATACTGCTTTCATCAACATTAACAGTATATCTAATATTTTTATTCTTTAAATATTCAAATAATAAATGTTTATTATTCCTAAGTAATTTTATAAAAGTATTATCATTCATATTATACACCTACATTACAAAATTTATAAAAACTACATAAATTCTCACAAAAGAATTTATCATAATTATAAGGTATCTTATTTGTATCTAAATTTTTCAAGTTATCAACCTTAACCATTCTTAAAATATTATCAAACACATATTTCAATGCTTTCTTTTTATTCATAACATTATAATCAATAAACACTAAATAATCTTCAAAATCAATATTATCTTTCTTAATAAAATCTTTTCTTTCACAATTTGTATATCTAACATTCCCATTTTTAAACTTTGTAATTTTTCTAACATATTTTAAAAAGTTCCAACCAATCCTATTAATCTTATATCCCATTTTTTCCAAAGCAAGTGCATATAATATCAACTGAAAACTATGTAATACTAACTTACCTCCTTTGTATATTGTACTTGTCTTATAATCAATAATATCTAAACTACCATCTTCATTCACTCCAATAAAGTCAATAATACCATTAAATATGTAATTATTAAACATTGGACTTTTAAACAGTTCTCCCAATTCAAAATAAATTTTTCTCTCTTGAAAAAAACTAATATAATTCATTTTTGTAAAATTCTCAAAATAATGTAGCATATTTGAATTATAGTTATTCTTATATAATTCATTTTTATTAAACATTTCTTCTCTTGTATTAGGATTTTCACATCTAGTATAATCCAAAAAATAATAAGGATTATTTTCAATATTATCTAACCACTCCTTTATAGCCTCATTTTTTGTAATTTCATCTCTATATAATCTTTCAATTAAACTATGTGCCAATGTACCTAGAAAAGTATAAATATTATTACTATCTTCCAACTTAACTCTGTCAACATATTGAAATTTATATTGCCTATAACAAGTTTCAATAACATTCAACATTGAAAAGGATATTATTTTCTTATTCTCTTTTCTAAATTCTTTTAATCTATCTTTTACTAATTTTAAATCTTCTTCCAATTTTAACATATAATCTCTCCTTTAACTTTTTAATAAATTATACCATATAAATAAAAATTAGTCAATATTAATTGACTAATCTTCTAATAATCTATTTTTATGTCTTTTCTTAATAGTTCTCTCCTTATTTTCACTTTCAAATATATGTGATATGCTTTCAGTCTTTTTAAGATACTGTGGCAACATCAAATAATAATTATCCCTTAAATACTCCCAGACTTTGTATATTCTAGTATTAACTTTACAATACTGGTATCTATTATTAATTTCATTAATAATATCTCTTGAATTGTAAAGAAAAAACATAGTATATTTTTCATCTTTATATTCTTTTCTTAATTTATTGAATAACATATAATATTGTTTTGGTACTTTAACATTCTTATCATTAAATGAATAATAATATTGTAACATTTTATTTATTTTTTTATTAAAATCTTTCTTAATACTTTCAAAATAACATAATTCATTGTGATAATATCTCTCTCCTAATTTAAAAGAAAAAGATATGTCAGCAATCTCTTTCCCACAATGACTACATTTCATACCTTTTCCTGCCTTTCTAACTTCTAAAGATTTCATCAAATAAATCTTCTTCATCTTTACTTTCATTAACATCTTTATTTTCTTTTACTGTTTCTGCTTTCTTATCTTCAACCTTTTCATCTTTATTTTCAGAAGTTTCTTTAAATATATCATCAATATCTTCTTTCACTTCTTCTTCATTTTCTTCAATTTCAGCTTCTACAACATCTTCCTTTTCATCTTCTTTTTCTTCAACATCATCAAAACTAATTTCTTTTTCATCATTTTCTTTTAATGTATCATCTTCCATATTTAAGTTATCTTCAAATCCAATATCATTATTATCATTTTCAAATACATTATTTTCATCAGATGACAATATATTTTCTTTATTAATCATAATCTTACTTAATAATAATTTACCCCTAGTTTCCTTATTAGTTGCAAGTTCAATATTTTTTAAGTTAGTCTCTAAGAACTCTGCTTTTGTAACTGTTTCACTAACTTTTAATGCAAAATCTGAAGAATATTCAAATTCATCTATGTAATATTCTTTAAATCCTCCACCTTCACTTAACTTGATTGCATTTCCAACCCTTTTAACCATCTCTTTTGCTTGTTTTTCTAAACCTTTTTCAATTAATCTCTTATATGCTTCCCTAAACTCAATAGGTAAACTTTCCAAGTCAGGTTTATATTCAGTTTCCTCTTGTTTAGTTGTATTAATAACTGGTTTATAATGTACCTTAATTCTACCAATCTCATTAGCCATTAAATCCTTGATATATCCCATAATAACTGGATTTTCTTTTAATGGTATGCTTTCCATAACTCCATTTAATAACCATTTATTATTAAGTTTCAATTTCTTGCTTGACTTATAATAAAAATCTTTTCTACCCTTATCTTTTGTACTAAGATTAATAATTTCGTATGGTGTTATTGTACTTCCTTTTAATTCTTCTCTCTTGTATACAAATACCTCATAAACTTTTAAATATTGTTCTTCTTTTTTTGTCAATATTTCAACAGAATTAATCATATATTTATCATACATATTATTCTTGAAAATACTTCTATCAACAGTACCTTTAATTTTATATAAAGTATTTTTATTTTTTTCAATATTAGGTATTAATTTAATCAAAGTGTTTACAAAATCCCTACCGTGATAAAAAACCTGCTCATCTTTACCTTTTATTAATTTATATGTAGATTTATAAAGGTCTTTAATTTCACTTTCTGCATATTTTAATTTACCTCCATTAAAATCATACACTTTATTGTTTCCATTTTTATCAACTTCATTTAATGTAAACTTAACAGGATTAGCAAACCCATTTAACTCTAAATAAAAATCTCCTTGATTTTCAACATTACCTTTAAACACTAACTTTGTGAACCCTTTACCATTATCTCTAACAGTACCTCTTATATCGTTTCCTTTATTATCCTTACTATCTTTCAATATTTCCAATTTCCCTAAAAACTCAAAATTTATTCTAAATTGATTAAATGCCATATCTAAGCACTTCCTTTCATTATATTTAAATTCATATTTATATTATCATATTTTTTATAATTTGTCAATATTTTTTTTATAGATGTATAATTTTACTTCCAAGTCTAATTCCATTTATTATTTTTTCAAAACTATCTTTTACTTCTTTTTCTGTTTTGAAAAAGAAATATGCTATCTCTTTTCCATATCTATTAAAAACTAATTCATATTCATTATCTTCTTCATAATAGCGATATTCAATATGTTCAATATCATCTATATTAATCATTTCTTTATCTTTAATTAACCACATTACTTATTACCCCCCCCCCTTTAAAATTAATCTTCCCATTGCATTTACATCTTTAACTGTTCCCTGCAATTCTATTTTTAATCCTTTTTGTATATTAGAGTATTTTTCATTCACTACATCAACTGCTTTAGCAAATAAATCACTACCCCAATTCTTTTGTCCTGTACTCGATATAGTTTTAATTTTATCTTTCCAACCATATTTTTCAAGAAAATCTAAAGTAGTTTGTGGTACTTCTCCTTGCATAATAGTATATGTAACTAAATGATATTCAATACTTTCAATTAATTCAACACTACCACTTAACTTATAATAACCATAATCTTCTAAAATTTCATTTATGTTATGTACCGCAATCTTATCTCCAAATTTTTTCTTAATTTTATCACAAAATTTCTTTGTATTTAAAGTCATCGTATCATAGAACAATACATATTTTTTACTAACATCATTCACTAATAACATAATTTCTCCTTTACTACATTTAAATCATCTTCTCTAAACCCAATATAACTATTTATTGGTAATATATTATTTAAATTATGATATAATACTATATTACTAAAACTATCATCAATAATTAAATAATTACTTATATTATTATCAAAAATAAAATCTTTTATAAAAAGTCCTCTATCTTTATTTTGTTTATTATCCAATCCTATAATTAAATTTTCAACATTTAATGAAAATTCATTTACTAAATATGTTTCCCAATCTTTTACTGTTTTATTCATTGAATAAGATGTAGTAAAACATATTTTAATATCATTATCTTTACAAAGTTTTAATAATTTTTTAAATAAAACTATTTTATCATTATCAAACCTAATCCTAAATACTTTATTTTTAATAAATTTTTTAGGGTAAAAATTTATTATTGTATTAAAGACACCATCAATATCTATAAAAACACATTTCATATCTTTTCCTCCTCTCATTTATTCTATAAATTAATAATACCATATAAATTTAAAAAAGTCAACTACTTTTTTTAAGTAATTGACTTTTTTTTCTAATTATTAATATCATCTTCAATATTCCATATAATATTTAATAAAAATACTGTTCCTATTAAAGATAACATAACTAAAATAACTAACATCATAATATCTAAAAAATATGTTAAAAATGTTTTAAAATTATTATCATATCTTTTAAACAACAAATTACTACACTTACCATCATAAGCATATACTAAAATATCTAATGTAATAACTATATTTAAAATAAATCCAACAATATACATAATAAATAAAAATATATCAAAAACAATTGTATTCATCATATTGCCACCTCATATTTTACTTTATCTCCATATTTATAACCTAGTAATTCTACATCATTCCATTTAAAATTATAAAACCCATTAAAATTGTTTATTTTAAATGTAGGTGAATTATAAAATTTTCTCATAACTTGCTCTCCTAATTTATCAATATGTCTATCATAAATATGTATATTTACTCCAGTCCATATTAAATCTCCAACCTCTAAATTACACTCCTTAGCAATTAAGTGTTGCAATATTTGGTACTCTATGATATTGCTAACCAAACCAAGTGCCACATCACAACTTCTTTGCTTTAAAAACAAGGTTAGTTTACCGTTCTCAACTACCCATTGAGTATGATGTAAACAGGGAGTTAATGCCATTTTATCTAATTTTTCATTATCCCAAATTTCTGTAATAATTCTTCTACTATTAGGATTATTCTTTATCTCATTAATAATATAATCTATTTGAGAATTAAAATTATATGTTTTAGTTTTTATTTTCCTACCATACGCAAAGCCAATCGTACCATCTTCTTGCCTCCACTCTCGCCAGTACCTACAACCTAACTCATTTTCAAGTTCATTTACATCATTACTCTGTCTAATCATTATCCACTCTAATTCTTTAATAGCACTCTTATATGGTGCATATCTTGTCGTAGGTAATAATGCTCTATAATTACCTTTACTATCTTTATATGGTTTAAATCTTACTTGTAATCCTATAATCTGTCTATAATAAGCAGGTGTACCATCTGCATAAACTGTCCTAACATTTTCTTTAATGTCTACCCCTTTATCACTTGCTATGTAATTTACTAAATCTCTATAAAACTCATCAAAATTATCATAAACATTTTCTTTTATCATTTTATTTTTCTCCTCTCAATAGTTTATAAAATACTTCAACCATTTTTTCATAATATCTAAATGTTTCAGTAGTACCACTACTATATTTCTTTTTATCCAATACCCAAATACCATTATCGTTTGTCTTTAAATTTTCTTTATTTGCAAGTCTACCTAATTTACTTATTGTAATATCAATATCATATCTATCTTTTAACATTTTACATATTTCAGTAGCACTATATGATAACTGTTCTATTTTAGGTAAAGGTAAATACATTTCTCCAGTTGTTTCTTTTACAATAACACTATTTAAAATATCTTTATAACTATCAATTTTAACATTATCTCTAACATCTTTTAACAATTCTAATTTTCTTAATCTCAATTCTTCTTTTCTAAATTCAAGTTCTTCATCAGTCATTGTAGGTACTTGTACTCTTTCATATTGAATATAATTATTTTTTAATTCATTTTCAAGTTTATGTATATATTCTAAAACACCTTTTCTAACAAATTTACTTTCTCTCATTAAAACTTGTTTACATTGTTCTAAAGTTAGTATGAAATTATCGTATTCTTTACCACGTGAATTTATATATTTTGACTGGGAAATTTTTCCCAGTGAGATTTCTTCGGAAAATTCATCTCTTATAATTTTTAATAAATCATTATGTTGTAATTCTGTGTATCTTCCATTTCTTAACTCTACTTTTCCTATTTCTAAATTATTCTCAACCTTGTAATTATACTCCATTTCTCTATATCTATTAATTTCTTTCAATAATTCCAAACTTGTTACTTCATCTTTATTTCTTAAATTATTCATTTTATTTTACCTCCAGTATATTATCAAATCCATAATTTTTTAATAAATTATTCAAATTATTTACATTACCACATAAAAATCCATATTCTTCTCCGTTAGTGTTTAAAATTATTATATGATATTCTTGTAAATTAATATTAACATTACATTTAAATTCTATAATCTTATATCCTAACCTATTATAATCAATTCTATCTTGTTTTTTAACCATACCTATAATCTTATCTACCATTTTATATTCTCCTTTAATCTATATTTTTATCATAATACTTCATTAAATAATATTCTAAATTAACCATTAATTCATTATCTTTTAATAATAATTTATTAAATTTATTTATTAATCCAAACATATCAATATTTTTTTCTAATTTATAATGCTTTAAAAATATACAACTTTCTACATCTTTACTTTTATTAAATTCAAATACTATATCAAAATGAATTATTTTATTTAGTCTTTCATTTAATAATTTATAACTTAATATTATCATATCATCATTAAATTCATTTACAAATATATTAAATTCATATAAATTATATCCAGTCATACTAAATACTCTTAAAGATTTTGATAACATAATATCTTGAAAATAAGTATTTAATTTAATAATTTCTTCGTTAATATTTACATCATCTTCATCATCTAAATATTCAATCATTGAATTTTCTCTCCTTACTTGTCAAATGATAAGCATTACATTGTTTACAATAATAATACCTACACTCTCTTCTTTTACTTCTACCCTTTCTTTTCTTATAACTCATACTTGCTTGTGCTAAATACAACATTGCCTCAAACTTGGTAAATTTCTTTTTATTGCATTTCATATTCCCCAAACCCCAACTTTCTTAGGAGTTTAATTATATATTCAATACCTTTAGATGTTACTAACGTAGTGTAGATAGGCTCTCCAGTATAATTATTATAAGATTGTTTAACTTCAAAATAACCTAAATTTACATATTTTTGATAAGGTTGGTTATACTTATTTAATAAACTGTTTCCTCTTAATATTCCAAACAATATGTTTCTACCAACTGGTCTTTTATTTGTTTTACTTTTAAATTTTAATAACTTAGCAACTTCACTCATACTTATCGCTTTTTTACTGCTTGTTACTTTATTATAATACTCTACCTTTGGTTTTTGTTCTATAACTTCATTTTCTAATTGTTGTATTTTTTCATTTTTTCTTTCAATAGTTTTTTGTGCTATAATTAATGCTTTAGCCATTATAGTTTCATCAGTATCATTTTCATCAGTTTGAATATATCCACCATTTTTTCTAATTTCTTTTAAAATAATTTTAACTTTCTTTTTAAATTCCTTAGCAATAGGTTTTCTACTTAACATTAATAATTCATATAAACCATCTTCTGTAACATACCATAAATCTTGACTTCTACCTGATGGCAATATTGTTGCCACCTTAATTTTTTCATCTTCATCTAAACTATTTAACATCATATTAACATTTCTTATACCTCTTTCTTTATCTTTAAAAGCATAATCAATCCATTCTGCAATATCCTTAGCCAAAAATAAAAATTCATCTCCATTACTATAAACTTTAAAATTTTTACCTAATAATTCTCTTTCATTTAATATTTTTAATTTATTTTCCATACTTATTTCTCCTTTACATAATTTTTATTCTATTTTATTATACCACATAAAAAATTTTATGTCAAATTAAAAAGTGGTATTTCTACCACTTTATTCAAAATATTTCATAAAATACTTACATAGTATAAATAACCCTAAACATATAAATATACCTGTAAATAACCCTGTAAGAATTTGATATAACATATAATTCTGTGATACAGTTTTTATACATTCACTATCTTTACATTTATTTATTAATTGCACTAAATCACTACTATCCATTAAAATAATCCCCCAATATCATCTAAAACTTCACTATCTACAATTTTTTCATAATTTGTAGATTTTTTTGAAAAGAAATCGTGTTGTGTTGTTTCAAGACTAATACCATTCATTACAATAGGATTTATTTCATTTACGTTAAAGTATTCTTCAAAACCTAGATTATTAAATGCTCTATTGAAGTTGTATTTTAAATAATCTTTAACTTCTGAAATCATATCAAATGATAATTCTTTATTTAATTCTGAATATATATCTTCTATATATTCTATTTCATTTCTATGTAAATCTAGTGAAAATTCAACTAACCAGTCATACCACTCTTTTTGAATTTTTTCATCCTGTCTATTATATACTTCTTTTGCCAACATTCCAATAAAACCACCGTGAATACTTTCATCTTGTACTATCTTTTTAATAATATCACTGCAAGCAATTAATTTATTTTCATACCCAGCCACCCATAATGGTAAATAAAATCCACTATAAAATAAATGACTTTCTAAATTAATACTTGCACTTAATACTTTAAACAATTCAAAATCTGTCAATTTTTCTTTATGTAACAAACTATATTGCTCATCTATTTTTTGTGCTTTATATTGTAAAAATTTATTCTCTTTTACCCATTCAAATATCTCATCTATCTCTAAATTAGATGGTATTAATGTCATAAAAATTTGAGAATATGACCGACTGTGTATATATTCCATCATACTCATAAATGCAATTACTTCTTGATTTTGTAAACTTTCAATATGTCTTATTAATTGTGCCATAGCATTTCCACCTTGTATTGTATCAAGTAATGTCAAACCACCTAAAACTTTTTTATAACAATCTTTAAAAGCATTACTCATAGTTTTCCAGTTATCTATATCTCTTGTAGGTGTATATTCTTCAGGTATCCAAAATTGTTTTATATTTTGTTCTCTAAAACTAATAACATAATCATTATCAGGTTTGTTCCAGTTTACTGCTTCATATATTTTATTATTCATAATCTTCTTCCTCCATTCAATCTAAATAATCTCCCATATAATATTCATCATCATAATCATCATAATCATCATAATCATCATAATCATCATACATAAAAAATCAACTCCTTAATATATTTATTTTACACACTAATTATAGCATAAAAATATCTATATGTCAAATAAAAAATAAGTAGTTTTCACTACTTATTAATTTCAAATCTTTTTTCAAGAGTATTTAAATATTTACTCATTTCATCTCTCTGTTCCAATAATAGTTTTTTATTTTCATCATCTAAACTATTAAAATCTTCTGTTTCAGTAAATTTAACTAATTTTGTTATTTTACTTTTTAAATCTCTAATTTCTTTTACTAACTTTCCTAACAATTCAAATTTCTCTGTAACCACTTCAACCCCCTTTCTAATAACCTAATGTAAACAATAGGTCATCTAAAGTTTTTAATGTATACCAATCTCCTTCATTTTCAATAACTGGTACTTGTCTATAACCTAATGACCTAATTAATTTCAATGCTTCATCATCTTCTGTAATATCAATAAATTTATATTCAATATTATTTCTTTCTAACATATCTTTAGCAATGTTACAATTTACACAACCATTACCTTTACCATAAACTTTAATCATTATTTTCCTCCTGTTTCTTTATGTGGAACTAACTGTCCATTTCTGTTGTATCTTACATATTTTTTAATAACTTTACTTCTAATATCATAAATTACAAATCCTTCAACTTTTCTATTTTCTTTATCAATATAATTATTATAAACTATATCTAAATTTTCTATACTTATATCTTTTAATTTATCAACTAAGGGAACTCTTGATATAAATTCTGGAAATTCTTGAGTAGTAAATATATAATGTAATAAACTTAAATCATATACTAAATTAGATAATTCTAATTTATCATTATCCAATTTAATTCTACCTTTAGCAAATACATAAAATTTATTCTTGAATTTGTCTAAATGTAGGTAACTAATTTTACCCATACCTAGCCATTCTCCAAACATTATAGAACCATCATAAATTAACTCTTTAAGTTCTTGTTCGTGTTCTACTAACCAATTTCTCAAACCTTTATATTCTAATTTTGTACCATCAATAATTTCCTCTAATGTAAATACATAATTCCTTTGACAAATATAAATTTGCTCTCCTATTCTACCAATACCTAGATTACTTCCATCCAGTTTCTCTGTTAAAACATACCCTTTTTCATTTTCTGAATACCTAGTTGTTTTTGGATATAAAGTCATTTTAATCATTTAATACCATCTCCATTTCTTTTATTTTTAAATTCTAATTAATTATATCATATAAATAATAAAGTGTCAATACTTTATTTTAAATATTTTTCTCTATTTTGTTTTGTTGTTTTAATACTTGATTGTATTAAATTTTCTAATATATTTAAATCAAATGCTTCTAAAACAATTCCATCATCAATTCCTAAATGTTTATCTGTAATAACATTAAATTTCTTAATAAAATTATCATAGGAAAATAAACATACAATAACTCCATAATCTGTTACACTTCTAATTAACCTACCTACACCTTGATAAAATACTATTTTCATCATATTATTGTAAAAATCCCAATATTCACTAATAAATGAATTTTCCTTATCATACTCTATTTTATCAAATAGTAATCTATTAAATTTAGATATTATACTAGGTTCATTAACTCTCATATAAGGCAACTTAGTTATTATTAAAGTTGTCATATTATCCCCTTTAAAGTCTATACCTTCCCAAAATCCTGTATTTCCAATAACTATTGTATTATTATCTTTATTCTTATTCATATCTTGCATTATAGTAGGTAAAGATGAATAATATTGAGAGTGTATGGAATATTTATTACCTATTAAATTATCTTTCAAACAATTATAAGCATTATCAACATCAATCTTACTTGTACATAATATTAAACTACCACTATCTCCATTAGTAACAATACTATCTAATTTTTTATCTAACAGCCATTTATACCTTGTTTCCTTACCATATCTATCAAGACAATAATTTTTATCAAGGAAAATATATCTTTTATTGTATTTGTCAAAAGGACTATTAGGTATATAACATCTATATGTTTCATCTTCCAACAAACCTAACCTGCTTACAAAAAATGAATAATCTCCCTCAATACTCATAGTAGCACTACAATATACAATATGCTTTACTTTATTTATGGTATTCAAAAATTTATTATAAGCATTAACAGTATCATCATTCATTAAATATAAATTAACTTTCAAATTACCATCAATACTTACTGTAATAACATCAGGGACTAATCTTCTCTTAACTTCAAAACTATTATTATCTAATTTATTAATTAAATCCTTTAAATAGAAAATATAATACTTCATTTCATTGGTTATTCTTGAATAAATATCTAAATTATTTAAAGAATATACTAAGTTCTTACATTCATCATACAAAGATTTGACTTCTTTATTATTTGAAAATATTTTATCTAATTCATCTATATTATTATCAGTCAAGTTAGTTGTAATTTCTCCCTTTTTATTCTTTATATAATCACTCATACCATTAACATCTTTAAAAGATATAAACTTGTCATAGTCTGACAATATAACACCTTTATTCATATAACTTTTACTATCTTTTCTTATTTCTTCCAATATTTTATCTAAGTTATCAAAAAACCTATCTTCATACTCTAAAATAAGTTTATCCAATTCTTTAAAATAAATATTTCTTAAATGTTCTATTGTCTTATTTTTTTCAACATTTAAAATCATTTTAGTTCTTTGTATATTTAATTTCTTATTTCTATAATCTTCAATATTCTTTTCATTCTGTGATATTCCATAAGTTAAATTAAATAATTCAGTATCACTAAACTTAGGCTTATCAGTCTTAAAACTTTTAAAATAACCTAACAATTTACCTAAATGTGATATAAATTCATTGTTAAATTTACTTTTTATTTTTGGCAACCTAAATAAAAAATTATCCAAATTAAATTCATCACTACTAATATTTATTAATTTATTGGGTAAATTATGCACCTCATCTAATATTAGTGTGTGTATATATTCTAAATTGACTTTTTTAGATAACAATAACAAATAATCATAATTTGTTATCATAATATTATGTACTTCTTTTTTACTTTTATTAAATTTACATTCTTTTATTTTACAATTTTTACAATTTCTATCTTTAGCATTATATTTATCAAATAATTTACTATCATATTTCAACTTACCATTACTATCATATCTATCAACTAAATCATAATCAATACTAGGTGTTCCTTGTATTTCCATCTCCTTTTCAATATCTAGTTTAAAATTTTCATCTTTATTCTTATCATTATCAAATGATTTCTTACATAAATAATTACTTTTTGATTTATATATACCAACTTTCAATTTTTTTAACATATCTTTATGTTTATCTAATCCTTTAAATTCAAAATAACTTTCAAGAGAAGGTATAATAACATTCAACATATCTTCATACACTTGCTTTTGCAATGATTTATTATTAGTAACAATAACTATTCTATTTTTATTCAAAACTTTGTCAAACTTTTTTAAATCATCATTATTTTCTTCTTCTAACTTATTGCTATAATTAACCATTTTAATTATATACTCAATTAAAGAGATATAGGTATATACAAATGTTTTACCTGTTCCAGTAGGTGCTTCCATAAGTATATGTTTTTTCCCACTATTAAAAGAATTTAATACATCATATACTAACTTATTTTGTTCTTCCCTGACTTTAAAATTAGGATTATATTTTTCTAAATAAGGCTCAAAACCTTTTATCCCAAATATTTCATATACTGTTTCCCTAAACATAATTTCACTTCCTTTATATTATAATTTCTAATATATTATAACATATAAATTTAAAAATTACAATAAAAAAGTATGAGAATTTATATCTCATACTTAAATATTTTTATCTATACAATTATATCTTTCATTTTCTGTTTATAATTTTCAATAATATTATCAATCAACTTCTGCCCATCAAAACCTGTTTCTAAAAATTTCAATAAAGTAGGGTTATACCCACTTAAAAACATATTTCCATACTCATCTGTTTCAGGAAATTTTGTTTCACTTGTTTCAAAATTCCACCAAATAATTCTAGTTTTAAGATTTCTTTCAAGGATTACTTTCATTGCTTTATCTTTTTTCTCTTTACTTCTTATATCGAATTGCATATCACTTAAAACTAAAATATAATCAGGTAAATCTTCTGTTACTTTAGATAACAATTCCATAACCTTTCCAAAATCTGTATTAGATGTATCATCAAAACTGTCAAGTATTTCCATATCTTGTTTGTAATTATTTGATAATTTCAATAACTTAGGATAACTTGAAAATGTAATAATGTAATTATTCATATAACTAGAATTTTTAGATACATAATGCCCCAATGCTCTTGCTTTTAGATAACACTTATAACTATTATACATACTTCCACTATTATCTACAATAGGGATTATCTTACCTAAATTTAATTTTGGAAATTCATTAAATATAATATCACAATCTTCTCCACTAATATCCCCATTATTATATTTTAATGCAAGGTCATAAGGTGTCATAGTTCCAGTATTAACCTTAGACTTTCCATTTCTGACATCTTCCAAATACTCATTAAATCTGTCATAATCTTTTGAAGTAAATGTTTTAAAATGTTTTAACATAGCAAGACTTGACACTTTTGAATAATCCTTAACTGTATCTTGTCTTGATAATACTGCTTCAGTTGTATTGTTATTAGCAATCATTTTTCTGTACTGTTTACTTGATAATTCAAATGCTTTTCTAAATGCTTTAACTTTTTCTTTGTTTCTGCCTCTTTCTCTAGGTAGCCATTTAGTCAAGTTAAATATTTCAATGCTTGAATTATCTCTAACATAATATAGTAACTTTTTTATTAAATAATCCCAATATTTACCACCTTTTAAATCTTTTTTAGACTTAACAAGTTTCCAACCTAAGTCGAAAATGTCATCTGCTCTGCCTATATTAAACACATTTTCAGGACTTTCTTCAATCTGTCCTAATAATAATCTTCCAACTTCTCTTTCCCCAAAACCATATCTGCAATCTCTTATAACTCTACCAAACCATTTATCATATTCATTGTTCTTGTCTAATACAATATCAACTTTGTTTGGATTATATCTTAACTCACTTAACCTAAAAACAGTATCAATATACTTATTCAAACTTGAATTATATGCTACATCCCCATTAAAAGTTTTTGTTTCATTAAATGCCTCTTTTAAATTCATTTTAATTCATCTCCCTTAATTTAAATAAAAAAGTCGGTATATGATTATACATATTATCTATTACTAATAACTGCATAATACCAACCGACTGCGATGGTCTGTGCTATTTCTCGAAAATAACTTACCACCAATCCCCAATTTTATAATCATCTGTATTTTAAAAATATTTTATGCAGTATAACTACTCTTACAGTAGTCAAGGTCTAGCAAATGCTAGGTAATAGTACCTTAAATAAGTAAACTAAAATTTAATTTACTTATTTAAGGTACTATCAGTAGTGTAATAAAAGAGTTTAACTATGCCTAGATTTTTTTAAATTAAATTTTTTTATGTTATGCTGTAACACTACTTAGTATCTTTAAACAATAGTCTATATCAATAATAATCCAAAATTTATTCATCAATATGTTATGCTGTTAGACTATTTAATTAAACAATCTCAATAAATTTACTCAATTTCTTTTTTAAATGCTTGAGAAAATTTAAATTTAACTTTATTTCTTTCAGGTTTTGTTACAAATTCCTGTGTTAAAGGATTTCTAACTTCTCCTGCTGGTAATGTAAATACATCAATATTACCTAAACCATACAACTGCACCCCTTTACCCTCTTTAATAACATCTTTTAATGTATTAATAAAGTTAGATACAATCTCATTTGATTTTGCAATAGACATATCATTTCTCTCTGCATATTCCTTTGCAAAATCTTTAGTTGTTATTCTTTCATTTGCTTGTAATTCCATATTTCATTTCTCCTTTCAACTTTACAAATATAGTATATCATACTTTTGTAAAATTGTCAACATTTAATTTTAATTTTTTTTTGGTGTGGTATGTAGGATTTGCACCTACAAGAGTTTCCCCCATAAGTTTCTAAGACTTACGTGTATACTATTCCACCAATACCACATATTATGGTGTGCCGACTAGGATTTGCACCTAGATGTTTACCACGTGGGAACAGATTTACAGTCTGCCTGCTTCTCTAAATTGCATATCGACACACATATATTAAATTTTGGCGAGAGTGATGAGATTTGAACTCACAGTACATTTCTGTATTAACAACTTAGCAGGTTGCCTCCTTGCCTATTCGGACACACTCTCTTAAAGGAGAGGCTTTTATTTTATAAAAGCCTTACTATGAAATGAATTAATTTAATTTAAAATAATTTTGTTGGTGTGCCTTACTGGACTTGAACCAGTACATCCTTTTCAGAATAATGGATTTTAAGTCCATTGTGTCTACCTCTTTCCACCAAAGGCACATATTGGTAGCAGGGGCGAGATTTGAACTCGCAACTTCAGAGTTATGAACACTGCTAGGTATCTTTCCTACACCCTGCGATATTATTATATCATATTAATTCTTATTTGTCAACAAAAATTTTTAAATTATTTCTATTAACTCAAACTTACAATTTATTATATCATACTTTTTAAATCTTGTCAACAATTTTTTTACAAAAATTTTAAATTTTTTCAGTAAAGAGGAATTTAATCCTCAATACTGAATTTAAAATATCTATGTACCCAATAAAATCTTTCTCCAAAACCTACATTATGGTTTTTTAAAACATCATTTAAGGCTATTGGATGAAAATTACAATCACAAATAAACTTTAATTGTTTTTCCTTATTTTCTTTCAATCCTTCATCTAACTTTTTAACACTTACTAAAAATTCTTTTTCATTATCAATTACTTGAGTATAAACATAAAATTGTCTTTTAGATTTCTTATTTTTAATCTTTTCCATTTATTTCATCTCCCTTAACTTAACTACATATATAGTATATCACATATTAAAGAATTTGTCAACACTTTTTTTAAAAAAATTTATATTCTTAATTATATAATATTTTACAACATTCATATAATTGATTTATATGTCCTGTTATCAAACAATATTGTATAATATTTACTCTCAATCTTTTTTCTTTATCTTCATTATACTTATCACATTCATATTTTAAATTAATACCATAAGTTTCTTCAAACAGTTTATATAAATTAATATATGCACCCACAATATTACCATTAAAGTTTTTTCTAACTAAATGATTAATTTCATTCTTTTTACTAACCTCATCTTCTGTATAAACATATTTAATTTGTCTTTGTAACTCATTATTTCTAACTTTTAAATTTTCAATTTCATTTTTAAGTTTATATTCTCCATACTTTCTAATACTTGGTAAAACTTCACTTGTTACCCATTCAGTAAATTTTTCTGCTTCGTCCTTTTTACTTTGAAATATGCACTTATATAAATTACTTTCATTTATAAAATTCATTTTTTGTTTTCCACCATTTGTAAGGGTATCATTTAAAATGACCCCCTTTGTGTTAAGTCTCATTTTTACTTGGCTAGAATTACCTAACCCTAAAATTTTACATACATCTTTTAAATTAAAATAAGGTAAATCATTTTCCAACACAATTCTAACTTTACCAAATTCTTTATTTTCAAATAATTTTATTTCATTTTCCATATTACTATCTCCTTTATATTTAATTTTATTACATAAATAATATATCACATAAATAATTATTTGTCAAGTATCTTTTTATATTTTTTAAAAATAAATTTATCATAAATTTTTCTTTTAACTACTTTCCATTTTTTCCAGTCTACTTTTGGAAATTTAATGTCTCCTTTATAATTTCCACCTATATGGGAAATATACATCTCATCAATTAAATCCATATCTAAGAATTGTTTATATATTGACTTACCACCAATTATAAATACTTCATCATTAGTTTCTAAATCATTTAACCATTCAACTAATTTACCCATATCATTAAATACTTTAACATTATCATTAAAGATTTCTTTAAATTCTTTATTACTTGATAATATAATATTATATCTATCTTTTAAAGGCTTTCCTATACTTTCATAAGTATTTCTACCCATAATAACTATTTTACCTTTAGTTTTATTCTTAAATAACTGTAAATCTTCAGGGATATTCCACAATAATTTATTATCTTTTCCAATATAATATTTTTCATCAAATGCTACAATAAGTTTTATTTTACATTTCATTTTATAATCACTTCCTATTTTCTTTAATCTTTTTAATACTGTTCTTTAGTAAAGTCTTTTTCATAGACTTGCTAATCTTCTCATTCTTTTCTTTATAATTCTTTTTAATTTTTATTTCCTTATCTTTCTTTTTGTTATTTATACCTGTTAAATAAGTTGCTAATCTTCTATTTACAAACCTACCAACACTCAAACATACACACTCCATACCACTCTCTAATGCAACTTTTGGTACTATTCCAGTTTCACTATTTAAATCAACTATTAAATTTTCATCTAACTTATCCAATTTTGATAGTGCTACAATCCTATCAACTATCTTCTTTGGATAATCCTTATCATAACTTACTAAGTCTAATTTAATAAAGTTAGTAGGCTCTTTTTTATTTATCTTATTCAAACTTCTTATATAAAAGTAATTACTCTCCTTTGTAAAAAACAATATGTAACCTAATCCACTCTTAAATAATCTATTCTTTTTATTTTCAACTTTTGTCCTAAACACAACAATATCTTGAAATATAAAACCTGCTTTAATCATATATTCATAATCAATATTTAATTTATCTTTATTTGTAAATATATAACAATGGCAATTATCATTACAAACATTGAATAACCTTCTCAACAAATTTTCATTTCTGCTATTCTCAATACTTTCTAATAACATACTTGTAGTTGCTATTCTACCTAAATCATCATTTTCTTTTCTAAATTCAGGTAACTTTGTAATTATAAGTGTAGGATTTTTATTTTCATTCTCAAGGTATTCAATCATTTCATCTATATTATTATTAAATACTTTTACATTTCTATATATTTTCATAATTTCAATACCTACATTTCTAACAATTTATTCTTATGTCTTGTTTTAATTACCTTATTACCATTCGATATTTTCATAATACCATTATCTTCCATATAGATATTACTAACCCAATTATCTGTATCAATATCCATTAAATTACCTAAGTTGGCAACATCATTCTTATCTTTCATTCTTAGATTAATAAATGCCCCTTCTTCCAAAAATTCTTTCAAGTAACTAGACATTTGAATTAATGTATTTTCAAGTTTAATTTTCTTGTTTCTTAATTCAAGTAGTTCAGACTTAACTTCTCTTTTGTATCTTTCAATGTTGCTTTCATATTCTTCAACAACTTCTATACCTTGTTCATACTTGCAATATTCATTAAATTGTTGTGTATAATTAAACCCATATTTTAATTCATTTCTTAAAAATTTCATATAAGAAAATCCTATTGGATTTCTACTTTTATCCACATTAAAATAAACATCATACTTTAATGAATAATATCCCCTTAATAATCCTTGATATTCTTTTAACTTATTCAAATATGTAGTTATATAGCAATTATCGTAAACTTTACCTAAATATTCTTTGTCAACTTCTTTAATATCTTTCATATTGTTTTCTAACACTTCAATAGAATGGTTTCTAAACTTTTTTATTTTATATCTAAGTGTATTAGATTTAAATTCTTCATCTTGCCCCTTTAAAAAAAGTGATTTACCAACAGTTCCATAAGTATTTCTGTCAACTGTATTATATTTTTTATTTAACAGATATTGTTCAAAAACCCTACCACCACCATAGTTTATAATACTTTTAAGTGGCTTGTATATCTTTACAAGATTTAATATAAATTGTTTTTTATTATATTTTTCTGTCTTAATGTTTATTGTTGCTTCCTTAATTTCTTTATATAACTGTTTCATTGCAAGATAGGAAGTGTAGTTTATACATTTGTATGATAGTTTCTCTCCGTGTCCGAACGTGTCATCAATATGATATTCAACAATCTTTTGTAATTCTTTATCTCTTTGACTTTGTTCACATTTTGTCATACCAAAGGCATATCTATAATTGTCATCTTCATCATAGTATTGTTTGTTAAGGATTAGTATATTAGCAATAGTTTCAATTCTCAAGTTCTGAAAATCTTCTAATTGATTTCCATTCAAGTAAAACCAAGTATGGCAATCAATATCAATATCAAAAACTTTTTTAATTAATTCTTCAGTTCTTGTAAAGTATATTGCTCTATCCCTTATCTGTTTTGAATATTTGTCATTCTTACTTTCCTTGTCATAATCTCTTGCAAACTTAAAATTAGATAGCATTAATCTTGCACCTTCCAAAGTGAAAAGGTATGCTATCTTACTTGCATTGCCATTTTTAAATGGCTTTCCTACATTCTCTTTATAACAAGCATTAAGTCCATCTGTATAAACTTGCCAGTCATCAATATTTTCATCTTTTGAAATTATGAAATAGTCTTTGTCCTTTTCAAGAGTTCTTGTATATTCATTATCTTGATTTCTTAACAAGCACTCAATATTTTTTCTCAATCTGTCATTTCTTTGTGAATATTTATTATTCTTTTCAACCTTGCTTTCTTCATCTAATGTGAAAAAAGTAAATGTATACATAGGAATACATTTAACTCCTTTGTATGTTATGTATGCTAATTTTTTTTCATAGTCGAATTTATTTACTTGGTCTATAAACTCAACTTTCATATTATCGTTTTCAAATTTTAGTTCTCTAATAACTTTTTTTCTTGGCATAGTATACCACTCCTTTTCAATGATTTAATTTTTATTAAGGTTATCTTTTCAAACCCTTTTATTATATATAATACCATAATTTCAATAATTTGTCAATAGTTTTTTGAAAAAAATTTATTTACCTATGAAACAAGTTATTCTTTAATAGTTTTAGGTTCAACCCTATTTACTTGTATCAACGGCAATTTATAAAGTGATTAATATATTATATACTAATAGATATATAGAGTATATACTAACAACTAAGTAGATTGCGGTTTGTACCAAGAGTTAGGGTTGTACCTAAGTATTTTATGAAAAATATCTTTAAATATTAAATCATTAACTGAATTAATGAAATTTTGTGTTCTGATTAATTTCATAAATAATTAAATTTTAATTAAAAATTAAAAATTTAGGAACTAGGTCAAGGTACAACCTTAACTTTAGGTACAATCCCCAATTTATCAAGTAATTAATATATCTTATATTTATCTATTATACTATATAATAAGAGTATATAATATATTAATTTACTTGTAATAAGGCGGCTAGTACCTAGACTTAGGTTGTACCCTAAAATTAGTATCTTGTTGCAACTATTTTAAATATGTACTCATATAAAACGAAAGGGATTACAATAAATGGGAACTAGAATATATAATGTTGACAGAAAAACGTTAAAGAATAAATTATTAAATTATTCAGTAAATGAAAGAGGAGAAAAAGTTACAAAATTTTCATTATGTAAGAACATTGAATTTTTAAAATCTATTGGTTGTAAGAGTAAATCTATTTCTCCAAATACAATTCAAAGTTGGTATAAAAGATTATCTAATTTTGAGCCTGTTGGAGAAATGACTGACAAGTTTATTTATGATTATCATAAAAATGTTACCAATCGTATTCCAAAGAAGTTAAGTTATATTGACTGGACTAAAGATAAAAAGAATTTATCTCCTGAAAATTTAATGATTGAAAAAATAAAAAATAAGATTGACTGGAATGATAGGAAAAAATATCTTGCTATGTTGAAATTAAATGATAATGATTTCAATATTGAAAGATATTCACATTTGAATGAGAATGATTTAAAATTTATGGTTGATATGTTTATTGAAAAAGATAAACAATTAAAATTTGAAAATGAACTTGAAAAAATGATTTCCAATGGAGATGAAAATATTGTAGACTATTTGTTTTGAAAATGCTCCTAAAACGAACGTAAACATACCTAGATTGAACGAGATATGTATTAGTCGACCAATTTATCATTTAACAAAATGAAAGCCCTTAAAATTGATTTACGGAGATTAGTTATGGAAAATTTAAAAAATTTACAATTAAAAATAACTGAATTAATGGAAGATAAATCAAGTTTAGAAAAAGAAAATGCACAATTAAGACAAAAAATAGTAGAACTAGAAAAAGAGAATGAAAAAGTAAAGACATTGGTAAATGTTGAACTATTAGATAATGACATTAAGAAAATAATATTAAAGAACTATGCTAGGAACAAGTCCAGTCTTTCTATATATAGGGAGGTTGGTAAACTGTATGGATTGACTATTGAAGAAATAGATGAAATAATTAAAAATATAGATAAACTTGATAAGGAACTTATTGAGTTTTATAAAAAGGAAGTAGAATTTTTTAGGGAGAATGACCTTATAAAGTTTTTTAGTGAACAGGATTTAATAAAAGATAGTATTGATGTTACATTATCCTCTTTGGATATGCAAATATTAGAGTATTCAAAATTAAAAACTATGGATAAAGATGAATTTAAAATTTATAGTGATTTATTGGCAAGGAAAAAAGATTTTATCAATATTAGATTAAAACTTGTAGATACATATAGAGAAGGAACTTTAATATCGGACAGTAATAAAGAGAATAGTAATAATATTTCTATTGAAATTAAAAAACAGATAAATAATATTATGAATATAGATACTTTCAAACAAAATGGGATTAGTACCGAAGTTGTTAGAATAGATAAGGAGGTTGAACAATGGGAATAAATTATGAAATATTTATTGACCCAATATCTAATGTTGTGTTTGCAAAAACATTAAAAGGTACAATCCCAATAGGTGTCGATTTTGATAAAGAAACTGGTAATTTTGAAAGTATTGAGAATATAGAATATTATCAAACTTTCATCGAATATGTTATCAGAAGTAGACAATATTATGATGTTGTGAGAAAGAAATATAAATATCGTGAATTATTTCCATATCAATGGAGTGTATGTTTGAAGATTATTGATAGTGTTATGAATAAGAAAGGTAGAAAAATTTTACCAGTACAGGCTAGACAAACAGGTAAGTCAGAAGCAATAAAAGTATGGCTACCATTTTTAGTTGTGTTCGCACGTCAATATGTTGAATTTATACACGAAAGATTTACTGGAATATTAGGAAGTTACAAAAGTGATACTATTGATAAGTTAAGAAAAGAAGTTATACCTTATTTTAAAACTGCTATTGAAGTTTATAATGAAATGTATAAGGATATTGAATTAGTTAGTGCATTGGATGGTAAAAATACTAAACTTGTAAATAATTCAAACAGGTTAGAAATAAGTGCTAAGGTGGATGGGCAGTATTTACCTTATAGTGAATGTTTTTTTATAACATTGGGAACTTCACAGGATAGTTTGACTTCACATATAACTGCAATAGATGAAAGTGGTAAGTGTGATAATGACTTATTTGATAATTCAATATCGCCATTTTCAAATAGTACACGTGGAACTCAAATATTTATAGGAGTACCAAGTACAAGTCCTAATTCATTATTACAAAAGAAGTATGAGGCAAGATATAATGAAAATTCAAAGATTGATTGTTATTTTTATGATTGGAAAATGTGCTATTCATTAGCAAAAAGAGTTAATCCTGAACAAGCAGAAATAATGAAGGAAACAACTTTAAGTGAAATAGCTGTTACTGGAGGACATCACTCGATAACAAACAGAATGAATTATTATCTTGAATTTAGTAAAACTGATGGATTATTCTTAACTAAAGAAATAATAAAACAACACGATATGTTTAATATTGTGAATAATAGTTTTGAAGAGGAAAGTATATATAATGTATATAGAGTGGCAGGAATTGATATTAGTGCTACGAGTACAGGAGATTATTTTGTAATAAGTAGAGGAACTGCTTGGCAAGATAACAGGGGGTTGTACCATAGTACAGTCAGAAGAATTACAACTTTGAATAAAAATAATTTGAATGACCTGTTGACACCTATTGACAAGGTAAATTCAATTTGTGATATTTTAGAGGAAGAACTTATTGATATTTGTATGGTGGATAGTACATCACAGCAATTACATTTTATTCAGTTGTTAAGACAGGAAATGAATAAAAGAGGTATATTGACTATGCTTATACCATTTACATATACAAGCAAAAGTAAACAGACTATGTTTAGTGAATGGGAGGACAGTTTATATAATGGGTTTACAAAATTTCCTTTAGTCAAGACTTGCTGGGAAACAGAAAAATTATATGAAGAAATGCAAACTTTAGTAAAAAAGGAAACAAGCACAGGATATACCTATGAAGCATATAAGGACAGAAAAGATTTACAAACAAAGGGAAATACAGATGACCATTGTAATTCTGTTGCTATGCTACATTATTGTTTGCAATATTTAGATGTTGCTATACAAAATCAAGAATGGTTTAAAGATGGTAGTAATTATGAATGGAGAGCAGATAAGTTTAAAGTAAAGGATATGGTTAATAATTTATTAAATAAAAAAAGAATAACAAAAATAGAGAGAATGAAAATATATTTAGACTTAATTCCATAACATAAGGGGGTGGAAATAATAATTGAGTAGCAGATATTTGGAAGAGAATTTTTTATTACCTATTAGTAACAGTAATAAGTACAGACGTTCTCAAAGAATAAATTTAGTTGGCTTTAATAATTTAAGTTGGGTTACTAAACTAAACAGTAATGGAATGTTTAATAACATTAACAGGGATATTGAGATTAATGTTATTGATGACTTGATTAGTGGCAGGTCTTTTGAACATTGGTTTAAATATAAGATTACTAAGAAAGCCCAAGATAATTGTGATATAGATTACAAAGATAATTTTAAGAAAGCATTTGTATATATAAATTTCATAAAAACATTGGTTGAAGATATTGCTATGCAATGTCCTGTAATGGATAATTTTGACCCTAAGCAAGAGTTAAGTGATAAAGAGATTAAATATCTAAAAGAGGAACTAGATGATATAGACTGGATTTCCGTATCTATTGATACTATTAAGGAGTTGGAGTTAAAAGGAGATTGTTTTTATCAGATATATTATGATGAAGAATTAAAGAAACATAGATTTATTAAATTGAAAACTGAAAATATGTTAGATATTATTGTTGAAGATGACAGCATAAAATATATTTATAAGAATGTAAGAACAGTTAAGACTTTGGATATTGAAAAGTCTATATACACTAGAAAAGAAGTTGAAGATTTAATTATTTTTACCAATGGATATTATGTTGAGTATTTAGATGTTACTGACTTGGATATTAAAAGTGCCAAGAATAAAAATATTGTAATGAATACAAAGGAAATGGGTAATATGTTACCTATTATTCACATAAGTGGTAAATATAAGAGAGAAGATAGTGAATTTAGTGAGATACCTAGTGTTGACTACATTGACCCTACATTAGATACTAATACGATTATAACAGATATTAGAAGTTCCAATAGAAATGCTGGAAGTCCTAGATGGGTAGTTATAAATGGGGATTTAGATTTGGATAGGAGTGTACTTGACCCTGGAGGGATTGTACATATTGAAACTCCTGAAAAACTTAAAGGATTTCATTCAAGACTTTTACCTGAAACTAATGTGAAGTCATTTGAAATTACAAACAGTTTATCAAGTCTTAATAAAGAATTAATATTTTATATGGATTTCCTTTATAGAATTGTTGGATTAATACCTCCTACTTTACAAGAAAAGATGAGTAGTAGTGATAGTAGTAAGGCAATAGCACAATTTAGAACTAAGCAGGAAGTAAAGAATAAATATTATATGACAAGTATTAAAAAAGGATTTGCTAGTTTCTTTGGACTGTTGTTGAAAGATAACAGTAAGAGAAGTAAGAAAGATAAAGTATTCCTACAAATACCTAAGATACTTGTTACTGCAAATGTATATGACAATTTGTTGCTTGTTGCACAGGAAATTGGATTAGGATTGACAACTATGCAAGATTACTTAAAAGAACAAGGATATAGTGAAAAACAGATTAAAGATATTATGAATAATCAAAAAGAAGTATTAGAAAATTCACAAATTAATAAAGATAATACTGATGTTAAAAAAATAGAAAATAATAGTAATAACAGTAAAGAAAATACAACTGCTAAGATAGATACAAAAAATCAAAGTAGTGGTGTAGACAATAGATTTAAGAAAACATAAGGAGTAAGAATATGACTAAAAAATTTATTTATCTTTTGTTTAAAGATGGGGAAGGTGGAGAGCCTAAAGAACCTGAAACAAAGGAAGGTAATGAGGGAGATGATTTAGGGGAAGGTAAAGAACCTAAAGAGCCTAAAAGTGAACCAAAAAGTGAGCCTAAGTCAGAGCCTAAAAAACAAACTAAAAAAGATGAAAAAAAAATTAGTATAACAGTAAAGGAATTTGAGGAGTATAAAAAATTTAAATTAAATTCTATGAGTGCAGAAGAGAGAGAAAATGCACTAAAAGAAGAAAATGAAAGTTTATTGACAAAAATAGGAGTGCTTGAAAATACTATTGAAACTCAAACAAAAGAGATTGAGAGAGTAAAAGCACAAGATAGTATTAAAGAAAAATTAGGAACTATTAAAAAAGAAAAGCCTTATTTAATTGAAACATTAGATAAGAGAGCAAGTAAAGGGTTTAATAATATTGATGAAGTCAATGAGTTTGTAAATCTTATTGACAGTCCTACATTAAAGGAAGCCTATGATGTATTGCAAAAGACACAAAAGGCTACTAAAATAACAAGTAAGAATGTTGTAGGTACTTCAAATAATGATAGTAATACAAATAATACAAGACATAGTAATTATGATTTGTCTAAATATGGCATTAGAGTAAGAAAATAATTATATTAGAGTGGGAAAAAGTTAAAGGAGAATTAAAAATTGAAAGCAAGTATAACAAATTTAAAAATTACAGGTATTCAAGAAATGCAAAGTGATATTAAGGAAAAACATTTTGCAACGGCAGAAGAATATTACATTGATGACCAATATACTGATGGTGTTGATTTATTCAAGATTATGACAGTTAAAAAAGGTAAATGTTTAGGTCAAGACAGAAATACTTGGCACATTGCAGATAATACAGATGTAAATGTAATTCCTATGGGTATTGTTTATGCAGGGTCGCCTAACAGACACTTGGCAGGAGATGTTGAATTTCATAAAAGATTGCCAAGAGCCGAAGAACATTTATCAATGCCTATGATAGATAGAATGGGATTAATTGTTGAAGGGTATGATACAAATGGTAATCAAGTTTATCCTACATTTGAACTTGAAGATTTAAGAAAGCCAGTATATTTAGGTAAGAATGGTGCTATTACAGTTGACAAGCCAAGTTCGACTGAATTTAATACACCTATTGGTTATATAAATAGCAGACATACAATTATGTTGGATTTATCTAACAATACAAATAAATACAACGTACCAGTAACAAAAAATTAATAATAAGGAGATAAAAAAGTTAATGAAGAATTTATATTTATTATTTAAAGATGGTGCAGGTATACCAGCAACTGGTTCGACACATTTGGGGGATAAAGGTATTCATAAACAGTTTAGCAACTTTATTGAAGTTGGGGATTACTATGAAGGACTGTTAGCAGATATTAATAATACGGAAGCCTTAAATGGAACTACACCATTATTAAATTTATTGACAAAGATGACAAGAACAAGAACACATACTAAAAATTTCTACAAAGAAACTTTTAGTTTAGGTACTCAAGCATTATTCTTTAATGCAGGTACATATACTGACCCAGTACCAGTTAAATCAAAACAAATGACTTGGGAAATGGGAGTATTAGATTTAGAAAGTAAAGTAATGAATACAACTCAATTAGAGTTAAAGACATTTAAAAGAAATCACATATCAATAATTCCTGAATTTGTGAAAGCAATGGATGTTGTTATTTCTACTTATGTTACAAAAGTATATCCAGCATTATTTTATAAATCAATATTCCGAGTGCCAAAAGCAGGGGGGCAATTTAATGAGAATTTTGGATTGCTAAGAAATGTTAAGATAGATGGTATTATGTTAGCAAATGTTGACAGTAGTGCTACGGCAGGTAGTAAGAACTCTATTGTAAGAAACCATTATAGAGCGATTAGAAAACCTAGTACAGTAGCAGGACAGTTAGGGGTAACCCCTGAAGATGTTGATGATGTAAGAAAATATTTATTGAATTATACAGATAATGAAGGAAAAGAAATTGTTGCAATTACATCCAGCAATGTAATTAATACATTAGCAAAATTCTATTCTTATGAGCCAACTAAGGATTATTTCTTAGAAAATGGTATACCAAGTGTAAAAATTAATGGTATTCATTTCATAGAAGCAGATACAGTAATTCCTGAAGATTTTATTTTCTTTGCTGTATATGATAGTGTTGAAACTGGAGCATTATTAACTAAAGTTATTAATCCTTATCCTGAATTTCAGGGGTTAAGAGTTGACAATGAAGATGAAAATTTTGCTTGGGAAAGTGTTAATGAACATAACTTGAAAGAAGTTAAAGTAATAGTTGGAGATATTGATGTACATTTGACTGGTAGATATAGAGGATTATGGCTTGATTGTGGAAACAGACCTAATACAGATGGGTTAATGACACAAGCAGGGTTAGATATATTGACTAGAAAATATGTACAAAGAGTAGCACAGTTAAATGCTATGATTGAAGATTAGTCATATTTTTATTTATACATATCTTAGTTCTAAAGGGTAGTAGCACATCTTTTACTGCCTTTTAGAATACTATAAAAAAAATAAGGAGAAAATTTAATGGAAAAATTAAATGATTTATTAAAAGGAGTTAATGTTTATGGCTTAAATGTTGCAGGGTTTGTTGCCAATCACGTAAAAGACAACAACCAAACAGCCTATGAATATTTACAGACAGTAACATTACTTGAAATTTTAAAGGAATTAAAGGAACTTAAAGAATTAAAAAGTAATGATAATGAAACTGTTGAAACAAAAACTAAAGTAGCAAAAGCAAAAGAGGAAAAAACTGAAAAAGCAAAGTAGGTGGTAAGGTATGATACTGACTTTGCAGGAAATAAATAGTAAAATTCAAGAACAGGAAGAAATGAAAAAAAGAATTGAAGAAAAAATTTCAAGTCTTTTGGAAACTATTGAATTTAAACGTATGCAAAATGGTACAGATAGTGTTGAAGTACAGAATATAACAGATACAATTAATACATTAAGGTTAATGAGGAGAGATTGTATTGATGAGATTAACAGTCTTGAGGAATTAAAGAAATCTTGTTGTGAAAAAAGGAGAGAAAGAAGCAAGTTAGTGAGTGATTTTTATGGCTATTAGTTATTTCAAGAAATTACATACTTACGGGCAGAGTTTGATATTTGATAAATTTCAGACTAAAATAAAATGTGTATTGGAAGATAGTAATAAAAATCAATTTATAGCACATTGTCTTTTATCAAAGTATAGTGATAAGAACATATTAACATCTAATGATATAAGTGATGTTAATAAAACAATAATTAAATTTAGGATTAGTGAATTGGAAAACTTAGTTGATATTAAGACTAAGACTAATAAACTTAATTACAGTTTAATAAAGACAATTATATTAGATGGATTAAGATATAATGTGAACAGTTTTGAAATAAATAATCAAAGTAGAGATTTTTTAATTATGGAAATAACTAAGTTTAAATCATAACCTAAAACAGTCGGAAACCTATTAAATTTACAATTAATAAAATTAAAGGAGGAATTTATAGGGTATGACTTTAAATGAATTAAAACAAAGATTACAAAATGTAAAAAGTAGTGAATTTTGTTATAAAATAGCAGAAAAAGAAATAAATAGTTTATATGCAATAATTTTATACTTTATGGCACTAGAAACAAACATTGATACAGGACATACTAGAAAACTTTGGGTACAGGCAATTAATAGAATTAGCAATGTATTGACTAAAATAATACCAGTTCCTAATTATGAAATATGGAAAGGATATGTATTTTCAAAAAGTTTAAAAGAAGATGATTTTATTAATGTTAGTTATGGCAGTTTTGGTATTAACATATCAAGCAGAGATGAAGTTTGGAAAAGTGAAAACAGTAATATCGCTAGGGCAGGTAATTACTCAAAAAGTATAAATTTAAAACTATTGGAAAGAAAAAGTCAATATAAAGGTATTCTAGGGAATGATTATGTTGAATTTTATGTAGATAAATTATTAAGTGAAATACAGTACGTACTCAAAGGTGGAAAAAACAGTAAACTAGAAGCCATAACTTTAGTATTGAAAGACTATACTAAAAGAATAAGAGAGTATGTAGAAACAGGTAAATAATGAATGATATACAATTTAAAAAGTTAATAGAGTTACATATTAAAAATAAATTAGATGAATTAATTAATGAAACTTGTTTTGAAAACTTTAAAGGTAAATATGTTATCCAAGACAATAAATATAATATACCAGCAAATTCAAATACTGAAATTTATAATATTAGTAATATTGATATTGAAAATAATGTTGTAACAATTTCAAATGTGAATAATTTACAATACCCACTCAATAATAAAAAAATATTTGTAAATTATAATAATGAAATTGATGTCAATGTTGTTGGAAATAATAAACTAAGTTTTGATAATGTTGATGACTTATATTTAGTTGCTTTGGGGGATATAGTTACAAGTAATGTTGATAAACAAGAGAATAAAATATATATAATTGTAGATGTGGATAATGTTAGAGTTGAAACTGAAACTATTTCAAGTACACATAATAATACTTATTATGATGTTAATATTTTTGTTGGAAGCAATGACTATTCAAATACTAAGGAAGAATTTAACTTTTTCTATAATGAGTTGATAAGGTTGTTTAGTGAACAAAGTTTTAATATTGAATATAATAATAAGAATTTAGATATATTTACGGTTGACAAGCCTAGATATAGAAGTAGTATAAAGACTGAAAATGATAGAGTAGGTTATATAATTCTTAGATTTTCACATTTCTATAATAACAAAATAAGAATATAAGGAGAAAATATTAAATGGCAAAATTAGTAAATAACGGTAATGCTAGAGTTAGATTAACATTCTTAGCAATGGAATTAGTAAGTAAAAAGATTGAGTTGTTTTCTGTTGAAAATAAGACAATAGAGCCTTTGTCAAATTTACCTACTGACCCTTTGTTTAGTAGAAAATATCAATACAATAATCAGTTTAATATGCAAGGGGATTTTATAGGGCAAACATCAGGACAGGAACAATTTGAAGATGTATCAATACCATTTTCATTCCAAGAAGATTTTATTTATGTTAAATCTGGTAAACAAGATATTGATGAAAGAGCAAGTAGAGATACCTTGATTGCAATTTTACAAGGTGCAGTATTCAAGTCAAATGGTAAAACATACAGAGTATTAGGTAATGCAGGAAATATAAACTTAGAAGCCAAAATGTTAGGTAAGAATACTAACAATCATTGGAAAAACTTGTATTACTTTGAAAATGCTTTTGTAAAAGAGGGTACGGCTTTTGATGATAAAGGAAATGCTAAGACAATGCAAAATCCATTGTTATCAACATTCAACGTATCAAGTATTGGTATGAGTTTGGAAGTTTATATTGGAGCAGGTACAGGGGAAACAAGAATTATGAGATACCCACTAGTATCATTCTCACAAATTAATACAGATATGAGTGGAGATGTTATTAAAGTTGCTACTCAAATGTCAATTAAGGCAGATGTAATTGAAGCAGATGACTTTTTAATTGCAGGTGGTAAGAAAGTTAGTGGAAGATTTATTAAAGTTGATGGTGTAGTTGCTAAAACTGGGCTTAGTGCAGTACCTAGTGAAGCACAGGCTAACGAAACTTGGTTAGCATACGATGATGTTACAGGTAAAGTAATGTATATTGTAAATCAAGCAGACAAGACAAGTACAACTCCATTAGAGGTAGGTACAGTATTCTATTTACAAAAAGGAGATACAGGTGCTACTGCAGGTGCAGTAACAGGATTATGTCAAGCAGGTACTGGAGTAGTTAAGAAATCGCCTGAATTTTATGTTGTAGGTAAGTATGATTGTGCCATTCCTGAAGCATTTTTAACTAGATGGAACTATGACCCTGAAATTGCTACTACAAGTGCTAATGCTAAAGAAGTGTTTGCATTGAAAGTTAATGACTTTGATGACTTGACTGGGGATTTCAAGAGATACAATAGTGAAAACTTATAATAGATTAAATAAAAAAGGGTATGGATATTATCTATACCCTTGAAAATAAAAATATGTATAAATAAGGAGAATTAAAGATATGGCAAGAAAACTAAAACTGAATTTAAGTGGATTAAAAAATCAAGTTAAAACAGGTACAATTACAATAGATTATTTAAATGGGAAAGTTGATTATCCAATTAAATTAAAAAATGATAGGGAATATAAATACATTTTAAACTTATCAGATTATAAGTATAAAACAAAATTAATTGATGATAAATTGGTAGTTACTAATTTACAAAAATTATCAAATATAAAACCTGAATATAGAGATGTAATTATGAATAGTGAAGGACACTCAAACAAAGATATTTCTTATGTTAAGATTTATGATGAAAATGAGTTACAGGTTGCTAAAAATGACAGGGAAACAATGCTTGAGGGTATTACAGTAGTGGCACATTTGGATTTGGATTATGTTGTTGATGAAAAAACTGGAGAAACATTTTTAGATTTAATTAACAATACTTTTAATGATATTATAAAGGAAAAGTATGATGGCAAGAAAATAGAAAAAGGGGATTACTATAAAGTTACTGAAATATTGTTTGAGGCAAACTTATTATCTTATGATGTTATTAATGAATTTTTAATATATATAAGAGCATTGAAGTATGGCAGAACAGTAGAAGAAGAAAAATATAGACTGGAAGCACAAAATTTAGGTGTTACAGAAGAAAGTGATATTCAGAAATGGATTGAAGTTAGAAAAGGCGATAAATTGTTAAAAGAAATGAAAGAAAAGGAACTAAAAGAGGATATAATTGAAGATGTCGCTATTGATAAAGAAGAAAATAAAGATAAGAAATTAGATATTGTAGAAGCCGAAAAGGTGGAAGAGAAAGAATAAAGGAAAAGAAGTATGAGAACAGACCAGCAAAAAGATAAGGTTGATAATTCTCTATTAAAACTGAAAAAGAATGAGTTGAAAGATATAACCTTGCTAGATATAAATTATAGAATGGTTATATCTTTTTCTTTAATAGGAGATGAGATACCTTTATTAATTAGATTGAAAGATATTAAATATAGAGATGTCAGAAATGATTTAAAGATTAGGGGAGATGAAGTGCCTATAATTTCATCATTATTATTTGAGGAAGGCTGTAAGATATTAGTTGATAATTTTTTTAAATATATTGAATGGGAAGCATTTGACATACTAGATGATAATTATTATAAGGAAAAAGTAAAAGAAATTGAGTTGAAATATACTAAGGATTATATCCAAAATAGGTATAAAATAGATAAGGAAGTGGAGGAATTAAAGAATGAGATTATATATAACTTAAAAATATTTATACTTGAAAAAATGCTTGTTGATAAAGATTTACAGCAAGAACTTATGGAAATTTATAATACTATCAGAGAAACACAATACAAAATGGTTGAAGAATTTAATGAAGTTATTGAAAGTATAATGGACTTTGAAGATGATAAGAGTATAAGTTTTAATGATTATTTTACTGTTATGCTAAAGACAAGTATAATTAACAGTAATGTACCTATTTTTGATGAAAATATTGGAAGGGCTTTTAATGAATATTCTTACAGGGAAGTAAAACTTAGAATTTCATTTGAGCATAAAGAAACTATGTTAAACAGTAACAGAATGAAAATGATGTTGCCAGTAATGGCTAGAACATCTTTATTTTAAAAAAAATTGAGAGGAATTATTATATGGAAAATTTGGATTTAGGGATTAATTTAGGTTTTGGAGAAACTTCAAGTGTAGATAGTTTAATAGAGAAAGTAAATATATTGGAAAAAAGTATAGTCAATATTAATGAAGTTTCCAATATAGATATGTTTACAAATGCACTTAAAAATTTTCAAGATTTAAAATCAGAATTAAAAGATATAAAAAGTTTATTAAATGAAGATAACCAAAGTAAGGATAAAGGTACTGCTACATCAAGTGGTAAAAATCCTTATAAAAGTGAAACTTTTAGTCTATCACAAACATTATTAAATATTGAAAAATTATTAACTGAAATAAATAGTACAAGTAAAAAACAAAGTTTTAACAATGAAAAATATGGTAAAGGAAATAGTGGTAAAGGTAGTAAAGGTAATGATAACTCTAATGATAATCCATTTAGAAAATTTGCTAATGATGAACTTAGAAAATATTATCATAATCAAGAAAAAACTTATAAGGATAAGAAATTAGAATTAGATAAAGTATCTAAAATGACTACAAAACAATTTGAAGATGGTTTTTCAAAGATTGTAAAAGGTATATCTAAAGATGTAGTTGATATATTAGATAGAGATTTATTAAAGAAAATGGTAGAAAAAAATGCTACTGAAATGCTTAAAAATAGCAAATATAAAGATAAAGAAAGTTTAGATAAGAAGTATGAAGAAATATCACAATTAATTAAAAATGCTGGATTTAGTTCTAATATATTTAAAAGTAGTTCTGTATTTAGGAAGGGATATAATGAAAAATTATATGAAACTGAAAACAATAAAAAGATATATGATTTAAAAAGATTAGAAGTAGAATTAAAGACAAAGGGGATAAATCGTAGTTCTAATACTGATACAATGACAGGTAGACAGCTTGAAAAATTGCTTGAAGATAATAGAAGAATTTATAACATAATTAATTCTAAACATTTTCAAAATTTTAGTGATGGGCAACCATTTAAAAGTACAGAAGATAAATTAAATAGATATATTAATCAAATAAATGATAATAAAATAAAAGGACAAAATATTAAAGAAAATGGGTTATCTTTACAAAATACTATACAGCAAAATTCAGGTACAATGATTGCAGGAATAGAAGCATTTAAGTATTTGGGTACTATATCTAATTTTATAACTTCTAAAGATTTTGAAAGAAATATGGGAGCATTAGGTATTGTAGGTAATTTGGGTAATCAAGCAAGTCAAAATGCTTCAAAGAATAGAATTATTAGAGAAAGTAATTCAGTAGGTGCAGATATTAATGAATTTGCAGAAGGTGTAAGAGAAGTTATTAAGACAGGTAAGACTTATGAACAATCTATGAACTTAGTTAAGACTGCTGGTAAGGTTGCCGTTGCCTCGTTTGAGGATTTAACTACTGCAACTAACATACTTAACCAAAGATTTACTGCATTAGGTATTAGTGCTACTGACAAGAACTTAAATGAGTTTGCTAACAGGTTGCAAAGTGCATTGGATAATACTGCATTGGATTTACAAGACGTAAATAATGCAGGTAGACAGACTAATACTGCTATGAACGCACTTATTAACAGTGCAGAAGAAAAAGGTATACAAGGCAGAAGTGTAGAACAATATACTATGGATGTATCTAACTTGGAACTATCATTATTGTCAACTTTAAAACAACAAGGTAAGACAGGGGAACAGAGTGGTATTGTTTTAAGAACTTTATTCTCAAAACTTATGTCAGTTGATGGTAAAGGTAAGGCTATGCTTGAAAATGACTTTAAAAAGATGACAAAAGATGAGAGAGAAAAAGTTGGCTTTGGTTCTGTTGAAGAAATGACTGATATGGTGCTTAGTGGGGAAGTGGATAAAGTTATTGAAGGACTATCTAAAATGCAAAAGCAAGGTAACTTGTCTTATGCCACTATTAAAAAGATATTTACAGAAAGACACGCAAGTGCTATTAGTACATTGTTTACAGAAGTAAATGGAGATACAAAGAAATTTATAGATAATATAACTACTGGTATTAATGTATCTAAGAACTTTGGTAAGGCTATTGAAAATTGGGCTGTAAAGGTTGAAAGAATATTTAAGAATTTAAAGTCAATAAGTACAAATACATTTAGCAGGGGTATATTTGGTGGTGTATTAGGTGCAGGTATTGGAGTAGCAGATAAATTAACTGATTTAGCAGTTAAAGGACAGTCAAGTAATAATGTATTCTTATCATCATTTTCTCAAAGCATACCACAGTCAATGGCACAACAGTTTATGTTTAATAATGTAAGTGATTTTACACAAGGTAAGGCTTATCAAAAAGTTGAAAGTGCTTATGACTTGTCTATGGAAAGAATTAAAAATGATAAATCTTTAAAGAAAAATAGAAGAAAAGAAATATTAAGTCAAGTGGAACTTATGAAAAATCAAGACCTTGAAAGAATTATAAATGGTAGTGGTATGAGTGGTTTTGCTAATCAAGTTAAGGGTGCTACTGCTAATGTGTATGACTTGTCTAATAAAATAAAAGAAAGTGTATCTGATATTGAAAAATTAAAAGAAGAGGGTATTGAAAGTTTTTCTGTATTAAGTGGAGGTGCTAAGGAGTTAGGTGCTTCATTATGGGCTTTGGCTAAACCATTTTTAATGTTGACTGCTATTAATATGGCTATTAATACAGTTATTGGATTATATGAAAAATCACAAAAGTTAAAGAATGAGGCAGACAACTTAGATAAGGATATTGTTAATACATCTAAAATAGGTAAGGATATTGAAAATATTGAAAAAAATATTAATGAGATATTTAAGCCTGAAAATTATCAAGATGAAGAAGAAAATGGATATATAAGAAATGTTAAAAAAATGATTGAAACAAACGAAGAATTAAAATCTAGTATTGATACAATTAATGCGATAAAAAATAATCCATTTAAGAATATTCAGACTATTAGAGATGAAATTTGGAAAGAGAAAACAAAAAATAGTTTAATAAAATCTGATGATTATAGTACACAAGGTAGACTAGGTATTAGTAATTATAAGGCTAGTGGGGCTACAAAAAATTATTTTACTTACGGTAATACATCAAGATTTTCAATAGGGGAATGGAATGATGAGTATGATAGAAATTATAGGGTAAAATATAGGGGAGAAAAATTTAATAATATTTCTGTAATAGATAAAGAAAATGAAGATAGAATTAGTAAACTAAGTGAAAGTAAAAGACACGATGAGTTAAATAGATACAAAAAAATGTATAATAATAATTACGTTAAATCTACTGATAAAGCAATTAATAATTTATATGATGATGTCTATGCAAAGTTTAAAAAGGAATTAAAAAATAAAGGGTTAGATGAAAAATCTGTATCTGATGAAGATAAGCAAAAATATATGGTAAGTAATTTAAGAATTTCTAATGAACTTGTAAGCAATGTATTTGGTAAAAAAAGTGCAGAAGCATTAAATGGTAAAGATGTTACAGATACAGAAAGTTTTTATAAGTTATTAAACAGTTTAGGTGGCAAGGATTTACAGGATAATATTAAAATATTTAATGATTTAATTGCTAGTGGTAAGATTGAGCCTGAAACTTTATCTTTATTGACACAGTATAGTAAATACCAATTAAATACTATTAAGGAAGCAGATGATTTATTTTATAAGCAACTTGAGAGAAATAAGGAAAGTTTGGAACAGTCTAAGGCTACCCTTGAAAACTTAAAAAATAAAATGGTTGCAATGTATGATAAGACTGGTTTACCTAGCATTGCTTATGGTAATATACTTAATGAGGAGAAAGATGAAAAAGGTAATCTAACAACATTAACACAGCAAGAGTTGAATAAGTATAATATTGCCTATAATAATGATATTAATTCAGTACCTATGGAAATGTCAATGAACAATATAGAAGGTGTTAGGGAATATCAGGCTAATATGTTTGCCTATTATACTAAAAAGGCAGGATTAGATAAGGAAATACAGGACACTCAAAAAAATATAGAGGAAGCAAAGAAACAGGGAAATTTACAGGAACAACAGCAATTAGAGGCTAAATTAAATTGGTTAAATCAAGATGTTAAGTTTTTAGACCAGTCAAAAGAAATGGCTAAGAAAGTATTACATTTTTCTAATTTTACTGCTAAAAAGTACGATGAACTTTTATCTATGAGTGCAGAAATTGCAAAAGCACAGTCAGTATATAGAAATATGATTGGTACTTCGTTTGGTAATCAAGGTAGTCAAATGAAAGTTGCTTATGATAATCTTAATGCAAGTAGAAATTTGTTTAATAAGGTTGGTAAAATGAATTTAAACAACCAAGTTAATAGTGCTTATATTGAGGATAAAGATGGTGCTATATTACAAAAAATCACAGGAAAAAATGATTATTCTAAAGTTAATATGAATGACTATGTTAAATTAATGGATAGGATAAAGGATTATAGAAAGAATAATATTAGCGAAAAAGATGGAGTTAATATTGAAACTTTACAAAATCAAGCAACAGTTTATTCATCTATTATTTCTGAAAGAATGAATATACAGCAACAAGAAATTCAATTAGCACAGCAAGAAAAACAAATACATATTGATATTGTTAAATATTGGTTAAATGAACAGAAATTAAAAACTGAATATCACGAAAGTGGAGAAATACTAAAGAATAAAGCAGAACAAGATAATATAGGTACACTTAGAAGAATGTCAAGTGGAGATAGTAATTTATATCGTATGAATGATTTACAAAAATTAACTAACTTGAAACTTGAAAATAATAACTTAAAGATGAAAGACCAGTTAGATTATGCACGTAAACAGATAGCCATTGCCAAAGAAAATGCACAAAGACAGATTAATGCTATTCGTAGATTGGAAGGTACAAATTCAATCAATTCACGTAAGAGTGAAAATGTTGCTAAAACAAATACAAATTCTACAAATAAAACTATTGTAGATAGTGCAAATACTATTAGTACAAATTTAATAAATGCTATGAACAGTATGATGGAAACTATGAATAGTATGTCTATGAGTAGTGATAGTGTTGGGGAAACAGGTGTTATATCTGATGATATTTATGGAAGTACAGTACCTTTAACTGCTAAGAGAGAAACAGGTAAGGGGTTAAGTATTGAAGCAAGTAAAAGTGTATCTAAAGATACAGCAGGCTCATTAAGTTTTGGTATTTTTGGTATAAATACTAGGTCAGGTAGTTACAGAAATTTTTATAATATGTTTAAAGGACAGTTTCCTGAATTATCTGCTAATGGTAATGCAAGTAATTGGGGTATGGTAGCAGAAAAATATGGTCAACCATTTATAAATGCACAAGTAAAATGGAGAAACAGTTTTACAAGAAGTGTAGTAGGAGATATGGATAGTTTTGTTAAAAAATACACAGGTATAAAAGATAATGAAGGTATAAAGAGAGTTGGTGTATATTTAGCAGATTATATAATTCAAGCAGGTAACAAGGGATTGACAGGAAATTATGTTAAAAAAGGTGCTTTAAAGAATGTATCAGACTGGAGAACTGTATTAAATCTTATGAGAGATTATGAGTTGAAACACCAAAGCAATACATTTTCAGGAGCATTGAGAGGTGGAACTGCCAGTCTTAGTGGTCTTAATAGTGCAACTAATCAAAGATATAACTATGCAATGAACAGCAGTTATAATGGAAAAAATGGGGGTACAAGTACATCATTAATTACACCAATACAGGCACAAAAAGTTAATCCTACATTAATTAAATACAATGATAATGATAAAAATATATCATCACAACAAAGAGGTGTTTACCATACAGGGCATAGTTACTATACTGGTGGTATTACATATAATGGGCAAAGAGCACAGAGAATAGCAACAGACAAGAGAAAAGTACAACACGGTATGACACAAAGTGCTTATGATGTTATGAAGTTAGCCCAAAGTATGTTTCCTAATATGTATGTAAGTTCAACTACTGGAGGAACACACGCCAAAACTTCCGACCATTATGTAGGAATGGCATTTGATATTGCACAAAATGGAACTAATGGTAAAAGTGGTATTAGCAAGGAAGAATATAAACGTAGAGCAATAATGTTATCAAAAGAACTAGATAAAAGAGGGTATATTTCATTTGTTTTAGATGAGGCTAATGGAACATCTGCACATAAAAGTGGCGACCATTTACACGTTTCTGTATATGGAAAAGGTTTTATAAAAGGTGGTAAGTCAGGCAATATGAATGGTAATTACTTATCTTCAAGTATTAATTTACCTAAAGAATATATACCTAATTTTAGTAAAGGTGTTGATAATTTATTACAAGAAATTACTAACCACGAATTTCAAAAAGAAATGATAAGAAGTGAGGCAGATGAAAAAGGTGCTACTTTTCTTGCAGAAAAATTTGAAGAAATTTTTAAAAATTCAAATAATTACTATGAAGCATTGAAAAATTATAGAAATGCTACAAATACTTATTATGATGAACATAGCGACCAAGATTTAAGTGTTACAAAAGATTTAGAGAAAAGTATTGAAAATAAAATAGTAAATGACCTTGAAGTTGCAAAAGATAGTTTTGAAAAAGTGTTAAGTCAATTTGATGAAGATGTTAAAGATTTAAATTACGGTTTTGAAGAAATGAATGTTAAAGTAAGTAATTTAAATAATGACTGGGAAAGAAATTATAATTTTTTAAATGGAAATAAATTAGTTGATAGTGTTACTGAATTTACTAATACTATACTATCGAATAATGCAAGAATTAAAAATATTGTGAATACTACTGTAAAAGATATACATATTAATTCAAAAGTTATTGATATGTTAAATTATTTTGAAAAATATAATGGGATTGATTTAGATACACAGGAAAAAAGATATGACTTTTTAAAAGATAGCAGTAAATTAATGAATGAGTATAAAAAAAGTCAAGATAGAATGTTTAAGTTGGCAGAGGAACAATTTAAATCAATGAAATTAAATAAATTTGCTTTTGCTAATCTTAGTGAGGAAGAAAAAAATTCTATATTGGAAGAAATTCATACATCTTTAATTAAAAATGCAAATAAAAATGAAGAGTTATTTCATAAATCTCAAAATTTTGATAATGAATTATCAATACAAAAACAACTAATAGAACAGATTGAAAAAAACAATGAGTTAAGAAAACTTGAGATAGATAATTTTAAATTATTTAATAAGTCAATAGAAGATTTGTCTAACGGTTTAAAAGAGATGAGCGATAAGATGTTTAATCTTGAAAATGTTAGAAATCTTGAAACTACTATAAAAGAACTTAATCTATTATCCAAAGGTATTGATATTGAAAGTGTTTATGGTAGAAAACAAATGACTGCATTAAAAATAGAAAACAGTAGAAAAGCATTGGAAGATACACAGCAACAAATAAAGACAATGTTATTAAGTAATTTTAAGGTACGTAGTGGTCTTGAAGTTGCAGGGTATAATAAAGAGTATTTTGAAAAAATTAATTTAAATAATTTAAAACAAGTAAGTAGCCTTGCAGATGGTGTAATAACTTATTTAAAGCAACAAAATATAAATGCTAAAGAAATATTTAACAGTTTTTTAGAAGAAAATCCTTACCTAGCAAAATATAAAGATTTAAATTTATTTGATAATGCTAGTATGCAACAAACTAGAGAGAAAGTTGCTTATGATACAGAACTTAATGATAATGAAAAACAAGTATTTATGAATTTTTTAGATAAGTTTGAAAATCAATTTGTAAATTTAGATGAATTTTTACAGGTAATTCAAAAATTGTTTAATAATATAAAAGATACAAATTCATCTTTTCTTGAAACATTTAAATATTTTCAAAATCAATCAATAGATATGTTATCTAATATATTATTTGGTACAGATACAGAATGGAAGGGATTTAATTATAAGGAAAATTTAAATTATTTATTTAGTTTATTGTCTGAAGATTACAAGAAAATAGGTAAATGGGTAGGAGATAAATTTAATAATAAGTGGTTAAAGGATAAGTTTAGTGATGATGATACAAATATAGAAAAACCTAACTATAATAATAAAATGACTATATTATCTAATTATAATAATAGAGATAGAGTAGACTTAGGTAATTATGATTATAGGACAAAATATTTAAATGAAACTAAAAATTTTGATTTGAATAATGAAAATCAAGATAATATAATAGTTACAGAAAAAGGGGATATATCAAATGTATCTATACCTAGAAACAGTAAAATGTTTGTTGAAAGTATTTTAAAAGGCGAACTTAATAAAATTAGATTTGATGATGGGGATTACTACCCTGCTTTAAATGAAAATGGGATAGTTGATTTTTATACTCTGCATACAGATAGCAATAAAAGTAAAGTATGGTTTAAGAATTATGTTAATGATAAAATTGAAATGACCGAAAATACTAATGGCGATTATAATAATGCTGTTAAAATCTTAGAAAATAAATTACTACAAAAAAATAATAGTTCAATAGATGTTATAGGTAGAGATAACATTAAAGATATAGTACACGTAGAGGGAATATCTTCATTAAATACTCCTGAATATTCTACTAATAATTCTCACTATATAGAAATTATTAAAGATGTTGATAGTGCTAATATTAAATATAAAAATTTAACAGAAAAATCTTTAATAGGTTTAAAAGATAAAATTAATGCTATAAAACAGTATAATGATGAACATAACGATGAAAATTTACAAAATGTTAAATATTTATCTGAAGTAATGAAATCAATGCAAAATCCTATATCAAAAGATAAAAGAAATTATAAATATGATGGGGATAATAAGATAATTTATGAGATAGTTAGTCAAAATGAAATAGATGATACTAAAAAAATTGAAGGTTTTGAAGGGAAAGATAACTTTGGTCATTTTTATGTAGATGGGAAAGAAGTAGGTACATCTGAATTAATAAATAAATCAAGAAAAGTAACAAAAAAGAATAAAAAAGGAAAAAAAGAAAAATATAATCAAGATTATTCAGTTGTTATTTATAAAGATTTAGAAACAAATAAAGAATATGAAATACTTAATACATCAAAAGATAGAGAATATGTTAAAAAAGATGTCAATATTGGAGAGATTAAAAAATTTAATGATTTAACATCTAAACTTTATGGAGTAGGTAAAGTTAAAGGTAAAGTTACTAATACAGAATTAAAACCTATATTTGATTTAAATACTATGAAAAAAATTAATGATGGTAAATCAATTACTATTAGTTATGATAAAGGTATTGATGAAACAAATGATTTCTATTCAAAACAGAATATAAATTCTACTACTAAAAATATTGAGGATAATAATTGGAATGACCATTATAAATATACTACTGAATTAATAGATACACTTAAAGATTGGATAGATAAAGATAAGGATAAAAATAAAAATACTTCTTATAGAGTTGCAAGTAAAGGTGTTTTAGATACAACAACACAGAAACCTGTTAATATTGCCCCTAGTCAAAGTTTGAATAGATTTGAATTAAAAGACAGCATAGAAAATACAAAGGAAGCCTATCTTGATGGAAAATTATTTAGAATTTATGGATATGACCAAGAAACTACTTTAACAGGTAAAAATACTGTACATACAAATAAAGGTTATAGTGTATTTTATGTAGACCCTGAAAAAAATAAGAAAGTATATTTAGATGGTTATAAAAATATTGATATTAATAATATTAATAATAAATATCAAGAAGTCTTAGATAAAGAAAGAAAAGATTTTGAACTAAAATATAATACTAACAGACCTGAACCAATTATAGAAAAAAGTACAGTTAATAATAGTAATAGTAGTAATAATAATAATATTAATAATAATAATAATTTAAAATTAACTGGAGAGAAAGCAATAAGAACTCCAGTAGATATTAATTCTATTAATACTAAGTCATTTAATGCTAGTGATATGCCTGAATTTAAAAATAATAAAACATTAAAAGGTAATGAAGCATTTTTTCAATATCTAGCAAATAAGACAGGTATTCCAGTTGAATGGTTAATTGCAGAGGCAAATAGTGAAAGTGGCTTTGATAAGAATTTAGTAGATAGATATTATGATAAAAAGAGAAAAAGATGGGTAGAAAGTAGTTATAAAGGATTATATCAAATAGGGAAAGATTATTGGACACCTAAAAAAGCAGAAGAAATATCTAAGTTTTTTGGAGTAGAGATAAGTAAAGATTTTTCTAAAGGTTGGTCTGACCCTAAGCAAAATGCTTTAGTAATGTTGTATAGAATGATTGAAAATGTAGAATATCAGAAAAAGCAAGGTGCTAAAACATATTCATTTGCTAACGGTTATTATTCACATTTATTGCCCGCTTATGCTGCTAAAATGAATATTTTAGGCGATAATGTTAAGGTCAAGGATTTTGACAGAAAAGCAATAAAAGATGTTTATTTGACAAACAATCCTAGACATTTTATTGATGGTGTTAATACAACTAATGGTAGGGCAAAAGAAGGTGTATTTAATACAGGTGTAAAAAATTTAAGAGATAGTGGATTTTTTAACGATGAATACTTTAATAATTTACACACACAAAATAATAAAGATAACATAATATCTAATGCTAATGATGTATTAATGGTGTATGATAATGCTTTGCAACAAGGTATTTTGACTATTAATGATAAGTATTTAAGTGCTAGTGCAGAAGTTAGTGATTATGGCGACCCTGCTGTTAGACAGTATGCTAAAGATACAGTTGGGATTAAGGATAAACAAAATTATCAAGAGAGAAGTAATACATATAAAGGGGAAAAATTTAAAGGTTACTATGAAGGTTATGATGACCCTGAATATATTTTAGATATAGGACATTTTGCAGGAGAAAGTAATGCTTATACTAAAGATGGTGTTGGAGAATATGAATTTAATCGTGAAATAATTAGAAAACTTGCTAAAGAGTTTGAAGCAAGGGGAATTAAATATGGTATTCTTGAGAGAGAAAAAGGTGCTAAGAAAATTGATATTGATTTTGTCAATGATAAATTTAAAGGGGCAAAATTAATAGAGTTGCATAATAATGATGATAATGACCCCAATGCTAATGGTATTGAATTTTTAAAGAGTAATCAAAAAAATGATAATGATTTTGGATTTACTATGCTTAGTGAGTTACATAAGGCAACTGGAATGACTTTGAGAGGTGTTAGAGGTCAATCTCCTATACACGATGGGAATGGTAGACAATTTGCAGAAGGATTAACTAATTTAGATAATATATTAGTTGAATTAGGATTTTTAAGTAATGATAATGAAGTTAAAAAAATGTTGTCTAATAATTCTCACGATGTTGTATTAGGTTTATTAAATGGATTTTTAAGTGCTAGTGGTAAAGATACAGTAACAGATTTATTAACTATCAATAAAGATGGTACACCAATTAATAATAGTAATAATAATAGTAGTAGTAATGAAGAAAATGAAACTAAACAAATACCTGAAGTTGAAACACTAACAGATGAAAAAATTAAAAAGGCTATTGATTATTATAATGTAGATTTAATTCAAAAAAATAGGGAAGATTTAAAAAATAATGTATTAAATCAAAATGAAGAAAATCAAAGTAATAATTTAAAAGGTATACAAAAAATAGAAGATTACTACAATAAACATCAAAAAGCCTTTGCTTATGCAAGTACATTAATAATTACTTTTGATGGTATGTTGAAAAAACAATATGCTTATAAGAAAAAAGAATTGGAAATGCAAGGTAAAATTCTTGAAATGAATTTACAAATGGCAGAAACTACTGAAGAACGAAGAAAAATTGAGGAACAGATATTACAGAATAAGATAGATACTATAAATAATGAGTATACATCTCAATCATCTTTTATGGGTGGTATGTTTACAGGTAGTATGGGGTTTGGTATTCAAGGTGCTTTAAGTGGTGCTACTCAAGGTGCTAGTATTGGTGGTGCTATGGGTGGTATAATTGGTGCAGGATTAGGTTTAGTTGGTGGTATTTTAGGTGGAACACAGGCTAAAATTCAAGCAGACCAACAAAAAGCATTGACTGTATCACAACAGAAACTAACTTGGTTGGCAGAGGATAGAAACAGATATTTAAAGACTATGGCTAATGCTATGAGTGAACAGGCTAAGTGGACTACTAAGGTTGGTGTAAATGACGCTATTTCTCGTTCTGTTAAGTTTGCATTGTCAGGTAAAGATGTTATAGGTGGTACTGCTTATGAAACTCGTACAGTCGGCAAGAAGAAGAAAAAAGGTGGAGGACTTTTAGGAAGCAAGAAATATGACACAGTTGAAGCCTTTACTCAATCATATAACTTAAATGACAGTATGTTTGGTGGCAGACAGTTTAATAATAGAATGGATTTAGAATTTGCTTATACTACTTTAGCACAAAGACTTTTAGGTATGCAAGGTAATGTAAACCTTATGGGAACTTATGGGGATATGTATTACTATAACAATCCTGAACAATCAATTTTTGGTAGATTTGCTAGAGGTGGTAGAAAACAACAACGTATAATGAGTTTGCCAATAGATAATGGTTTAAATGCTTATTTACAACGTAGACTTAGTGATGGCTCAAGAGAATTGACAGCAAGTGAATTTATTAAATACTTTAATGGGCAAGGAACATTACAAGGAGATGGTTTATTGATAGACCATAGCCGTGATAATGAAATTAATAATATTATAGATAATCTAAAAGAAACTGCTAAGGCTATGCCGACAGGACAACAGAAAGTAGATACATTGGCACTTATTAATTTTTATGAAAATATTAAGGCTGTTTTAGACAAGGAAGGTAAGACTACTAAAAGATTGTTTGGTAATTATTATGGTATTGAAACAGAAGAAGTTAAAGATGAAAAAGGTAATATCACAGAATATCGTAGAGTAAATGAAAGTATGTGGAGTGATTATTATAATCAAATATATCAAAATGTTATGAATGGTACTAAGGTATTTGATACTGGAAGTAAATTTATACAAGGTACACTTAATGCTTTTATTCAAAATGTAGGTAGTGGCAGAAATACTGTTAAGGCTTTAACTGATGAATTTAATAGATTAGCAGATGAAATCTATAATGTAGTTACTCGTACTGGGGAATTTAGTAATGTTAATGGAAGCATTAAAGGGCTTATTGACAATATGGCACTATTGAAAAGACAGCAAAGGGAAACAGAAAACTTTACAATAGACCTTGCTAAGAGATGGGTTGCTTTAGGTGGTAACATTACTGATATTGTTAAAGATATGAATAATGGATTGACAACTGCAATAGACAGTATTAAGTCGACTATGCTAGGTGGAAGTCTTGAAGATACAATAAATAATTTTGGTAACAACTTATTCCAAAAACTTGGAGAAAGTATGACAACTAATCTTATCAATCAGAAGTATGCCAATTCAATATTCAAAATGAATAGTTTATTGACCAATGCAACTGACACTAACTCAATTAGTGATATAGTAAACCTTGCAAATGGTTATAAAGGATTGTCTGTTGGTATTGAAAATGACAGGGAAAGATTAAGTGCTATTCAGAGATTATTTACTGCTAACAGAGATATTGATTATGTTGATGAGAGTATACAATATGAAACAGGTACAAGTCAATCGGTTACAAATAACTACACATTTACAACAGATATTAATGCAGGAACTATTGTGGCAGATGAGTTAAGTAAGGAAATATTGGCACAGAATTTATTTGCACCTTTAGTACAAATGTTAAAAGATAGTGGATTTATTCATTAATTACTTGACTTTTAATTGAAAATATGGTAAATTATATTAGGTGGTATTAAGTTACCACTTAATATATTAAAATTAAAGGAGAAAGTAGTTATGATTAGAGAAATTAAAACAAATGGACTTATTAAAGTTGGAGATTATGAATTTACAAGTATTGAGGGAGGTTTTGGAAAAGATAAGAAATCTATGTTAGTTAAAGATATTGCTAATATCCATAATAAGAAAATATATCATATTAATGAATTAATAAATAATAATAGAAAAAGATTTAAAGATAACATAGATATTATTGATTTATTAGGTATCGGTTTGAACGATACCGAATTAAAGGATTTTGGATTTTCACAACAAATGATAAATTCATATAGAGGTAGAAATGGAAGTATTTATATATTGTCTGAAAGAGGTTATAGTAAATTATTAAAATTATTAGATAATGACTTGGCTTGGGAAATATATGATATGTTTGTAGATAGATATTTTGAAATGAGAGAAACTATAAAAGAAATATCTAAAAAAGATTTATTAATGTTGAATATTATGAAAGCAAATACAGAAATGACTAGATTAGTTGCAATAAATGAATATGAAACAGAGTATGTAAGACCATTAGAGATAAAGGAAGAATATCACGATAAAGTATTGGATAGTGATGGAACTTTGACAGTTAGAGAAATTGCACAGGATTTTGGCAAGACTGCTAATTGGTTAAATAAAATATTAAATGGTTTAGGTATTCAATTCAAGCAAGGTAAAAAATGGCATTTGTATTCAAAATATAAAGATATGGGATTAGTAAAAGAAATAACTATATTAGATGAAGAAAATGATAAGAACTATACTAGAATGAAATGGACGCAAAAAGGTAGAGAATTTATTCATAAAATATTAAAGGAGAATTGTATTATAGAGTAGTGAAAACTACTCTTTTTATAAGATATTATAAAATAAGGAGGATATAATGAAAAATAAAGATTTAATTTTAAGTACATCAAGAAATTTAAACTTTTATTTAATTGATTATAAAGATAGTAAGATATTAAATGAGTTTGATAATACCTTAAATACAATATATTTAAGTAAAGTAAATACTACTGAAAGTATTTATGAGAATGATTTTGAAAATGTTATATATTTAAAAAGAATTGTATTAAATTCAATAATAAAGAATGTAGTATTAAAACAGAAAGATAAAATATATGTTATTCAAGATAGGAAAGATGATTTAGATTTATTAATACCTATTGACAAGGATAATAAAATTTATGTTTATAAAGATTATAAAGTATTGGATATGTTAAGTCAGGAGAAAGATATTACTTATATGTTTGAAAATGTAAATGATATGTTGACAGACTATGAAATATTGGAAGTTAAATTTAATGGTAAAAAATTAGAAAACTATACATTTGATAAGACCTTGAAAAAAATAAGTATTGGTGGAAATATATTAGATTATCAATATTTGAATAATATACAAATATTAATGGCTAAAAAGGTTACAAATGTAAATGATATAGAGTTTATAGTAGAACATATAGACCATAGACTTTTTAATAAGGTAGACCCTTTAGATGAGGTTGCACGAAGTTACTTTAATCTCTCATATATAATGAATGGATATGATATAAAGAGAGGCAATAATGAATTGTTTGAAATTAATTCAGTAAAGAATGACAAGGCAATTCATAAAAAAAGTAAAAATTTTAGAACAGAAATAAATATAAAGATTAGAAATATTGCAGAGGAAGAAAGTACAGGAAACTATGGTAGTGGACTTTACGGACACGGATTATATGGTGGTGGAAATCTAACTTTAGCAGGTATATTAAACAGACAGATTAGGTTTAGATTTATTGTATATGATACATTAAGTGGGGAAATTACAATAATAAATAATTGTAAGGCTAACGATGACTATTCGAGAAGTTATATGGAAGATGGAAACTTAATAGATTATACAATAAATGGGGATAAAGATATAGTTTATATATCTAAGGCAACCAAGAATGGTTATATTTGGTATGAACTATGTAACATATAAGGAGTTAAGAGATGTTAATAACAATATCAAATGAAAACAGGAACATAACATTGGAAGGCAAGTTGTCTTTTACTACTAAGATACATAATTCATATAAGGTAAGAACATTAGCAGGTTCAGGATATACTTTTAATAATGGTACATATAGGATAATAACTGTTAATGTTATTTTTTTAAACAAAAAAGATATTCCAGTATTGGAAAATATAATATTGAATGGTGTTTTAGATATTGAAACAGAAGTAGGAGATAATTATTATAGAGTTGCTTGTGTAAATGAAAGTTTAGAATATCAAGATGAGAATGAAACACAGGTAAGTATACAGTTACAGTTTGAAAATAATATTTTAAATAATATTAAGTATTGACTTATTCTATTTGTTGTGTTATAATTATGGAGTAATGTTGAAAGATACATTATAAAATAAATTATAATACAAGGAGAGTAGAAAAATGAAAGATTTAATTAAAGTTAGTATTAATGAGAGTAGTGAACAAATTGTAAGTGGTAGAGAACTGTATGAGTTTTTGGAAGTAAAAACTAAATATAAGGATTGGATAAAAAGAAAAATTGAAAAGTATGGATTTATTGAAAATATTGATTTTGTTTTGGTGGCTCAAAAAAGAGCAACCAATAATCCAAGAAATCCGTATACATTAGAAAATGAACATATATTAAAATTATCTATGGCTAAAGAATTGGCAATGCTAGAAAATAATGAAAAAGGAAAACAAGCAAGATTATATTTCATTAAGTGTGAGGAAGAATATAAGAAACAAAAACAAGTTACATTTTCAAGAAAAGATTTATTGATGTTAAATGTAATAAAAGCAAATTCTCAAAATGAGAGAATGGTTGCTTTAAATAATTATGAATTAGAATATGTTAAACCTTTAGAAGTAGAAGCAAAATATACTAAAGAAGTTTTAAAGAGTGAAAGTTTGTTGACTGTATCACAGATTGCAAAAGATTTAGGACTAAGTGCCATTAAGTTAAATAAACTTTTAGAAAGTTTAGATATTCAATATAAAAAAGGTGGTAAATGGTACATTAAAGCAAAATATCAAGATAAAGGTTATGCACAGTATGATACAACATTAATTTCAGATAACAAGACAGTACATAATTTAAAATGGACTGAAAAAGGTAAGAAATTTATTATTGAAATTTTAGATAAAGAGTATGGAATAAAATTAAATACATTAAGATTAGAAAATTAAAATTATTAAAAGAGGGGGTTATGTTTGATGTTAAAAACGTATGGAATAAAAAGTTTAGAGGAATATAATGGAAGTAATACAGAAAGTTTTAGAATTTATGTTAATAATATAAAACAGAATAGAACTTTAAATATTGATACATTTTTAGTTGATATAACTCCTCAAGGAAATTTAATTATAGATGGATATTATCCTTATATAGAGCCTAATCAATTACTTGTGGTAGGTACTGAAATTGTAAAAATTAAAACATATAAGACTAATCAAACAGATAGAAAGACTGAATTAGAGGCTGAGAGAGCATACAACCAAACACCTTTGACTGATTTACTTATTGGAGATGGAGTATATTCGGTTGAAGAATTTACAATGAAAGTTACAAATTATCAATATACAAGTAAAATGGATACAATGAATAATCCATTTAATGTTACTTTTGGTAGTGGGTATGTTAGATTATTGGATAATATAAAGCAATGGAATATGTTGTCTAATTCAATTCAAAAATATAACTATTCATTATATAAGACTAAAATATTCATATTTGAAGGATATGATGATAAAGTTATACTAACATTTAGGGGTTATTTAAAGAAAGTTAGTTTTAGTAAATCCTTAAATGATAAAAGACAAATAACACTTAACATTGTAGACCAGTTAGGAAGTTATTGGAATAAAGATTTAGTAAAGAAAAATTTTAAACAGAATAAAACACTTAGAGAATTTTTAAGTGAATTATTTAAAATACCTAAAGAAAAAATATATTTCAAGCATATCAATGAAAGTGAATATCCAATTATAGAAAACTTGGCTATGAGCAACTATTCTACATATCAAGAAATAATTGAGTTATTATCAAGCAATGGAATAAGAGTAACATTTACACCTAGAGGGCATTTATATGTATTTAGTGAAGTGTTAGGTGGGGATAAGTTACGTAGTGATATAATATTAGATGATGTAAGAAACTTAACTGATATATCAATTAGTGATGATAACCAGTTAATTTTTAATTATGGGAATATAAAATATACAAGACAATTTCCTTATTATGATTTAGATAAAGGAATAAATTATAAATATAATAAAAATATAAGTGTAACACCTTTAGTTATATTAGATAGTGGAAATTATTTAGTTAAAGAATTTGTTGTTAGAGATAGTCATATAGCAAGTAAAGTAAGTCTTGATGTATATGGTACACCTAGTGTTTGTATGCTAAAAGATAATGTTACTGGTATAGAGTTTATATGCAATCCTTTGGAAATACAAGGAGATACAGTTACATTTATGCCAATAGAAATTCTTAACGATACAGGACTGTTAGAGTTTGGTAAGGGGAAATGGCTATTTGATTTAGGGTTTAATAATACTAGAAATTACACGTTTTACTATGTACAAGGGAATTTACCAACTGTATTTGCATTAAGTAAGCAAAGTCCTAAAAATAAAAGTGCAATTACTAACAACCTTGAAATACCAGTAAGCCCTATTGTATTAAATGATGATGGAATAGAACATATAAATCTTAATAAGTCTTTAACTTTACAATTTGGAAGCCCTAAGAACTTGAAAGATTTAGAATATACAGGAAACTATTTAGGTGTTGACAATATAATAGGAACTTGGATTGGTGGAACTCATTTATTATATGAAAAGGAATGGGAACAGAGCCAAAGAGGACTAGATGTATTTGTAAATGCAACTAGATTAAGTCAAAGTGGTATAAATAGCAAGGGATTACCTATTTATGATACATTTGACAATAGTGGATTTAAATTAGAGATAACTAACCCTAATGAAAATGATACAGAAATAGTGAGTAAATTTGTAAATACATTAAGACCTAATGTATATTTGAAAGATTTACCAAAAATATCATTTGAAACAGGTAGTGGGGAGATAATAGGGGATATTGCATTAAAAAGTACACAGAAAACTACTAATATATTATTAGAGCCTAATGATATATTATTTCCAGTAAGGACATTGCCAGAAGCAACGGCACACGAAAAACTTAAATTCAGGGAGATGAGAGCAGGTGGGATTGAAATAAGATGTGTTGCCGTGAGTAATTGGAATGGGGAAACATTACTACATTTTAATAACCCATTATTTACAAATATAGAGTATGCCAAGATTAGTGTAAAGGACTTAATTTATATTCAAAATTACTATATAAAATTAAATCCTATCGTACAAGAGAATAATAATTTTTATCATAGTGATAGTGAAAGTATTAAATTATATGATGGTAAAAAGCCTTTTAATATCGAAAAAACTATATTTAATGAGCAGTATACTAGAAAATTATTAAGTTATGTATTTAGTGCATATAAAGGAACTGATGTAGAGAGTATTAAATATGTAATACCTGTTAATACATTAAAAAGATTAGAGTTAGAATTATATGATTTAGTTACAATTAGTGATGAAACAGTTACAGGAATAGATACAAACAGTTTATTTTTAATTGTAGGTAAATCAATTACATTTGATAATAACAGGAAAATAGAATATACATTATTAAATGTATATAATAAGGATTATAAATTGTTAGATTTAAAATTTTCACAGATAGAAAAATTTAATCCATTGACAGACCCTACATTTAACCATAGTGGAATACAGCAAGAAAATACAAATATAAAACAATATGCAGATAGGATTGAATTTTTTGATGAAAGATTGGGTAAGATTATTGGAAAAATAATTGCAGTAGATAAATTTAGACTTCATACTTTGGAAACAAGTAATGACCCTTTGATTGATGTAGAGTTAAGGGGGGAACACTCAAGCAATTATGCAGAAAGTTTATTTAAAAATACTTTATATGAAACTTATCTTATTGTTAGGATAGGAGATGAGTATATGTATGTAAGTCCGTTTAGTTATGTTGACAAAGGAACTACTAAGTATAGATTGCAAGTAATTCAAAGAAAGTTGGCTAATACACAGTATGAAGATAATTTAGTTGACAGAGATGTTATTGTATATCTTATTGCAGAAGGTAGCAGTAAGGATTATGGTTTGAAATCCAATAGTATTTACATAGGAGATGGCTCTCACGGTGGCTATTTGAGTTATGACCCTTATTATGGGTTGACAGTAAGGGCTAATCGTATTGAGATAGTGAGTGGTGGTACTATTGGTGGAAATGATGACAAAGTTAAGAAAACAGATTTTGATACATATAAAAGTCAGATAGAGAGCAGATTTACTCAAATTAAGAATGAAATTAATTTGCAAATATCTCAAATAGATACAAGTAATCTAGTTAAGAAGAATGAGATAGTGGCACAGATTAATTTAAGTAATGAGGGAGTAAGGATTGCTGGTAGAAAATTGCAGATAGATAGTCAAACTGTATTTAATAGTGATACAGAGTTTAACGGCAAGGTAACGGCTAATAGATATATTATAGTTGAAGGTAATGGAAAAAGAACTATAATAGGTGCAGGTACTATTGAATATCAGGAGTGGTCTCCCTAACGGATATTGGGTAAGTGTTAGAAAATATTTTGCATACACAAGGGTATATAATGTTACAATGCAACACAATCAGACATACGATATTAGATGTAGGAATGGTGCTTATGTATTCTGCAATGTTAGGTCTATAATTAGTAAGATGTATGACAAGAGTATAGGTATAGCACAACTTGTTTTAAGCAATCAAAGAACTGAAGGTAATGATGTTATTTATACTTATAAAGCCTATTGGGGTATAATTGAAGTAGATTTTTTAATTTATATTTAAGGAGTTTTTTATGGGATGGACTAGAATAGCGAATGTGCAGAAAGGTAAAATAGTAAACTGTTATTCAGGACAGCAGATTGATTTACGTAGTTTTTTTCCAATAGTTGAAGGTAATTTTATGGTGCTTGGTGCAGTTGCTAGTGCTAGGGCAGATGGATTAAGAGTAAGTGGGTTGAGAGCAATAGTTGAAGATTTGGGAAACTATAATTATAGAGGATGGGTACAGGCTAATAGTTTTGATGGCTCATATAGTGGTACACAGTTTAATATTTGGCTAAATCCAAATGAAACACATCATTTAGGTACATATTATAATATCAGAGGTTATAGTATTGATTGGCATGTACAAGGAGATATATATATTAATACGTGGTATGGAAGAATTAAGTTTTGGAGTGATACATTTGGAGATTTGGCAATTTGGAATGCAGAAGTTAGTGGTAGTGGGGTTACAGGAAATCAATGGCTTTTTGATTTTCCTTGTTTTGACAGTAATTTTTGGATAAGGAATGAAGCCTCAAAACCCATTAAATATACATTTAAACCTGCACCATTAAATTGGAGAAATATAGAAGGGATTGTACAGTTATATGTACAACAAACGGTAACATAATATGTGGTTAAAGGTAAATACATATCAGAAAAGAGCAGAGTATGTGGTAAATAATGGATATAATTTGAATTTAAGGGGAAACCAACATAATCTTCCTTGGGTCAATGAGAGAGTGTTTACAACTATGAACAGTTTTCAATGGGGAAGTTATGCTAATTTAGGAACTTATATATTTAATGCCAATCCTTTAGGGGATAATCAATATAAAGTTGTGTCATGTATGGTTGCTTCTCAAAGTAATGACACTAGAAGGTGGGATAATGGATTAATTAGATGGAGTGGCAACCAATATAATCCCACAGTAGAAAATCATTTCTATAATGGTACTGTCTATGCTTTTTCATTTATGATGGAATTTCTAAGCAAGAATAATGGCTTAGTAGGGGATTGTGGATTTGATATATTTATAGGTGGAACTATATTAGGTAGGTATAGAATTAATGGAAATAATCAATATATGCAAAATTTGATGTGTGGAGATGTGAATATTGGTGGTTGGAGTGGTGCTTTTGGATTTAGACCAGTAGGAAATTTACAATTTAAGAGAGGATATGAAAATTTAATAGTACATTATATGAATATATGGACACAACCGATAAAGTTGCACGAACAACAGAATATTATAACTGTTAGGTGCTTAGCAATGGAGGGGGATATGTAACGAGGAAAGGGGGTAAATTATTTTGTCAAAAATAGATTTAATAAACTTAAATAAGGTAGATACAGAGTTAGTTTTACCTAGTACATCTGAAAATACAAATTTACAGAAATTACAGGAAAATAAATGGGGAAGCATATTGAATAATCAAACATTTAATACTTTAAATAATAATATAAAGTTATTAAAAAATAGTTTAGTGGAAACTATAAATACATTGAATAATGAAAACATTGTAGCAAAAAATAAATATATTAATGAAGAAAATAATATAATATCTTTAGGAGATAATACAAAAAAACTTAATTTCTTGACTACACAAATACAAGTTAATGGAGTTGATACAGAATTTTTAACAAGTCAAAACTTATCAAACATATCTAATATTGCATATAAAGATAAGGAGAATACATTTACTTTCCCTTTAAATACTAATCAATACAAAATAAATTCTAACCAAGTTATTAGTGATGACAATGATAATATAAATATTGGAAATAGTCAAAGAAAATTAAATTTACAGTCAAGTGATGGTAAGTTATATTTAAATGGGCAAGAGTTTAAAGGTGGTAGTAATAATGAAAATCAAAATGTAGGAAATAATGATGAAATATCTGAATATTTAAAAAAATCTTCTTTTTCATATTATTTTGAAGATTTAATTTCATTTGATATTTCATACCAAAATATTGATAATGAAAAAATAAAAAAAACTATTGTTGAAAAGCCTGATAATAAATTAGGTTATGTTTATTATACTGGTAGAGATGATTTATATTTTTTTGGAATTATATTAGGTTGGGATTTTAAAAAAACAAATAGTTATAAGAAGTTAGGTAAATATTTTAAAGATAATTTTAAAAAATTAAAAAAAATTTCAAATAATTATAAAATTTATTTAATAGTTGATTATCAAGAAAATATAAAATTAGTCGGTATAAATGGTAAGAGAATATTCTTTAATTGTGTAAGAAATGAATATAATACAGTAAGGTATGATAATTCTTTAAATTCAGGGATATTAAATTTTGAAAAATTTATTGGTAATAGTGAAAATGAAGATGATGTAGTTAGATTTATTTTATTAAATTTAAGTATAAATTTAGGGAAAGATGTTTTAATTATTGATAATACTGAAAATAATTTTAATATAAATAATAATGATGAAGAGGTTTCTTTTCAATTTTTAGCAAATAATATAATTATGTTAAATTATAGAAGATGGACTATTGGCAGTTATTTAGATTATTTAGGTGGAAATATTACGGATAGTATTATTAATAATAAATTTAATGTTGAATTTTTAATAAAAGGATTAAAATTTGTTCCTAGATAATTTCATAAAGGAGGGTAAATGAATTTAAGAGATAATGATAATATAAAGACTATGAATATTTTTAATATAGTGGAGCAGTTAAACAATGTTACTGAAGTAATTAATGGAAGTGATAGTGGGAATATTAGTGATGTTCAATTAAAAAATCTTAATAAGAATATTGATAGTTTAAAAAATAAATTAAGCAATTTAGAGATTGATGTTAATAAATATATAGATGAAACAGAACTTGAAAATTCACTTAGTGAAATAAAGAATACTTTATCCAGTTCTGTTAATATTAATGACTTTAATAACAGCATAAACAATTTAAATACAACTATTTCAACTATTAATGGTAAGTTGAATGAATTAATTACTAATGGTGGGGGAAGCAGTAATTTAAATTTAGATGAGTATGTAAAATCTAGCGATATTGAAAGTAAGGTAAACAATGTTTTAAAAAATAAAGTAGATAGTATAGAAACAAATATATTGAATAATATAAATTCAAATATTGAAAATAAAATGAACAGTAAAATTACAGAACTTGATATTGACAATAGGTTTAATAATGCTATTGACAATAAATTAAATACATTTGAAAGTTCATTTAATTTAAAAAATAATTCAAATTTAAGTTCAAAGTTTTCAGACTTTTCAAGCGAGATAAGTAATAATTATGTAAAGATAGAGGGTACAAATTCTATTAACAGTACAAATTTATTTAATAGTAGTACAAGTTTTTATGGAAATGTTGATTTTAGTGGTAATATTACTTTGCCTAAACTATCTTCAATTAATTCAGATTTATTTAAATTAAAGAACAATGAATTGATTAAGGAAGATGATGACAATAATATATTGATTGGTATTAATGATAAAAATATTAATTTTAAAGCAAGTAAATTATTATTGAATGGTGTTGAACTAAAAAGTAATAGTTCAGGTGTATCTGACAGTAAAATTGATGAACTAAATACTAAAATTGAGAATAATAAGAATAGAATTAATGATGTAGATAACAGGTTTTCAAGTTATACATCAAAGACTGACTTTACATCAGGTATTGATGAAATTAAATCTAAAATTATAGAATTAAAGAGTAATACAGGTAGTTCAGATTTAAGCCAAATTAATAATAATATTAGTGATTTATCTGCAAGTGTAAACAGTTTAAATTCACAATATTCAAACTTAAATAGTTATTACCAAACATTATCTAATCAATATAATAATTTAGGTAGTACCTATGCAAGAAGTTATGAGTTAAGTAGTTTAAGTAGCACTGTTAATAGTATAAATAACAGTTTAAGTTATTATGCAAGAATAAACAGTAATAATACTTTTAGTGGTACTAATAAATTTGAAGATAATAAACTATATGTAGGCAATGTTGTAGTAAGACCTGTAAAGACAATATTTGAAGGTAAGATGAATATTTTAAATAATTCAAGTGGTGGTACTGCAAGAATAGAAAAATTTAATTATGCAAGTTATGTTAATGGATATGAATATAATTGTATTATGTTTTATGTATGTGATGATAACTTATATAATACAAGTTCAAGCAAATTTTATACTTGGAATGGTGGTATAAAAGGTATTATAGATACTTATTTAATGCCTAAAAATAGTGTCTATGTAAGTAATCAGTATGTTGAGAATGATATAACCAAATCATTTAGAGTTATGGTTGATGACTATAATAAGGTTATATTAGGTTTCTATAATGGACTTAATTATTCATTAAGCATAACAAAAATTGTAATATTTTAATAAAAGGAGAATTTATAGTGGGAAGAAAGATTGTAGTTGAAATTGTTAATGACAGACCTAGAAATTATTATTTCAAGGACAGCATATCAAATGAAATTAGTTATGACAAGTCTGTTGAAGTTGATGAGGATAATATTGATTTAAGTAAGTTAGATTGCTATGTATATTCAAACAATGAACTTAAAATTGATACGGTATTGCTTGAAGCAAAGAAAAATAATGAAAAGAGTACAATTAAAAGCTATATTTTAAGGGATTTAGAAATTGCTAAGAGGGATAACTTAAATCAAGAAATTGAAATAGATGTGCAGATTGATGGTAACAATGAGAAAGTCAAGTTTATAAATAGTGAACTTGATAGAAGAATGTTTATGAGTAATTTAGTTCTTATGAAAATATTAAATAAGAATAAATTTAAGATAAAGGTAAGAAAATCAGACAATAAAATAATCTTTATTGAAACAACTGATGATATTATTAATAAAATAAGTGATGAAATTTATAATAATATGGAACAGGTTGAATTGATAGAGCAAACAGTTTTACAAGGATTAGATAAATATACATTAGAGCAGTTAAAAGATATTAATGTATATGACTATTTTAGACAGTAATTAGGAGGTTAATTGTGGATAAGATATTTGATTTATATTTTAAATATATTCTCTCTGTTGAGGGAGGATATACTAATGACAAGCACGATAAAGGTGGAGAAACTAACTGGGGTATAACTAAAGAGAGAGCAAGAGAGTGTGGCTATACTGGGAATATGAGAGATTTAACACAGGAAAAGGCTAAAGAAATATATTACAATAAATATTATACTAAAATTAGAATAAATGAAATTAATGATAACAGAATAAAATTATCTATATTAGATTTTTATGTTAATAGTGGCAGATGGGCTACTAAGAAAGCACAGGTAACATTAAATGAGTTAGGTTATAATTTAAGTGTAGATGGTATATTTGGGAAACAATCTTTAGAAGCATTGAATAATGTTAATGCTGATGATTTTTTAAGAGTATATCACGAAAAGCAAAGACAGTTTTATCATAACATAGTTAAATATAATCCAACTCAAAAGGATTTTTTAAAGGGTTGGCTAAATAGGGTTGACAGAAAAGAAAAATTTATTAAAGATAATTTAACGGAGGTATAAAATGTTAAAATTTATTACAGATAATGCGACAACATTGCTAGGTATTTTTAGTTTAGGGTTTATTGGTTTAGGTGTTTCAAAAGGTATTGCTAAACTATTTATGTTTGCATTAAATAGCAAAGTAAATAAATTAATATTTAAATTTATCCCTGAAGGTATTGCATTAGGGGATATTTTAAAAGGGGAAAAGACTAATGAAGAAAGATTGTATCAAGCAGTAATTACTGTTGAGAATAAGGTATTAAATGCTTTGCCTAGCAGTCTTAGAGGTTTAGCAGATAAACTTATAGACAGTAGACAGATTTCTAAGGAAATTGAAAGGGAATTAAATAAAGAGAAATATAAGGGTTTAGCAAAGCCTACAATGGAGTAGATAAAATAAAGGAAAATTCTATTGTAGGTGTAAATAAAGTTATTGAAAAAGGTACTGAAAAAATAGTTAATAAGATAATTGATAAAGGTATTCCCTTAGAAAATCAAAAAATTAATTCAAACTATGAAAATAATAATAAATTAAATTTCAATATTATTGACTATAAAAGGGATTATAGTAGAAGTAATGTTTATGCAGATATAAATTACAGGGATAATTTTAAAGGGGATAGAGAACTGTTGGCAAGAGCAGGATTTATTTATTATATTAAATAAGGCATTACTTTAGTAATGCACCTTTTCTTATTAATTCTATAAAAATTTAAATAAACAAGAGGAGAAATAAAATGAATAAAGATGTATGTGTAATTATAGGACACGGTGGAAATGATTGTGGAGCAATCAATCCACACACAAATGAAACAGAGTTAGGTTATAATACAGACTTGGCAGACAAGGTAAAGAAAGAATTGAATAAATATGATTATAGAGTAGATATTTATAATCGTGGCTATAATTCAGTAGAGAATGTATTCTTATTAAATAAAATAGGATATGATGTATTAATTAGTTTGCATTGCAATGCTTATAATGGATATGCACACGGAACAGAAGTATTATATTGGAATACAAGCAAAAAAGGACAAGAATTGGCACAATGTATTCAAGATAAGGTATTAGAAACTTTAAAACTAACAGACAGAGGATTAAAGCCTATTAAAAATGGAGATAGAGGGTCATACTTGTTAAGAAAAACTAATGCACCTTGTGTAATAATTGAGCCATTTTTCATAGATAATGATGATGATTTTAAAGTAGGTAAGGAAAAGAAAGATGAGTATGCAAAAGCAATAGCAGATGGTATTGCTAAATATTTTTCATTAGTTAAATAAATTATATTTAAAGGAGGATTATATGGGATTAGATGTATTAATAACAGTAGTAAGTATTGTTTTTATATTAATTATATCAATTTTTGGAAGTAAATTATACTTAAACAATAAAATTAAAAAATTAGTACCTTTAGGTGTAGAATTTGCAGATAAATTATCTCAAAATACTAATAAAGAGAAATTAACTAAAGCCATATCATTTATAGAGTTAAGCATATTAAATATTATGCCGTTACCTGTTAAACCTTTTGTAGATTATTTAATAGACAGCGATAAGATTGCTGTTGGGATTGAAAGATTTATTACAAAGAGAAAAATTAAGGAATTAAATAATTTAGAGAATAAAAATAGATAAAAGAGAGGTTACATCTTATGCAGTTTTCAAAAGATTTATTTATTTTTACTGAAAATCACGGTTTAAGTATTGCTTTTATGTTTAGTATTCTAATAGGTATGTGGAGGTATGGTATACCTTATCTCAAGGAAAATACTCTTATGTTAATTGAATTAAGAAAGTATTTTGAAAAATCAAATAAGAATATGTTGATTGGTAAAGGGCTTGAAGAATATTTGGTATTAAGGACTAATAAAATTAGATGGACTTTACAGACACTTATAATAAACTATATTGAAAGAAATAATTTATATAAGAATTGGTATATTATAAGAAATGAAATAGAAGTAAAGTTTGAGGATAAGAAACAGTCCACATATTTTCAGATGAAAGAATATATAGATAAAAGCACGTTAAAACTTTATATGCAGTATATAGTTGAAGAATTAGATACTACTTTAAAGTTAATGATAATACTTTTAGAGGATTTATCAAAGTATGGTCAAGAGGAAGTTGAATTGTATCAAGTAGCCAGAAGGAATGTAGAGATACATTTTGAACATTTTGAAAATAGAATGAATGACAGAATAAAACAAATATTTGAATAGTTAGAAAATTACTTGACAATAAATAGTTTATATGATATAATTGATTATAGAATAAAAACTTGATAAGTAGAGTAGTTTGAAGTAAATTCTATGACAAGGCTTATTATATATTAAATTTAAAGGGTTTAATATTTTAGTTTTGTGGGAAGAAACTATATATGTAAAACGTTATACGTGGAGTGTAAAGATGTAGGAGAGTAACCTACCTTGAAAAGTTAAGTTTTAGACTAGATACCTTTAATATCTAGTCTTTTTTTATTACCTTGAAAAAATAATTGAAATTTTTGAAAAAAGTTGTTGACTTTTTTACTTATATGTAGTATAATAGTTTTGTAAGGTTGAGGAGAACAACACGATGAAAAAAAAAATTAAATTCAAAATAAAAGTTATTGTTTACTAATAACTAAAAATAATTAGTAAAAAAAATTATAACAAAATATAGAAAAAAGTTATTGACTTTTATTCTAAAATGTGATACAATAAATTATAAAATAAATTAGAGGAGTGATAGAAATGAGAGAATTAAAAAATTCATTAAAGGAAATGAAATTTGTAGAAGAATTTGAAAAAGATGGTAAAAAGTTATATAATTTATTAATAAAGTTATCAAAAGATAATGACAATGTATATTATGATGTTATTGAAGATGTTATAAATTCAAAAGGTAAATTAATACATAACCAATTAAGTCAGTTACAAATAAATAAATTAATGAAAAGAAATCATATTGAGTATGAATTAACTATTAGACTGTATGATAAAGATAAAAATTTAACAGATAAGATATGTTTATTATATTAAGGAGATGATTTTTATAAAAAAGTTTAAAAATATTGAAAAAAGTATCTGACTTTTTAAATAAAATATAGTATAATATATTTGCAAATAAAATTAAAATATAAAGGAGAGATAGAAATGGAAAAAATTATTAAAGATGAATATGGGTACTTATATAGAGGAATTGTAATGGAAACATTAAAAGAAGCAGAAAATGTAAAATATATTGTGGAAAAATTTGAAGATTACCCACAAAAAATGAAATTAACAGGTAAAATATATGAAACTCTAAATTTGTTAAAAGTGTTTGGAATTACAGATATAGATTTAATCTATAAAATTATAAAAGAAAATAAAGATAATTTATGGAATATATTTTAAGTAATAAATGTGTATTATAAGGCATTACCTTAATAATGTACCTTTGGTAATTAATATTAATAAATATAAAAGGAGTTGATAATTATGAGAAATGAATTATTTTTATTCAGTAATGGTGTTAAAATTAATTTTATGTATTTTGAGGATGGTTTTGATATTATGTGTGATGGTGTTGAGAGTGATATATTTAAGTATATTGAAGATAATAAAAGTATTATTTCAAGTGTTACAGTTTATGGAAGTATTAGTGAAAAATTAAAAGATTTTATTATTAATAATGTTAAAGATTATGATTTTGAGTAGTAAATTATGACAGGAGATAAAGTCAATAAAACTCAATAATATAGTATAATATTGGAGGTATTAGTTATGGGTATTATTAATTTATGGGAAGAAACAGTAGGAGTGTTGGAAGAAAATGGTTTAAGATGGGTAGATGTTTTTAATATTGGTACAGAAGATGGATTTATTCCTAAAGAAGTTTTTCATCAATTTGCTAAAAAATATAATTATGACAATGGTTATGGTATTGAGTATGTTCCTTTGAATTTAGTTATTGAAGGTAAAGGGTTCAGATTGGTTAGACAAAGATATGATGGTAGCGAATGGTGGAAAGTTATTAAGTTTACAAGTAATATAAATATTTATGATAGAATTAGTAAAAAAGATATGTTAAAAATGTTTAGAGATACTGGCAAGTTAAATAAATAATAAATTAGACAGGTGGTTAAAGTCTTTAAAATACAAACTGTTAAATATTATTGGAGGTATTGAATATGAATTTATGGGAAGAAACTATTGAAACACTAAGAATAAATGGAAAAGAATGGAAAGATGTATTAAAAGTAGGTACAAAAGAGGGTTATATTAGTAAAGAATTGTTTGAAAAATTGGCAAAAGAAACAGATTATTATGATGGTTTTGGTGCTTGTGAGATTGCAGAAGATTTAATTATTGAGGGTAAAGGATTTAGAATGATACGAGGAGAGTATGATGGAAGTGAGTGGTGGAAGTATATTAGATTAGATTTTATTATCGGTAACAAAGAATTAAAAGATATTAAAGTATTGTCTATTGATAAGAGTAATGAAGTTTTTGATAATAATTATGTTGGTTGGCAAAGTTTGAAAGAATTAAATACTAATAATTTATAGAGAATGGAGAATTATAATGAATAATGCTTATATAAATAATTATGTTGAGATATTGGAAAATGAAAATAAAGAATTTAAAAGACAAATAAATGAATTACAAATACAAAAGGATAGATGTGAATATTTAAATTTAAATTCATTAGCAATAATAATATGTGGTATAACAGCAGTTAGTTTATTTATATTTTTAATATATGTATTAATGATAAAAAAAATAATTAAATTTAAGGAGGAATAAAAATGTTAAATAAAAAAGTAAAGGAAATAAAGGAACAATTAGAAAAAGATTTACCTGATGAAATTGTAATTGAGAATGAAGTTTATCACAAAGTTGTTTCAAAAGGTGTTACGAATACAGATATTTATGTGGATTACAAAAGAAATGATTATGATGATTTTTTCTTAATGTTTTGTATTGATGTTAAAAGTAAAAAGGTTAAGTTTTATCCACAAAAACTGGTTAGGGTTGATATAGATAAATATTTCAGAATAGTTGAAAATTATAGAACTATATCAAAAGAGATTATAGGGGTATTAAAGAGGGTTGGATTAATAATATAATATTAAAGGTATTACCTAGTGTATGCACCTAATCGCATAGTAAGGTAGAAATAATAAATAAAGGCATTACCCTAGATATGCACTATCTTTAATAAATAAGATAAAAAATTCAAAAAAAAATAGTTGATAAAACTAAACTTATATGATATTATATTTATGTAGGATAAATATTAAGGAGATAAAAAAAAAATAAAAAGATGAATATTAAATTAGGATTATGTAGAGGTAGACACGAACTTCCAGTAAAGGATTATATTTATGAAAATGAAATAGACCCATTAGGTTTAGATAAACTAGAAAACACAGCATTTAATAAATTAAAAGATTATGATAGTGGAAAATTGGAATTATATGTTACAGGATTAACAGTAGCATTAATTAGTGTATTAAATGTGTGCAAAATATTGAATATTAACGTATTATTATATCATTATAATAAAGATACAGATAATTATTATAAACAGGAGGTATATTAATAAATAGTTTAGGGGATTTAATTAAATTATACGTAAATATGTTTGAAAGCATTAAAACTAAAGAAGATTTTAAAAATTTTGAATATAATGAATTTTTTACAACTTATAATATTAAAGATAGTGTTGAAGTGTGTATTTATAAAATTTTAATATGTGAAATGAAGTTAGATAGTTTTAATTATCTTGATTATACTATTGCAATTTATAAGGATATTAATAAGTTAGTATATATTATAAAAAGAATATAAAAGGGGGTATAAAAAAAAAGGGAAAAAATATAATAAAAGAAAATTAATAACTTTAAATAAGATAAATGTAAAATAAATAATTTAAGGAGAAAAATTTATGAATTATGAATTTGTAAGAAAACAAAGTTACAGAGAATTACAGAAAGAATTAAAGTATTTAATTAAAAATTATAAATTTAAAGTAATTAAATGTAAAGTTATGAAAGAAAAAACAAATACATTAAATCAAGGATATAATTATATATTATACATTGAATTATATAATAAAGGAAATGATATGGAATATGTATCTGAAACTTTATTATATAATGAAAATACAGCAATTTTAGGTATTAGATTTAAAGAATATAGAAAAAGTATTTTAGAAAATATAGAATATATAAATTTTTTTCCAAACATAGAAAAATTTTATAATGAATTAAAACGTTTAAAAGGAGTTGGTTAATAATGACAAACAAAGAAATAAAAGATAAAATCAATGAAATAAAAAATAATATAAAGAATAAAAAATTAATCTTTAGATGTATAAATGATTTTCCCTATAAAGATATAATTAGCAATAAAAATTTATATAAGAAAATAGATTATGAATTTTATATTAATTATTCAGGGGTTTTTAGGATTAAAATATGTATGTATGATTTAGATTGTAATGAGATAATTATATTTCTCAATACTAATTTTAAAATTTTAAGATTAAAGGAAATCAAAAAAGATAAAAGGAATAGACTTAGAAAAATATCCTATAATAATAAAGAGATAGTATTAGAAAAAATATTTTATCATAAGAATATTTTAAATTTAGAAATAACTAATTCTTATGATTTAGACAGTACAGATAAAGAAATTAAAAATTTTTTCAATACTAAAGATAAAAAAGATTTTGAACTAATTTTATTTGAAATAGTTAAGAAATTTATATTAAAAAAACATTTGGAAAGGGTTGATTAAAATGAGTAAAGTACCACTATATATTAGAAGAAATCACAGAGAGAAATTAAAAGACTATAACAATGATTTAAGAGAGATTTTAGATAATTGTTTTAAGGAAAGTAGAGATATTGTAAATTTAACAAACGATGAGATTAGGTTAGTTAAAAATTTTAACATAAACAGTTTAGATGATTTAAACTATTTTAACATTAATATTAAAGAAGGGCATAAAATCTTTTATAAATTAGTAGCAAAAGTTTTAATAAGATTAATGAGATTAGATATTCTAACAGAAGATGATGTTAGAAAAATTTATGAAACTAATATAGTTTTGCATAACATAAGTATAATGTACCGTCCTTTTAGTTTAGAATTTAAATTAATACTTTTAAACTTAATATTTGAAATTAAAGAATGTAATGTAGATGACTATATTGAAATGGTAAGTTTTGGTATAAAAGTTAATTTTGTAATAGGTAAGGGGAAGAAAAACATAATATTATATGGAAGTAAATATTTTAGTTGTAATCATAAAACTGTTTTTATAATAAATGATTTAAAAATATTTGATAATTATAAATTATTCGATATTATAAACAAATATAAAAATTTAGAATTTAAATAATATAATCAAATAAAATAAATTATAATTAGGTATTTTTCAATAAAATATAATATAATGAAATTTATTTTAGTATTAAAATAATATAGAATTAATTTATTAAATATTTTTTTCATTTTATATATTTTATTACATATAATATAAGTATAGCATTTTAAATTTAATTGAAAATTAATTTAAAAGGTATTGCAATTTATAAAAATATAGTATATAATGATTGTGTAAAATAAAAATATATGGAGGTAAAGACTATGAAAAATATTGTAGTAACATTGGCAAAAAGTGAAGGGTATGGCGACAAAATTAAATTGTTTACAGTTCGTGAGTATAATAAATTAAGAAAAAATTTAAATTATTGTAGAATAAAAATTTACAATATTGAATATATCGAACTAGAAAAAATAAAATTTAATTCTAACGATATATTAGAGATATATGAAAAACTTGCAACAAGTTACAAATTTAAAGCGTGTACATTTACAAGTTTTTTGATAAATAATAAATATGTAACATCAATTAATAATAGAATATTAATAGAATTAAATAAATTACATAGAAAAATATTAGTTAAATAAAAATTATAAAGACTTGCTAGAAAATAGCAAGTTTTTTATTATTCTAAAGTATTTAAAAATTTAATAAAAATTTAATTGTTTATGGTATTGAATTTTAATTAAATATATGGTATACTACTATTGAGGTTGAGGGAGTACAACACTAAAGAAAAAAAATTAAAACTTCAATTGTTTTTTACTAACAACTAAAAATAAATAGTAAAAAAAATTTGACAACTTATTTAAAATATGATACAATAAGTTGTGGTTATAAAAAGTCTTTTATCAATAGACTATAAAAATTGATAAAAAAATTTATTTTAAGAAAAAGAAAAAATTATTTGACTTTTATCTTAAAATATGGTATATTAATAGTGTGGTGTTAGTATTGCAAAAACACTTAAATAAAAAATGCTGGTTGGAAAAATTGAATGTATTAAAAAACAAGTTTTATCAATTTTTAAAGTGAAAATTGAAATATATAAAAGTAAAGGAAGTGAAAAAAAATGGGAAAAATTGAAAAAATTGAAAAACTTTTAAAAAACTATTTTTTCAATGAAAAAGTGGAAATAAAAAATTTAGAGTATATTGATAATCATTATACTGTAATATTTAAAATAAAGTTAATAGTAACATTATTTGTTACTATTGATAATGATAACATAGATTTATCATTTATTGATATTAATTTTAATAATTATTATACAATAGATGACATAATAGAGTTATCTAATAAATTAAAAGATATAGAAAATATATTAAATAAATAATGGAGGGAAAAAATGAAAAATTTAAAAGTGGAAAATATTGCGAATAATGGAAAAAGTGTACCTAATCAATTTTTGATTAGTTACATAGAAAATAACAAAGAATATAAAATATTTCAATCTTATAGTAGTATAATACTCAAATGGGAGAATGGTAATTTAATTGAAGTTGGAGCGGATTGGGATTATTCTAGGACAACTGGTAAATATCGAAATATTTTAATTAGAATGAATAAAAAAGAATTTGAAAAAATATTATATAAATTATTTGAGTGGGATGAAAACACTCAAAGTTATCTAAGAAAAAAATAAGTTAGATAAAAGTCTTTTTAAAATATTTAAGACTTTAAAAATAAATGTTAAAATATAAAAAAAAATGGAGTGATAAAAATGGGAAGTTATGAAATAAGATTATTGTTAAAAAAGTTAGAAAAAGAAAACTTTTTAACAACTGAGGAAGTTGTAAAATATTTAGAAAAATTTTTAAAAATATATAATTATATATTTATTGAAAAATACTTATATAGTTATAATGATAATAATATGTTTTTAGTACAATTTGTAAATAATAGTAATTATTGTGCTATGAACAGTACAGAAATAAAAAATACAACTTTAAGTTTTTACATTAAAGATTTAAAAGTTGTAAATGTTACAAAAAATGAAATAAAAAATATTACAAGTGTGTTATTTTAGATTTTATAAATTATGAATTATAAAAAGTTTTTTAAAGTCTTTTAACTTTAAAATAAAAGACTTATATAATAAATTTTTTGGAGGCTATAAAGATGAAAAAAATAGAAAAACTGGTAAATAAAACAATAAAAGATTTAAAAAATGATAAAATAGAATTTATTGATTTATCTGATGATAATTTTTTCATTGAAAATGATAATTATCTAAAAGAAAAATTAAATATTGATGAATATTGTAATTTTTTAGATTTACTTGAAGAAAAATTAGAAAGTGATATAGAGATTGAAAAAATCTCAAATAAATGTGTAAAAAGGGAGTTTTATCGTGGGCAATATGTGTATTTTACTGAAGCAGGATATACATTAATTTACTTATTGCCAGAAAAAACAAAAATTTATGGAAAAACGGTTAAAGACTTCAATAATTATTTTAAATGTGATTTATAAAAATTAAAAAAAATAAGGAAATGATAAAATGATAAAATCAAAGTTATCCGAATTAAGACAACTGAAACAACAAATTTTAAATGTAGAGTGTAACTTGCATACTCTAAAGCAAAATAATACAAAAACAAGTTTTGAGTATGCTAAAATAAAGATGAAGCAACTCAAAGACTTGAAAAAAGAATTTCAGCAAGTGGAACAGGAATTGCAAAACTTGCTGGAAGAGGAGGCGAAAAACAATGACTAAAATACAGTTAAAAAGAATATATAAACATATATATAAGTATAATAATACACAAATTAAGCAATATGATAATTTAAAGCATATTGCAAAGGCTTTAAGTACAGTTTACACTCAAGGTTATAAAAATATAGATTATAATAAAAATATAATTTATTACCCAGAATTTTTTGTAAAATGTGATAAAAACAATAATAAATTTACTGTAAATAATATCACATACTTTACAAAAAATAATCAATGTAAAGACTTGTTTTAAGTCTTTGAAAAAATAGGAGGAAGTAAAAAAATGAGATATGTAAATGAAGAAAAATTTTATGATATTGTAAATAAGGAAGTGGAAAATCTAAAGTGTAATTCAGATATTGGATTATATGAAAGTTGTGAACTTGACAGTAATGGAAAACTTAATTTAGATACATTAGATTATGAATATTATGAAAATTTTATTTATGATAAAGCACTTGAAAAAGTATCAGAAAAATACAAAATAAAATACAAAGGATATAATGTGTCTAAAGCATTTAATCCATTGTATCACAGAATATACTAAAAAAAAATAAAATAAAAAAAAATCAAGGGAGGCAACAAAACAATGCAAAACTTTAAAACACAACTATATCACAACGAACTTGAGGAAATAGAAA